ATATATATATATATATATATATATATATATATATATATATATGTATGTGTATATTAAATACACACACACACACACATACATACATACATATATACATATATACATATATATGAAATACACACATACACATTTATATATATAACATACATATACATAGGGGTATACATATATATCTTTTATATACACATATACACATATAGAAGAATATAAAATGTGATATAGACTATTGCTGCAATTATCTAGCCTACTGGAAGAGAATAGCGTATTTTAAAGAAGGGTTTTTTTAAAATATGAATATTATACGTAATACATTATCCTTTGTTGTCCAAAGGCACTCTAAAATGCGGTTTCGGGAAGCCCTATGATAGTCTCGCTACTGGAGAATTGGACTGAATAATACGATCGGCAACTTTGGTTTTCGGGAGCGGAGAGAGCGCTAGAGAAGGCCAGAATGTCGCAAAATTTTGCCCTATGAGGTATGCGGTCGGGAAAACGGGCGCTGGCTATGGTCAGCGACCCGATGAAATTAGCTTGGGTTAGCGGTCACTAACTCAAAATAAAAAAATAAGGTACTCGCCGGCTTGAGTACCTTATTAGTTAAGACCGCACTTGCAACTGCGGAATACACTTATTCTTAGTCAAATAGAATATTTTTTAAAACCTTTCTATTAGTATATCCATTTTAATAAAGAAAATATGCAAAAAGAATTTTTTTATAAGGTTTAGATAGTTTTATTTTAGAAACTTATCTATAAAACTAACCTCATTTCTACACTACTTTTTATTTTTTGAGGTATAGGATCAAAAAGTTAAAGTTTTTTATTGAGTAATCAGTTTTGCCCTGTAAGTAGCGCTTATTCTATTAGGGCAACAAGTATTAAACCTAACATAAAACACCTATTTTGATTTATTCCTACGGTGGAATTCCAAACTGAAACATTTTTATCAACTCCTTTTTACATACTTATTATATCACATTTCTAAGTATTTGTCAATACTTTTTTTTAAAAAATTTTTTTAGTCATAAAACCCTGCATAGTCTATTAAAACAGGTTTATTATTTCTAAAACCATAATTATCTCTATGTAAATCATTTACTTTTTGTTTTCTTGTCCATCTACAAAATCTTTTTAAAAATTTTTTGCCATATAATTGCATAACTCTTGATAAAAAATAAATAGAAACTTGAGAATCATACAAGTGTCTTTTCGCATGGCAAAGAATATTATAACTCTTTGAGTCTTCTGGATAAATCCTTCTTGTATCATCATTTAATTTTTGCAAAAGATTACGATCAGCACCCCTCCATGAATAACTATATTTTGGTTGTTTGTAAATAGGATATTTTGACTTGCCTAAAACAGCAATTTTTTCTATTGGCAATAAAATTTGTTCAATGCCCATTTTACAAGCTTGATGATAATTAGCTAACTCTATGGCGCAATAATCTGTATCAGTACTCTCAAAACGAGGCATTTTTAAAACATAATCATATTTTTTAAATAAAATACACCACCTTGTTGCACCATAATTAATTAATATTTCCTCATGATAATTTCCGCAGAGGGTATCTAAAAATTCTCCTGATAAACAGTCATAACCGCCTTCATCAAGATACGTTTCAATATCAGTTAAAATTTGAGCAATTATTTTTTCCATTTTTATTTCCCCTTTCCCTTAACTTCTATAACTATTATAGCATAATTCGGGATATTTGTAAATAGTCAAATTGCACAAAAAATCGTTGAGATTTTTATTGAAAATGCGAATTGACAGAAATTCCGAGCGTGCGGATGGTGCACGCTCGGCTCAAGGTTTTAGTATCTCTAACTAAAAGGGACACTAAAATAAATTTAGTGTCCCTTTCTTTATTTCAATTTTATTTTTCCACTTAAATTTTTATAAATGGGGTGATAACCGCCTTCAAGCTCAGGTGTAACAATGAGAATACAGTGTCTTGTACAAAACTCTTCTAAATCTTCAAGTTTTTTATTTGCAATTTTAAGCACTTGTTTTCTCGACACTCTTGCTCGTTCAGCTTTAATCGCTTCAATGGCAATATTTAATTCTGCTTCTGATACATCTTTTAAAATTCCTATTGAGTTCATAAAAACATCTCCTTTTATAAAATTATTTCATATTCACGTTTGATTTTAACTACTATTTTCTTAGGTTTTTGCTTACAACAAAATCTGTCATTCCGTACATACACACCAATTTGCTCTTGTCTAAATTTTTCTTTGTTTTTATCCTCGTATCTAAAAGTATTATACTTAGATAAAGGTAAAGACCAATCATATTCAAATTCACTGTCCTGTGGCATTGTATATTGCTTAGCTCTGCGATAATTTATTGTATGTTGTGATTTTCTGCGTTTTAAATCGCTTGTAGTACCAATTTTTAAAATATAGTTACCTTTTGTATCAGTGTAATGTCCGATGTATAAAAATTCTTTTCCCATATAAATTCCTCACTTTTTGAGGAATTTTGGGCGATTTCTCGCCCTTTTCCTCATTTTTTTGGTTTTCTTTTCTGCACAAGAGTTAATTCAAATAAATTTTCGCCTATTTTAAAAGCAATTTGACGCTCTTTATTCGTAATTTCGCAATTTTCTATGGCATTTTTACTATTTTTTTGCAAAAAATTAGCAATTTCTGCAATTAAATTTGCTTTTATTGGATTTTCTTTGCGTTCTCTTGTTACTTTTTTACCATAAGCATTGACCGCACGAACACCGCCTTTTGCCTTTTTTATTGCCTTTTTTTGTTCCTCTGTTAAATCATTATTGACTTGTCGCATACCCATTTTATCGACTTGCTCATCTTCTTTTATTAATTCGATAGCTTCATCTCTTGTCAAGTCAAGCGTTTTCATCAATTCGGATATTTTATTTTCATTCATAATATCACCTCTGTTGAATTAATGATTGAGGAGGAGGGGAGATTATTCCCTCCTCCCATATCAGGCAAGTTGGAAGTATGTTACTCTCTTGTCAACAATTCTTTTAACCTCACCTGTTCCATCTTCTTCCTTCATTGAGCGAAGAATAGCCGATACTCGTTGATTTGAGAGTGGACTGATATGAACAATCGGCTCTGCGATTTTCGCAAGTTGAGTTGCGGTGTAGAGTTTGTTCGGATTAGCCTTCATTTCCTCAAGAATAACTGTTTTAATCTCTCTATTTTTAACTTGATTAGCCGTAGGTTTATGATTTCCACCATTCTTGCGTTCAAGCAGTTCAATTTCGTGGGTAATGAACTTAACAAAATCTTCCCTATCCGAAACTTTTCCGTCATATGCAAGCATAGCTTTGAACATATCCTTTTTTGTTACCTTCTTGTTTGTCTTTGTCATATAAAACAACTCCTTCAAAAAATTTTTTTGTTTTGTAATCTCTCTTGATTACATATTCATTATACCATACTTTGAACAGTTTGTCAAGCCTTTTTTAAAACTTTTTTTATTTTTTTATTATCTTGCGTCTGTTCTCTATCTCTTTGGTACATTTATATTATAGCAAATTCTTAATCATTTGTCTATTGGCATTTTGCACAAATTTCGGGACAATATTTTTTTAATCTTTGGACAACTTTTCTCTTGACAAAAAGTGTGAAGTGTGATATAATAGAAATTCCGGTTTTTGCGCGTGAAAACCGGCGGGCAAGATTTAAAATCAAGCCCGCCGCACTCTTTAATCGCTAAAATGATATTCCATTATATCATTTAACTCCTCAATGTATCCTTCAATGATTTCTTCTGAGGTGGCCAAACGCACATTTTTATATTCTTCTTTGTTTCTTAGAATTTTAAGGTCTGTTTTTAGCATGCCCATAAATTCTGTTAAACTGTCCTTAATATCATTTTTAACATTTTTTATAAGTTGATTAGTGTCTTGAGCCTCATTAAGATTTGCATTATAATCTTTCATTTTAATTACTCCTTTTCTTTTTTCTGTAATTACATTATAGCACATTATAGGAAAAATATCAATATACAAATTGCACAAAAATTACAACAAAAATTTATATAACCTGTCTATTGGTAAAATTCCGGGCGCTACGTATGTGCGCGCCCGGCTGACCGCATTTTCCTTTGCTAATTAAAAATACAAAATGAGGGACACTAAAAATGCTTTAGTGTCCCTCATAATAGTCTTACCCATTGGAAACTTTTAACGTCCCCTTTTGGTGCTTATTTACGCGGTGCAGATAATACAATACGAAATCGTCTGCCATTCATATTGAAATCAATTTGCCTTTCAGGGTTTGTAATTTCAATATTCTCACAAGCAGGATCATCTCCACGGTGTAAAGTACTATATAACAAATTGATTAAGGTTCTTTTATCTTCATCTACCTTCCGCTCAACAACTCTCTTTTTTCCGAATGCGTCAACCGCCTTAGCTCCACCTTTAGCTTTCTTTATTGCTTGTTTCTGCTCTGCGGTCAAGTCGCTTTCAGTTTCTTTTACTGTCATTTTATCAACTTTCTCATCCTCTTGGACTAATTCAATAGCTTCTTCCCTTGTAAGGTCTAATGTTTGCATTAATTCAGTAATTCTTTTTTCGTCCATTACTCAACCTCCTTGCGGAAGAGTTGAGGGATTAACCCTCAACTTCAACTCCCACTTTTTTGAAATACGTTACACGCTTTTCAGTGTATCTCTCAACTTCACCTGTTCCGTCTTTGCCCAAACCACGCAATAGAGCTGAAATACGTTGAGGTGTAAGTACGATTTCAGGAAAATCAGGTTCAATAGCCTTCATAATTTGAGTTGCAGTCATAGGCTTAACAAGAGCTTTAAGAATTTTTTCTTTAATCTTCTCATTTGCCATCTGTTGAGCGGTCGGTTTACGATTACCGCCATTCTTACGCTCAAGCAACTCAATCTCATGTTCAATGAACTTCACTAAGTCAGCACGCTCTTTTACGCAATCCATAGCAAGCAACACCTGAAACATTTCCTTCTTTGTCATTTTCTTTTCTGTCATATTGACCAACTCCTTTAAAAAATTTTTTATTTATTTGTAAAAGGGTTTTGGTTGATAACCCCTCAACCCTTATTACTCTTATATTATATCATTCTTTTATTTATTTGTCAAGCCTTTTTTAAGAATTTTTAATTAAATCTTCAAGAAAATTTATTATATCTATCTCTGTTGGATTGACCGCAATTCTGCCCTTGTCATAATCATAAAAGCTCTCTCTTACATCAGCCGAATCGTCAAACAAGATTTGAATATCGCCTTCAGTGCATTTTTGTTTTGGTGTTCCATACTGAACGAGATGTATTTCCTCAATCGGCAGCCCTGTTTTAGCAAGCCACTCTCTTTTTGCTTTGCGTACCGCATTTTTATAAGCCTGTGTGCTATTCATAGATAACCAACTTGTAATAGCAATCGTCCAACCTAACACCGCCAACTCATTTAATACAGTAGAGAGTTTATTCATATCGACCATAGGCTCTGCTATTTCATAAGGCATTGGATTTTCGGCTCTTAACATTTCAAGCCAACCATCAACCCCATACAAATCTGCTATTGTACCGTCCATATCAAATATCAAAACTTTTCTCATTTTTAATTACCCCTTTTCTTTATTTTCTATAATAATTATACCATAATTATTATTATTTGTCAAGTATTTTTTTTAAATTTTTAAATTTTCTTTTAATTCCAAAAGACGCTTATTAATATATTCTTTATGGTGCTCTGTTGGAATGCGCCAACACGTTTTATTAATTGACTTATTAACTTTTTTGTGTTGAGCATAACACTTTGCCATTATCTGACATTCAATCAAGACATCCTGTAAGCCTTGATGTTCTTCTGTAAACTGTGTTTCATTTGTTAAGTAGCGGAAGCCGATTTCCGCAGACGTCCGCAGATTTCCAGAAGGTGAAAAATAATCATATTGAATAGCAAATTCCGCAAATCTTTTTTGTGTGTAGAGTAGTTGACAAGCCATATTCCAAATACAATTTATTTCCATCCCATAAGGAAAAAACCAACGATACTTTGACTTAGTAACATATCGCAAAGTAGTATTCAATGCGTTTATATCAAAGAATGCATTATAGGCGCAGATAGTCTTAATGTTATATTTTTCTATTGTATCTTTTATTATCCATCTTGCAAGTAATAAATCAACAACTTGCGATTGATGAGTTGATATTCTCTCAAGGTACTTTGGAATTTTTTTTGAATAATATGCGGTCTTCATAAGCTCTTTTTCAAAACAAAATATATCTCTTATAATAAGGCTTTTCTGTTCATATACATTTCCTTCCTTATCTACCACGGCATAACCTATATCATATACAAGTGGATACAAGGTATCATTCGCCGTTTCAACGTCAATAACTAAAAATTTCTTTTTTCTATTCATTTTTAAGCTCCTCTCCTTAACTTCTATAACTATTATAGCATACCTTTAATTATTTGTCAATGCTTTTTTAAAAAAATTTTTTCATCAAGTTGTACAAAATCGGGATTTCGCATAATTAATATTTTGTTAAAATTGTCTATTGACATTTTTTGTTGGATATGTTATAATAGAAATTCGGCGCGTGACACCCCATCACGCGCCGCTCAAGCTGACTAATTAATTTCAGCAAAAGGAAAGGAGGGGCAACTGCCCCTCGCTTATTTTAACTTAGTTATTTGCAATTTCAAGTAGTCTTGCAATCTCTTTATCAATAATTGAAAATAGTGTTGGTGATACATTTTTTACAGGTGTATTATTTATTTCTCTTGTTTCAACTGAACACTTAAACTCAATATTGTATCTACAAGTAATATAACTCTTAGCTGGGTTTTTCTTTTTTCTTACAAAGTAAATAAGATTTTCCCCTTTTGCTATACTATCATGGTAAAAGCTACCTACGCAGTTATTTTGTTGTATTCCCTCATCAGCAAAAGCTTCTAAAGTATGTGGTACAACAACCTGTAAATCATCAAGGTCAAGTTTTTCAAGGTCAAATATTTTTTCTTCTTGTATAAAAATAGATTTTTCCCTTTCACGGTCTTTTATTTTGTTTAGTTGTTTAACATTATAATCAAGTCCTCTATTATCATCATAATACAGTTCAAGTGTTGGACAAGCTCTTAAAAGATAACGCAAATCATAATAATCTCTTGGTATATTATAATTTTTTAAATCTACTTTTAAACTTTTTATCAATTTTTTTTGCATTAAAGTTGTTAATTCCCAAAAGTCCTCATGAAAACAGAAATAGTTGCAAAGAAGATGTATAAGTTTTTCATTTTCCTCTTTATTGCCAGATAAGGATAAGGCTGTCTTATACTCTTTATAAAATTGAAAAGTTTTATAAGAAATTTTATAGCCATTTTCTTTTAAATATTTAATATAACCCTTATCCATTTTTATATCATAAAGACTATTGACATAATCACCTGCTTGCCGACCTGTCAAAGCCTCTGTATCAAGTAAATCAGTGTATGAAAACCATTGTTCTAATCTTGTTAAAAGTATTTTATCACTCATCATATAACAAAGATCTTTTGCACCCATAATCAATCCATATGCAACCTCTTTATATAAATTTATATCTGCATTTTCGGCATATCTCAAAAAATTTTTTACAAGAATTTCTTTTCCACTTACGCCAATAGCTTTTTTTGCATTAAAATCATATATTGCAGTTTTATTGTTATCAAAACCGAATATCAATAAATTCTTTTCCTTACTAATACTTGTCAACATCATTTTAATTACTTCCTTTCCTCTTCCTTTGATATATCTATTATATCATACTTTGTTTTGTTTGTCAAGAGATTTTTAAAACTTTTTTTATTTTTTATAACCTATCTCTTATCCCTCTCTCATTTTCTATAATTATTATAACGCAAATAGAGAAAAAAGTCAAGAGTTTTGGGAAATATTTTTATTGTTATTTTGCACAAGTTTTCGCTTAGATTTTTATGTAGTTTGCCTATTGACGTAAATTCGGCTCGCAGCGCCCAAGTGCGAGCCGCTGAGATTTTATCAATTAATAATTTCGTATAAAAAAATAAGGGTAAAACCCTTATTTTTAAAAAAGTGATACAATTCTTTCTGCTATTAATGCGAGCGTATCAATCATCATAGGCATATTTAAAATTTTTACCATAGCCATTGCCATTTTCCGCATTTTAATCACTTCCTTTTTAATTAAATATTATTCTTAGTAAGAAGATAATTCCATAAATTATTAAGACCAATTTCCAAGAGAATATTGCTATTGGAATGATTAACAATACCAACCAAACCACTAAAGCAATAATACCAAATATAATTGCTTCCACGAATAACATATCCAATATTACTTTTAAAAATACTAAAAATTCAAACATTTTAATTACCTCTTTCTTAATTTCTATATTTATTATAGCATAATTATTATCATTTGTCAAGTGTTTTTTATTAAATTGCCCAATATTTTTTTATATTATATTTATAAGTATCATCATTTTTTTCTGCCATTTGATTAATCCACTCTTGTGCTTTTTTACAGGTGGTATAAACCCCTTTAATTTCATCAGTATATACATCTATTACTATAAATACATCCATTGTTCTTTCCTCACTTTCTATAATTATTATAACATAGTTGTTATGATTTGTCAAGACTTTTTTTACGATTTTTCATCATATTCTCAACAAAAGCCTTTTTCCTATCTTCTGCCCCATATGGTCGATATTTATATGAGGTATAACCTTCCGCATATAAGTCGTCTGGTGTTTTATAACGTTGTTGAGCTATCTTTGTAATTGCCTTTTTAACATATGCGGCTTGATTGGCTTTAAAATCTGCCATATTAGCAACCTCTATAACAGTAGCTACTGGACGAAACTTTTTTCCCTCGTGAAACATTGTTACTTGAATTTTCATAAAGACCACTCCTTAAACTCTATATTGACTATTTTATTTTTTTTAACATATTTCTTTTTATAAGGTGCGCAAGGGGTTTTGCTCTCCTCATAATACTCTGCCTTTATGTTACATATTTTTGTTTCCTTATACTCTGTTTTCATTTTTAATTCCTCCTTTACTGTACTTATAGTATACCATATTTCAGGAAAACTGTCTATTGGCATTTTGCACAAATTTTGCTTTCAATTTTTATGCAATCTGCTACTTGCCAAAAGTCCGGCGCTAGCGTTGGATTTACATTACCGCTAGCGCCGGACGAACGCAAATTAGACATAGCTGCCTATGTCTAATCTACGAATTAAGAAAGATATATTATTATAAAGGAATGAATTACCATATATAACCTACCTTATAGGATAAGGAGGGCGGGGCAGACAGATTTTTCTGCCCCATTTGTTAGTTATTAGCTTTCTCAAGTTCTCTGCCAGCTTTTATTGCTTGCTTGCTTTCAAGTCCATATTTATTGCAAATTTTAATAAATTTTTCATATGTCATTTTTATTACTTCCTTTCCTTAACTTCTATATATATTATAACATATCTTTTATTATTTGTCAATAGTTTTTTAAAAAATATTTTTATTTTAAAAATTCAACTATTTCATAATCTGTAACAATATTTTTAAAAAGTGGAGTTTCTTTGATAATTTTTTCTATTTTTACTTTTGAGTTTGCTTTTGCCTTCGCATAAGTTAATTGGTCTACTGTAAAATAATGGACATTTCCATCCGCAAATTCAACATATATATTAAATTCTTCTGAATGGTAAGTGCTTCCTATCGTTTTGCCAGGTATCCCTCTGCGATGGTTAATTGCTTTAGTATGTTCTACGTTTGTAATTTCACAAACTTCATAAGTTGTTTCTATTGGTTTACTGCATAATTTTTCAATTTGTAGAGTTGCAGATAAACATATAGTTAAAATAATTATTCCTATGAATGTATTTATAATAATATCAATAGCATTAATTTTTCTTTTCATTTTTCATTACCTCTCTATCTTTTTTCTTATTAGCAATATATTAAACCCATGTTTCTCCAACTTAATATTGAGATTTGAGCATTTGCCCTGCCAATAATAAGAGCCTGTTTCTTGGTACTCTCTCTATGTGACTTGTCTATATAGTAAATACCATTAGCAAACCAAACACCGCAATTACCATTATATGCTTTAATCGCCTTCATTGCTTTCTGTTGGTCTGTTGTTTCTATGCCTTCTGTTGCTACTTGATAACCTGTTTTATAAGTTATGATTTTACCATTCTTTAAAGTTAAACCATCATTATCTTGTAGTTTTCTTAGAGTTCTAATATTAATCATTTTTTTCAATCCCTTCTCTTATCTTGATCACATTATATCATCTATTGCGATATTTGTCAATAGTTTTTTAGAAAAAAAGTTGCACAAATTGGGATGCAGATTTTTGTGTAATATTTGTATAAATTTTCTCTTGACTTTTATGGCAAGGTGTGATATAATATTTCGAGCTGTCTCGATTCTTGCGGGCGCAAGAAAAAAAAGAGTGCTTTTACACTCTTTTTTCCCTCCATAAAGTACGAATTAAAGCTTCAATCTCTTCGATTATTGACTTAGCTTCTTCTTCTATCATCCTTTTACTCTCTATTGAAATATTGTTAACGTATTCAAAAATGATAACACAATCTTTTTCATCATTATAAAAATCTAACTTATTATAATAAACTCTTATTAACTGTTCATTTATTATAAACAAATCATTTTTAATTTTTATAGGATAAATTTCCATTTTTATCAACCTCTTTCCTTAAAATGGGCAAGTAACAATTCTCATTGTAATTTCCTCACCAAGCATTTCCCAAACCTCGGCAATAAGTTTATGAAATGTAAATTCACCTGTGTTTTTATTGATATACATAATCATTTTAATTCCTCCTTTATTTGTTGTTATTCTTATATCCCTGTTAAGCAGGGATATAAGAAACTAACTTACCACGTTTTTGTTCTTCTCTTTTTAGCTCTGCGGCACTCAATCCATAAACCCAGCCTTGTGAGCCGTCCGCATATTCATAATAAAAACCTCTACCTTTGTTATTTCCTTTAGTCCATACCTTCATTTTAATTACCTCTTTTCTTAATTTCTATATTTATTATAGCATACTCTCTGCGTTTTGTCAAGCCTTTTTTTAAAATTTTTTTAAAAAACTTTTAAAATTATTAAGGCAAGTGTTATTGCAAAGAATGTAATATCTTTTGTTTTATCTGCGATAGGTCTTTTTAAAACAAATTGTCTTGCAACTCCGATTCCATTTGCTACAAGATATAAACACTGAGCAAAGATATAAAAATAACCGACAGTAATTTGACCAATAATGCACAACACAAGATTGATATATCCTATCCATTCCCAAGCTTTTGTATTATTCATAATAATCCCCAAACCCTTCTGTAATAAATTCTTTTCCTTTATCTTGATTACATTATATCATAACTACTACACTTTGTCAATGACAGAATAGTAACAATTACATTACAGCTGTGTTACAAATTGTTATTTTTTTAACAATCTTTCTACCACAATCTTACAAAAAGAACAGGCTTTTAAGCCTGTTCTTAGATAAGAAGGAAAAAACAATTATTTTGTTATTAGCTTAGTCATTAAATTAAAATTAGAATACTGTGGATTCTCATGAGTGTTCTTTGCAAGTATTTCACCATAGCAACACACAAGATATACAATAATTAACAGTACTGCAATATTAGACAACCCTTTTCTTACGTTCCACTTAGCCATTCCTCTGCACCTCTTTCCTCTTGACTACATACTCATTATACCATAGATTAGCATTGCTGTCAATGACAGATTGGTTACAGTTATATTACAATTGTGTTACATTACTCTTTGTGCATGTTGCACAAACGACTAGAGTTAGCCTTAGCTAACTAGAGTCAGTATAGTTAGCTTAGACTAACAGGTGTCAGATATTGGGAATAGCAGTTAGTATAGGCTAACCCGAGTTGCCGGTGTAAAATTTTGGTTAGACCCTACTAACCAAAAATTCGGTGCGCTACAGTCGCAACCGCACCGCTGAATCGAAATATATATTTTGGGATTGCTTGTCTTATGAAACGTGCCGATTAAGTACAAAGATTTTTTGTGTTAGAGCATACGGTCGGAAATTCGGAGCACTACGCTGATAACTATAATTATCGGTAGTAACTCTTTTAGCGCATTAGTTCACTTTATTATCTTTCTCTGATGATAATAAATCTAATGGCTTAGTACACTTACATAGATCCTTTGCTTCACATTCTGCACAATTGCAGCCTTCGTGATAAGCGCATACGTCTATCAGTGTGTCGATGGCTTCCTTTACCTGCTCTGCATAAGTCACAAGACAAGCCTCCTCTCTTCTTTATTTTTATTAGAAAGGATAATACAATATTCAATTGTTTATCTTATGTATATATAATATCAAAAATTTTTATAAAAATCAATTAAGAGATTGCCAAGCTAATACAATGTGTTATCCAGTAGTGAGTATGTAAATAGTGGACTGCGGTTGGTCGCTTAGTGTTTGCGTGTATGTTAAGGTATAAACTACATTGTATGTGTATGTAGATTACTTGCACTAGGTGAACCGATCGGCGCGCACTTCTTCTTTTATCTATTCGTATAAGTATACATTCATGCTCATTACTACACGCACTCTTTGCTACTGGATTATAATGCGCTTGTTTATTATTACATTAGTTTGTCGCCCGTACCATCAGCTTTACTACTGGGGCTGTTTTACCCCGCGTCATTAGGTGGAGCGATATTTGCTCAGCTAAAAGTGCGACAATAGGTAGTTAATATTTTACTCAACTGAAAGACCGGGGGGGGTGTTTTCGGGAGAAAATTTTTTTTGACTTTATGTTTTTTATTTGGCTGACAAAAAAAATTTCTAAAAGCATTTTCATTCCTAAATACGGTGGAGAAATTTCTAAAAGCACTTTCGTTTTAATAATAGTTGGGTAAATATGTATAATTTCAATAGTCTTTTTTTTATATATTATATAAAGTAGTGTAAAGGAGGCTATATAATGGCAAATGCGATTTTATTAAATCAATCAACTAATTTAACGAAAGACAATATACTTGACACTTTAAATAAGAGCGTGATTTCAGACATAATGTTTGAAAGTAATAAACTAATTATAAAATATGTAAATGACAATGCTGAAGATAAAGAAATAATTCTTCCATTAGATACTATCCAAACAGACATCAGAAATTTAACCAATAATAAAATAAATAAAGTGACTAGAGCCGAGGGGCAAATTCCGCAATTAAATTCTGCTGGACAATTAAGTGCTACTGGCTTATTCGCTTCTCGAATAGTTGCTGTTGGAGATGATACTGATTTAAATTATGAGCCAATAAAAAGTTGAGGTGAAGAATAATGTCTTAGGTACAATTTTTAAGAGGTAAAAACGAAGAAGCTTTAGGTAAAGTGCCTTTAACGCCAGGAGCAATATTCTTCACAGAAGAAACTAATCATCTCTATATAGATACAGATACTGCAAGACTACCAGTAAAGAGTGATTTTATATGCGGTCGAGTCTTTTGGGTTAGATTATCAGTTGCGGACTGGGGAGCCGATAATAAACAAACTGTTTATAAATATTATAATAAATCCAATAGCGCAAACGTAGAAGGTAGAGATATTTCTAATGTTTTAACAGATGACTCAATTTTATTTATAGGTAAATCTATTTATGGAACAGCTGATGCGGATGGCACAATGCCTGCTATCGTAGCAGATTCTTCTACCGCAGATTCTATTACTTTTAGGCTTTTAGATATTGGTGGTAATATTACTATACCAACAGTAGACATATGGATACAATTATATTGCCCAAATCCAAATCCGCAATCAGAAAATTATGTTCCAGCAGATGTTCTAAAGACAGCATTTACAACAAGAGTTAGAATTGTTGGAAATTCATGGGAAGCAAGAGACGGTGAATTTGTACAAACAATCTCTATTCCAAATATAGATTTTACTACACAACCATTCTTTATAAACTTAAGTGATGATTCTCTTGAAAATAGAATTGAATTTTAGTCAATGCGGATGGAGGTAGTAGATGGAAATATTAAATTCTCATCTGATTTAGAAATTGTCTTTAATATTGAGGTTGATATTTGTATCATACTTGCGCTTGGTGGTAATGCGAGTTTTACAATAACTGATTTAAATGGTCCGGACAATCCAGACCGTGAATGGGTTAGTCTAAATGTCACCAATACTTCTAATATTATTAATGGTGCTAGCTTATCAAATGTTGCGCCGGGGGAAGAACGAGAACTATTAGTTTTTTGCACAAATGATTTATAGGTTAATAAAAATGATTTTGCTAAAATAATAGATGTAAATTATGCAACGTCTAGTACAAACAATGAGGAAGGTACTTATACATTTGTTCTTGCGGATGGCGAAACAATAGAAAATGGGTTTAATTGCGTAATTATTTAGTTAAATAATATTGCTAATATAAATACAGGAATTCTTAAAGGTGATGCGGTAGAAGATATGTCAGAAGAAGAAAAACAAGAAAAATATGTAAATGGTTGGCGACAGGTAACTTCTAAGTTGAATTATACTGGGGAAATGCCAAAAGCAGCTTAGATAGATAAAGGCGCTCAATATCGTTATTAGTATTGGCCTACCGCGGTAGAAGATTCAAATTTATTAATAGGAAAACATATGCCTTTAGTAATGCCAAAGAATAATAATGATGCAGTTCGTTTTAGTAAAATTTGCGAAACAAAAATATATTCCAATAGAATACAGTTTGTCGTTAAAGAAGAAGATTATCAATAGTATTTTAAAGGAAAAGATTTAGAAATTAAAGTGATTGATTTTATTTAATATAAAAGGGTATGAGATTTTTATCTCATACCCTTATTTTATTTTGTCAATAAGTGCTTGCGGAAGGTCGACTCCAAGTTCTTCAAGGACTGCTTTTGCGGTTTCATAACGAGGATCTACAAAATCGCTTTTACTTATTCCTATACATTTAAAGTCTTCACCCTCAATGAAATAGAAGTCCATCTCATCACCTTCCATAATTTTTAATCTATCACGTAAGCCTTTTGGAATTATTATTCTTCCAGATTTATCTATTTTTCTAATTGCGTTTTCTTTCTAACAATTAAGATTCATTTTTATTTTCCTCCTTATCACAATGCCCAAAACAAAAACACTCAAATGAACATTGCTTATTTATATCGTCACAAGGTCTAATATCTTTAATTAAATCAAAAGGTAAATTGAAATCTTCTTGATATTTTATAATATCTTGATACTGACCATGTTTTATAAAATAATTAAGTATAAAATTATTTTTTTGTTTATTATAAGTTTTTTCATATTCTTTGATTTGCTTTAATTTTTCTTTATCTTCTTCGCTGTAATCTTCTGCCATAATAATTGGCATCCTCCAACGCTCTCCAGAGCCATTCTTTATCCATTTATTATATTTTCTCCAAATTTCATTCTCTAAGACAAGTGGACTTGTTATATTATTTTCTGCGCAATAGTCATCAAATGCGGCATTAGCGCAAAATATCAAAGCATTATAGTTATTTAACTCAATCATCTTTTTTATCAACTCTTTCTTTATTTTATATAATAATAATATCAAAAATTTTAAAAAAAGTCAAAAATTTGACAAAAGAAAAATTTTCTGGTATAATATAACTATAGACTGGAGGGATTATAAAATAATGATTAAACTTGATTATTCTTTAGAAACTCCAGAAGAACGTAAATTGTTAGTAGAATAGATATTAGAAGAAGTAGAAAATCCTTCTCCTCAATACTTAGAAATTTTAGCTAACTATTTAATTCTTTGCATGGAGAAACAAGAAAGAAAAGAGAACAAAATTATTACAGAAAATCATTTAGTGACAGTAAATAAAAGAGAAACTTCTTTCGAAGGTCTTGTTTCCCAATTTGAAAATGGCGAAGATGGAATTTATAATTTGATGACAAAAAATAAAAATATAATATTTCAACCAAAAAAATCAATTACAAAATAGGATTTAGAAGAAATACAACCGTTAAGACAATTAAAAGAAGCTATTGATTTGTGGGAAGCAAAATTAAAAACAGTTAAAGGAAAAGACGCCTTTATAATCAAGTCAGCTTTAATAGAAATGCGAAAAGATTAGTATGTAATAAAAAATGCTTATAGACAACCTATTGTGACAACTAAATTAACAAGAACTAAATATTTTCCAAAATTAGATGAAAATATTACTTTTGATAAAGATGGATATTGCGTTCCGACCGGTGTAACGTGTATAGATCCTCGTATATGCGAAACTGCATTATGTAATTACGCAAAATTAAAACAAGTATCAGAAGGCAACTTTGAATCTGATTTATGGTATTTTATGTTTGATTTTGATCAATTATTAGAAAAAGCATTAAAAGATGAACCTTTGTATAGGCGAATTGTTCAATATAAGATTGAAGGTTTGCAGAATGAAGAAATTTAGAAAGCTCTTTAGGAAGAATTTAATATGACGCATACTGTTGAATATATCTCAAGCTTATGGAGAAATAAAATTCCTAAAATGATTGCGTCAGTAGCAGAAGATGAGTATTTGCAATGGTATTATCTTAATGAAAAAAAAGGCAAGTATAAAAGATGCAGTAGATGTGGGCAAATTAAATTAGCTCATAGCAAGTATTTTTCAAAAAATAAAACAAGCAAAGATGGATTCTATTCTTTATGTAAATGTTGCAGAAATGCAAGAGCAAAGTTAAAAAAGAAAGGATGATAAAAAATGCCTTCAGAAAAAAGTTATTATTGTGAAAAATGCAATAGAACTATGGGCAGAGAATAGTTCTACTCATCAAATAATTTAGAAAAATATCCCAATGAAGGAGTTTTTCCTCAATGTAAGAAATGTATGACTATGCATGTGGATAACTGGGACCCAGATACTTACATATGGATTTTACAAGAAGCAGATGTTCCATATATTCCAGAAGAATGGAATAAATTAATGGCTACCTATGCAAAAGACCGCAGCAAAGTAACTGGAATGTCAATTATTGGTAGATATTTATCTAAAATGAAATTAAAACAATGGAAGTAGTATCGTTGGAAAGATACTGAATTTTTACAGGAGTTAGCTAATAATAAAATTGAACAAACTATGAAACGCCAAGGATACGATGCAGCGCAAATAGCAACTGCTATAAATAAAGCAACTTTTGAGCTGCCTCCTGGCGAAATAGCTATTCCTGAATACGAAGAAGGGCAAGAAGATACATTTGTACAAAGTCCCGCCTAGACAACCGAAGAAGAAGCTTTTGATTTAGGCTTAACAGAAGAGGATATTAGATATTTAAGACTTAAATGGGGAAAAATGTATCGCCCTGAAGAATGGGTTACGCTTGAATAGTTATATGTTGATATGATGAATTCGTATGATATATAGGCTGCTGGAGATATAAATACATTAAAACTTGCTTGCAAAAGTTCTCTTAAAGCTAATCAACTATTAGATTTAGGAGATATAGATGGAGCATAGAAAGCTTCTAAGATGTATGAAGCTCAGATGAAAGCAGGAAAATGGACAGCTGCGCAAAATAAAACAGATGAAAATGAATTAGTTGATTCTATTGGGGAGTTAGTTGCTATTTGTGAAAAGGATGGTTTTATACCAGCTTATTATGTTGATGGACCAAAAGATAAAGTTGATAGAGTTATTCAAGATATGTAGATTTATACACGAGAATTGGTTACTAATGAACTTGGTCTTGGTAATATGATTGAAAATGCTCTAAAAGCTATTGAAGACGAGAAGGAGCATATTAAAGAAGCTGGAAATTATGCGGAAGCACTACAAAATAGTAATGAAGAAGATAATTTATTTAATTATGAAAAACCAATCTTAGAAGATGAAGATTTTGATGATTTTAATAATTTACAAGAGGCAATGAGTGATGAAGATACCCTATCTTATCAACTTCAAGAAGAAGGTGAATAAATATGGCTTTAAATGATTTATTAAAAATTGCAAATAACAATAAAAAAATAGGTATTTCAGAAGAGCGTATCAATGAAATAAAAGAACCTCTTAGAAAATATTTTGCTTTTTGGAGAATGTATCCAGATTTATTTGTTGATTTTATGTAGACAGGTGGTAAAGCGGTATATTTAAATGATAAAGGATAGAGATGCTATTAGAATGATAGTGGTCAAGAGATTAAACTTACTTTTTCATTATTCTTTTATCAAAGAGTGTTTTTGCGCATTGGAATGCGCTTTAAATATGTGTATGCAGTTTTCCCTCGTGCGTATTCTAAGTCATTTTTATCAGTATTGATTATGATGATAAGATGTATTTTATACCCAGGAGCGCATTTGTTCAGTGCAGCCGGAGGTAAGGAACAGTCTAGTTAGATTCTGTAGGAAAAAACATTAGACATATGCAATAAAATTCCAGCATTTAAAAGAGAAATAGATTGGAGTCGTGGTGCGACATCAATGGGAAAAGACCATTGTAAAGTTATTTTTAAAAATAACTCTGATTATGAAAACCTTGCTGCGAGAGAGAGTACAAGAGGTTTGCGTAAACACTCAGGACTGTTGGAAGAGTGTGTTGGTATTGACCAAAAAATGTTATAGGAAATTCTTATTCCTTTGATGAACGTATCTCGTCAATGTATGGATGGTACAACTCATGAGGAAGAAGTATTAAATCAATCACAATTATATATTACTACAGCTGGATATAAAAATACTTATAGCTATGACAAACTTATTTAGACGTTGGTATAGATGTTAACAGAGCCTGATAAGGCATTTGTTATGGGTGGTACCTGGAGAATTCCAGTAGCTATTGGATTGCAACCAAAGAATTTCATAAATGACTTAAAAAAAGACTCAACATTTAATGAAGCTTCTTTTGGACGTGAATATGAAAGTAAATGGTCTGGTACTGTAGAAGATGCTTTCTTTGATGGAGAAAAGTTTGATAGAAATAGAATTTTACAAAAACCAGAGAATGAATGGTCTGGACGTTCTTCTTCTCAAGCTTATTATATATTAAGTGTCGACGTAGGTAGAAAAGGTTGTCAATCAGTTATTTGCGTTTTTAAGGTAACGCCGCAACCGCAAGGCACTTCTATTAAAAATCTAGTAAATATATATACAATTGAAGATGGACATTTTGAAGATTAGGCTATAAAAATTAAAAAATTATTTTATAAATATAAAGCTCGTAGAGTTGTAATTGATGGTAATGGTCTTGGTATTGGTTTGCTTGATTACATGATAAAATCTCAAGTAGATGGGTCTGGAGATTATTATCCACCTTTTGGAATCTATAATGATGATGAAAATTTCTATAAGAAATTTAGAACCAATGATACAGAAGATGAAGCTATTTATATTATAAAGGCGAATGCGCCAATTAATACAGAAGCTTATTCTACTGTTCAAAGTTAGATTGAAAGTGGAAAAGTAAAATTCTTAATTGAAGAAAAAATAGCTAAAAATAAATTGCTTGGCACAAAAGTTGGATAGGCTATGAATCCAGAACAAAGAAATGAATATTTAATTCCTTATAAGCTTACTTCTATATTAAAAGAAGAAATGCTAAATCTTAGAGAGGAAAATGAGGGTATAAATATTATTTTAAGACAAGCTAATAAGAGTGTTAAAAAAGATAAATTTTCTGCTTTATGTTATGGTTTATATTATATCAAATAGGAAGAAGATAATAAGCGTAAAAAGAAAAGATTTAATGCAAAAGACTGGAAATTATTTAATTAAAGTGGGGTTTTTTTAAATAATTTAATATAAATAATTTTTAAGAAACATATGAGAGGAGGTTACTTTATGAGAGCATCTCGTGCGGAAATAAAAATAGAAGATATATTAAAAGAAGCTAATTTAAATTTTCAAATGGAATATAGTTTCGCTGGACTTAATAGTCCAAATGGCCGACCGTTACGCTTTGATTTTGTAATCTTTGATGATGATGGAAATATAGATTTTATAATAGAATATCAAGGCAAATAGCATTATGAAGCTAGTTAGAAATTTGGAGGAAAAAGAGGTTTGTATTAGCAATAGTTTAATGATAATAAAAAGCGACGTTTTTGCGCTTTACATGATTTAAACCTTATTGAAATTCCTTATACAGAAGAAAATTTAATTAACTATGATTATATAATGCATAGGGCTGGATATTAAGGAGGTGTAATATTTGGCTATAGAACAAGAGGCAATCCATGCGAAAGGCTTTAATATGGGCAAATTAGCTCCTTAGGTAGATTATAGTAAAATTAGAGTTGGAGTAAAATCTTTAGATGATGCAGTTTTAAATCTTGGGTCTTTGAAAACAGTAGAAAGAAATCTTGGAGACAAAACCACAGTTTTAAGAGCGCTAGCAGATAGAGATTATGAAACTTTAAGAGAGATTTCAAGATATTTTTATGCAACAAATGGTATATATCACAGAGTATGCGATTATGCGGCTTTTATGTATAGATATGACTGGTATTTAGAGCCAGAAATATTTGATACTGAAGTTCCAAGTAAAACTGTATTGTCTGATTTTAGTAAGATATTAGATTATATAGATAAATCTCATATTAAAAAAGTATGTGGAGATATTGCAAAAAGAATTATTATAGATGGAGCATATTATGGATATGCTATTTAGAATTCTGATAAAATAGTAATTTAGGAATTACCTATTAATTACTGTCGATCTCGTTATTCCGTAGGAGATATGCCAGCAATAGAATTTAATATGCGATTTTTCGATGAACAATTTAGAGATATAAATTACAGATAGCGTGTTTTAAACTTGTTTCCTGATGAGTTTAAAAAAGGTTATCTTTTATACAAAAAGGGAAAATTATAGCCTGATTACATTGGAGATACATATGGTAGTTGGTATTTATTAGAGCCAGGTAATACAATAAAATTTAGTTTTGGTCCAGACGATATTCCAATATTTGTGAACTCTATACCATAGATACTTGATCTTGATGCTGCATAGGATCTAGATCGCCGCAAACAAATGCAGAAATTATTAAAGATTTTAATTCAAAAATTACCTTTAGATAAAAATGGTGACTTAATATTTGATATTGATGAAGCGAGAGATCTTCACAACAATGCAATTGAAATGTTAAGGCGTGCTATTGGAGTAGATGTATTAACGACTTTTGCTGATATCAAGGTCGAAGATATGTCTGATAATAATACCACAACAACGACAGATGATTTAAAGAAAGTTGAAAGAACTGTATTTAACTCTCTTGGTATCTCATAGAATTTATTTAATACTGATGGAAATCTATCTTTGGAGAAATCTATTTTAAATGATGAAGCAACATTAAGATAGTTAATACTACAATTTGAAATCTTTTTTGATAGAATGGTTTAGAAAAAGAATCCTCATAAAAAGAAATATAACTTTAAATTAAGATTCTTAGAAACTACTTAGTATAATTATAAAGAAATGGCAAAGATGTATAAAGAATAGGTATAGTTAGGTTATTCTAAAATGTTACCTTAGATTGCGCTTGGCCATGCTCAAAGTTCAATATTAAATACTGCTTACTTTGAAAATGAAGTATTGAACTTGAGTGAAATTATGGTTCCACCTATGAGTTCTAATACTTTGAATGCAGATGGATTAATAAGTTTAAATGATAGAAAATAGGAGAAGAAAGCTGCGACTTAGACCATAAAGGATGGAACTCCTGGAAGAAAAGAGCTTCCAGATGATTAGAAAACAGAAAAAACAATTCAAAATAGAGAAAGTATGAGTTAAGGAGGTTTAGTGTATGAGACATTCAAGTATAAAAATGAATACTCCATGTGAGTTTATTAATATAGTTCCCCTTAACCCATTAATCTCTAAATGTTAGATTAAGGTTTGTTATGTAGGGGACACTGAAAATAGAAATAAAAGTGTTATTACAAAAGAAACTGCAAAAAAATTAGCAAATTCTCTTCCTGGAAGTCCTATAGTGGGATATTACAATGAAGATATTCAAGATTTTGATGAGCATACTAAAGAATTAGTTATAAAAAATGGTGAATTAGTCCTTAAAGAAAAAACAAAACCATATGGATTTGTTGATTTAAATGCTCGTTGTTGGTTTTAGAAGTATATAGATGATGGAACTAATGAACGAGAATATTTAATGACAGAAGGATACTTATGGACTGGTTAGTTTCCAGAGTGTAAACGTATTATAGAGCAAGGCAATAATCAATCTATGGAGTTGGATACAGATAGTTTAAATGCCTATTGGACAAAAGATGTTAATGGAAATTATGAATTTTTTATAATTAATGATGGACTTATATCAAAATTATGTATTTTAGGAGACGAACAAGAACCTTGTTTTGAAGGTTCTACAATTACAAAACCTAAAATAGAATTTACATTTGACAATGATTTCAAAGATGCAATGCAATTAATGATTTGTCAATTACAAGAAATTTTAACCAAAGGAGGCTCAGCCAATATGGAAAATAAAGACAAGAACATGATTCCAGATGAATATAAGAAAAAAGACGACGACAAACAAGAAAAAAAGGACGAAACTAAACAAGAAGAATCAAATAAAACTGATAATAATACAGAGGAAGAAGATAAAAAGAAAAAGAAAGAGTTTTCAGAAGAGGTATGTCCGAAATGTGGAAAACCTGTATCTGAATGTACTTGTAAGAAAGAATATTCATTAGAAGAAATTCCTGAATATATTCAATTAAAAACTGAATTTTCAGCACTTCAAGGAAAATATGATGATTTAATTGGACAAATGAATACTTTAACACAGTCATTAACAAGTTTACAGGAATTTAAAACTGTAGCTGATAAAAAAGAAAAATTAGCTATGATTGATCAATTTTATATGTTATCAGATAAGGATAAGGAAGATGTTGTAAAGAATATTGATACTTATTCTTTAGAAGATATAGAAAATAAGTTGTCTGTTATTTGCTTCCGCAATAAAGTTAATTTTAATGCAGAAGAAAATAATGCTGAAGATAAAGATAATGCTCAAGAAGAAAAGAAAGATCCTACAACTTATAACTTAAATGGTCTTGAGAATAATTCAGTTCCTGCTTGGGTGCGTGCTGTAGCCGCAACTCAAGGAAATATGTAATTAAATCAAAGGAGGAAATAAATAGATGGCAAAAACAAAGCTTAGTAAAGCAGCCTATGTAACTCGTGGTTATGGTCAGGTAGAGCCAAATCATTTATCGGCACAAAGAACTGGTCAAATTTATGCACAGTTACCAGCAGCTGATACGATTGACGTTTTAGAAAATGGTCAATTTGTTAAATATGACTATCCTTCTGGCCTTGTTAATTTTACAGGTAAAGGCGAATGGATGCTTGTTTTTAATGAGGTAAAAATATACAGAGATGGTCTTGATTATAATGATTTTGCAATGAAAAAAGAAGATTATGTTGCAAGAGTTTATAGTCCAATAGATGGAGAAGGTTCAAAAACTGCAAAATCAAGAGATTATAGCAAAGTTGTTACTCCAGCAGATCCTTATGAACCAGATTCAACAAATGATCCATTTATTCTTGAATAGTTTAAGAGACCTAAAATGATGCCAGAAGGCACAACTATGGTTCCAAGAGTATTTAAAACAAATATCGGTGATATTTTCACAACAAATACAGTAAATGAAACAGAGCTTGCGGTTGGAGATATTTTACACGTAGGCGACGATGGTTACTTAACAAAGACAGCTGGTACTAATGCAGGTGATATGCAGTGGCAAGTTGCTAAAGTTTATACATTAGCAGATAGACAAAAGGCTGTTAAGATTATGAGAATTGCGTAATAGAAAGGAGAAATAGAATAATGGCTTTAGATAAGAACAATCTTTTATCACTTATGAAAACTGTAGCTAAGGCTGACCCGACTTCTCCTACAGCTTATAGTTATGATGGACAGTCTTTTTCATACGAAGCATTAAATAAAACACTTCGTGATGAATTAAATATGTATGCTGGCACTTATCCTCTTTATAGAGAAAATAAAAACTTAATTTTCTCTTTAATCGAAGAAACTATGGATGATATTCTTCCAAAGAAAGTGCAAGATTCATATGGTCAGTTTGCTGAAGTAAAAACTTTTAAGCAAGGAGATAAACCAGTTTTCCGTAGAAAAGTTAATGCAAAGATGCGTGCTAAACAATTCATTACAAGAGTAGGCTTAGCAGGTATTTATGAAGTATTCAAGCTAGGAGGACGCGAAAGCTTCGAAGTTCCTACAAGTGCTGTAGGTGGAGCTGCTCAAATCGGACTTGAAGAATTCTTAGATGGTATGGTTAATTTCGCAGAAGTAACTCAGATAGTTATGGAGGGTATTGACGAAATTATTTATAGAGAAGCAGCTAAGGCACTTCAAGATTCAATTAATCAGTTACCAGCTGCAAATAGAACAGCTGCTGCTGGTTTCGACGAAGAGGCTTTTGACCAGTTGGTTAATGTTGCAGCTGCATATGGTGAGCCAACAATTTATTGTACTTACGAATTTGCAGTAAAAATGGTTCCTTCAGACGCTTGGAGATATACTGAAGCTATGAAGAATGAATTATGGACAACTGGAAGACTTGCTTCATACAAAGGTCATAGAGTAATTATATTGCCACAAACTTTTATGGATGAAACAAATTCTACAAAGGTTATTGACCCTGGTTATTGTTGGATTATCCCATCTGGCGGAGATACAAAACCAGTAAAAATTGCTTTTGAAGGTCAAACAATTGTAGATGAATATACAAACAAAGACAGATCAAGAGAAATTCAAGTATATAAGAAGGTTGGAGTAGTTGCATTAATGACTAACAACATTTGTTCTTATATTGATACTTCACTACAAAATAAGATGGATACTTGGGCTTTGAACAACACTTCTATCAAGAATACAGTTGTAGTGAAAAACGCATAATAAAACCCAATAATAGATAAAAACAGGGGAGGAGAAGATTACTCTCCTCCCCTATTTTGTTTTATGAAAAGAGAAAAAGGAGAATAAAAAAATGGAAAAAACACAACTTATAAAAGTTAAAAATAGAAGTGCCGGACAGGTAGTTTACAGCATTCCGGAAGATAATATTAGAAGAATATTTGCGTCTGGCGAAGAGAAAAACATTCAGTTAGGCGAATTAGAAAAGTTGACTTATCAGGGGGGCGGTAAAGAATTAATAGCTAATTATTTGCAATTAACAGACCCAAGAGCAACTGAAGAATTAAACGTTCATACTGAACCTGAGTATTGGATGAATGAAGAACAGATTTTAGATTTGTTACAGAGTGGTTCCCAAGAACAGTTTTTAGATGCTTTAGATTTTGCCCCTCAAGGAGTAATAGATTTAATTAAAGATTTAGCAGTTAAAATTCGTTTAAATGATTTTAATAAAAGAGAAGCTATAAAAGCAAAAACTGGTTTTGATGTATCTGCAGCTTTAGCTCATATAGAAGAAGAAAAAGCAGAAGATAATACTTCAGAAGTACAACAAGCAAAGCGCAGAGTTCAACCAGCAGAAGATACAGCAGAAACAGCACGTAGAACTACACCAAAGACTTATAATGTAGTAACAAAATAATCAAGAAAGGAGGCAGATTGCAATGACTAAATTTGCAACTGTTTATAATCGTTTTCTTGGTAAAGTTACCGATGATATGTATGTAGAATTAACCCCAGAAGATACATTAAGAGATTTATAGAATTTATTAATAGATTCAATACCTTGTTTTGAATTTCCTCGTAAAAATCTTTACGATTATACAATTTCTAAAGATACACTTCTTCCTGATAAAATTACAGATGAGGATTTTGTAATTGAAAAGAATGAGATAGAAGTTATTGTTGATACTTCTAATTTTACGGAGGACTTAACTTCAGAGGAAATTAACATATTAGCTTACTTAATGTTAGATAGGTGGCTATAGAGATAGATTACTTCAATAGAAAATACTCGTATGAAATACAGTGGTTCTGATTTTAAATTTACCTCTCAAGCAAATCATCTTCAAAAGCTTGTTACCGAACAAGAGAAAAATTATCAACGAGCTTTTCATCTACAAAGGTTATATAAACGTAGAAAACAAGATGATAAAGATGGAGGAAAATACAAATCTACTTGGCGCGTTTTTGAAAAGAGTGTATTTGATGAATAGTAAATATGAATTTAGCTTTACATCTGAAGCGCAATTAGATAATTTTAATAGGCTAACAAATTAGATTTGGAAACTTCTTCCAATGAGAGAGAATAATGAAAATTGGAAAAAACAATTAAGTGTAGTAATCATTGAAATTGCGGGGTTAGGAGAAATTTTTTCTCATAACCCTATTCTTTTATAGTTATTATCTAAACTTGAGGGGTTGAACATAATAGATACAAGTTTTGAAGTTTTTAGACGAACTATATTTGAATCTATTAGCTTAGTTCAAGAGGTAAAAAATAATGAATAAATCTTAGATCTTATTGGCAGCGAGAATGGGGTTATATCAGTCTGGTACTACTGATGCCGGAGAACTACCAGAAATTTTACAACACTAGGGCGGTTTTCCGCAACAAGATAGAATGATAAAAGATAAATATCGTTCTTTTAAAAGAGCTTTAACTTATTCTTATCAAGGGGCCTTCATTTAGCCTATTGGACAAGAAGAATAGTATAGAGCATTAATAAATCCAAATAAAGTAAAACAAGATTATGATGATAAGATTATTTCTGTTGATTTTTAGTATGGGTTAAAGCCTGGAGATATTTTTAATTGGGTTAATACCAATACTTATTGGTTAATTTATCTACAAGAATTAACAGAATTAGCTTATTTTAGAGGGGACATCCGCAGATGTAATTATACGATAGACTGGCTGAACAAGGATGGAGAAAGACAATCTATATATGCGGCAGTAAGAGGCCCAGTTGAAACAAAAATAGATTATATTCAAAAAGAAGGAATTAGTGTAGATAATCCTAATCATTCTTTAAATATATTAATTCCAAAAAATGAAGAAACATTGGCTTATTTTAAACGATATTCAAAATTTTATTTACAAGAAGATACAAATACCTGTTGGAGAATTGAAGGAGTAGATTCTATTAGTATGCCTGGGGTTATAGAAATTAATGCGGTTGAATATTATATCAATGATTTCTATGATGAAGATGGTATAGTTGATAAATTAAATGTAAAACAAATTCCAGAAGATGCTGCTACTACTGAAATCGAGGGTCCAACTTTTATAAAACCAAAAACTACATATGCTTATGCTTATATGGGCGAAGAAAGCACTGTTGGAGAATGGTCTGTAAAAGAAAAAGATATGCCAGTTGAAATTAATAAAGCTAGTGATACTATTATTTCATTAAAATGGAATAAAAACTATAGTGGATAGTTTACATTATAGTGCGGAGATGCAACTAAAACAATAGTTGTTGAGTCATTGTTTTAATGACTAAGGAGGAAAAGGTGCTATGAAAATAGAAAATTATTAGTTCAATAAATCAAGTTTTTTGTCCGTTGAAAAAGATATGTCTATTATTGTAGATAAAATGCTTTCAAATGAAAGACTAAAAAAATTATTATTTTATACAACCAAAGACGCTTACAAGAAGCCTAATTTATCAGAGGAAGAGACTTTATCACTTTTTGGGAAATAGATTAAAATTGTTCCAAAATTATATGTTGATCCTAATATATAGGCTTATATAAATATTATATTTGATAATTTTGTTCCAAATGGTACTAACCCAGAATTTAGAGATAATATTATTTCTTTTGATATTGTTTGTCACCATGATTAGTGGCAATTACAGGATTTTTAGCTAAGACCTTATCGTATTGCTGCAGAAATAGATTAGATGCTTGATAAAAAGCATTTAACAGGAATAGGAAAATTATATTTCTTAGGAGGAAAGAGACTTATTATTAACGATGAGTTTTCTGGATTCTCTATAGATTATGCAGCTATACATGGAAATGAAGATAAAATAAATGCACTAAGCCCAGAAGAAGAAAAAATTTTATTTGGGGAAAATGAATAATGAAAGATATTTCTCTTGCTTTAATTGCTGGAGTTGATATACCAGTAGAAGAATGTCATTTGGTGTTACATCAACCAAAATTAAGAGAAATAGCTTTAATAGGAGAAAAAGATTTCTTGAATGGAGTTTAGTGTTTAAATATAAATAAAAGTCTTTGTGGAGACAAGGACGAAAGTCTTTTATAGAATACTACAAATTTTTAGATATTTATGACAGCAATGTTAGATAAAAGAGTGCAAGAAAAAAAGGCAAATGTTGAATAGGTATTATCTTTATTATTGCCTAATTATAAAGTTACTTTTATTCCTTAGTCTTTAATTTTAATGAAAGAGGGATAGTAGCCAGTTTCAATTGATAATAGTAATTTTGACACCTTTCAAGATATTATTGCTTCAATTTTTTGCATAAAACCTGGAATGGGAGATTCTTTTAATCCCGGCACTGAAAAAGCAAATGAGATTGCGGAAAAGTTAATGAAAGCTCGATAGAGAGTTGCTCAAGAAAAAGGTGAAAGTGAAATAAGCTCTTTTAGCACTTATATTTCTTCTTTAGCAATCGCGCAATAGCAAACCATAACAGAAATTTCAGAGTATACTATTTATTAGTTATATGATGCATTAGAAAGATATTAGTTATGGTTGACTTGGGATATAGATATGAAATCTCGTTTGGCTGGTGGGAAACCAGACAATAAACCAGAAAATTGGATGAAAAACATTCATTAATAAATAAAGGAGGAAAATAACTCATGAAATATGGTATTCGTGAAATATGCGATGTCGTTTTAAGAGCAAAAACTACTCAAAAAATTGGCAAGATGGAATTCCAAAAAGATATGCCAGTTCTTTATTTTGATAGCTTAAAAACTTCAAGCTTAGAGGGTGCTGCTACGTCAGTTTATGCTACTGGTGGTAGAGGTAACACGAGATTAATTGCATGGGAAGGTGAAAGAACTATTACTTTCACGATGGAAGATGCTTTAATTTCACCAATTAGTTTAGCTGTATTATCTGGAGCTGGAGTTCTTGAAGGCTCAGAAGATAATGAAATGTCTCAGGTTAAACATGCAACAGAGACTGCAGCAGTGGTAACTTCAAATACTGTTAAATATTGTGAAATTACTAAAGCGCCTTATGTGGAAACAGGTAAAGAATTTTATTTATATATAATTCCACTTGATGCGCATGGTGATATGGCAGGTCAGCCAATAAGAGTAGACGCATTTAAACAATTTACTGGAGTTACTGTTTCAGAAGGTATGATTGGTTTAGACTTATCTGAAATTTATGGTAAAGCATTAAAGCAATGCGATTTAGTAATGGTTGATTATTATTATAAAGATACAAAATCACTTGCTACAATGATTGATATTGATGCATCACACTTTGCTGGTAACTATTACTTAGAGGCTTCAACATTATGGAGAAATAAATCTGGTATTGATGTAGACGCTGAATTTATAATTCCTAATTGTAAGATTCAATCGAATTTCACATTCACATTAGCAGCTACTGGTGATCCAAGTACATTTACATTTACTATGGATGCTTTCCCAGATTATACAAAGTATAATAAATCAAAGAAAGTGCTATGTGCGATAAGAGTAGTAGAAGAAGACAATAAGACAACATCTACTTTCAAAGGTGAAACGATAGGAAATACTGCTCACACAGGAGATGCAGCTGGAAGAGCATCTTGGAGAAATACAGTAACAGATAACGAATAATTTTAAGGGAGAGGTTAAACCTCTCCCCTTATTTTTTTTATTTGAGGGTGAAGTGCAATGGGTAAAGAATTATTTAATTATGTAACCAGTAAAATGTCTGCTTATCCTAATGTTCTAAAAAATAGATAGTACTTCTGGAATCCTCCAGAAGGCAGTGGAGAGCCTAAATATGCTGAGCTAAATAATATACCTGATATTTCTACTTAGAATATTCATGATAAACAAATGAATACTTTGCAAGGAATTGCCAATTAGATTGGAAATAAATATAAAGTTTTAAATGAGCAATTATTTGGAACAGACTTAACTAATATTTATAATCCTAATGGAACATTGCAAGAAATATCTCAAGGAATTTTAGACAATATATTTAATTTAAGAGAAGCTGTTAATAGAAAAGGAATAGATTATTAGAAAGATATTGCAGAAATAGAACGTCAAAATTATGATGTTGGTACAAGTTTGTTAAATTTAAGAAATATTTTATCTACTATTAAAATTAATGCGCCAATAGTAGATTCTACTTTAGCGCAATTAAATCATATCTTAGATGGATTAAATACCCGAGGAAAAAGATATGGTCGATACGAAGGTAATAAATATCGAATAAATTCAATGAATTCTAAAGCTTTAAATGATTTTTTAAGCAATATAAATTAGACTCAAGGATATTTATTAGAAGCTTTAGGTACTTAGTGGTTTAATGAAAGGATTCCTTCTAATATAAATATAAAAGCTATAAATACTGGTAAATTAAATGTTAAAGCAAAATAGGTAATTCAAGATATTATGATGATTGATATGACAGATACAAATCTTATGAATGATGTTATAATTCAATTTACAATAAAAGGAGAAAAATAGGAACTACCTTTGGGAGAATTTTTAAATAAGTTAGATACTTGGACTGGCCCTGGTTAGATAAGTGTTGATGATTAGACAATGGAATTAATAGAATCATTAAGCTTTTTAAATATTTAGGCCAAGTCTGGTAAAGCATAGTTGCCATGGAATAGAAACGTAAAGAACTCTTTTAGAATAGGAGATTTAGATGAAAGCATGCCTGAATGGAATGGTCTTTCTGGTGCGGTTATATTTTAGATTTTATAGCAATTAGCAGAAGTAAGTATAAATAAAGGAATTCCTTATATTGAAACTACTGGTGGTGCTCCTTATCAAAAGATTGTAAATTATGCTTTTTCAGCCAAATTAGGTTAGTTAATGAATTATTCTACAACGTCATCAAATAACCAATATCTATTAACATCAAAAGGTTTTATTTCTTTTGCTGATAGAATGAAAGAGATATTAGGAGAAGTAGGATATATTAGACTTATTGGTGATATGAATATAGATAGAAATGTATTAACACAAGTTCATAGTGTTGGATATACCACAAAAGGATTTTGACAAATGAAAAATTTTTTGATATAATTATATAAAGAGATAAAGGAGGCTATTAAAATGGCAAAGGTAAGTTTTAATAAACTTGGTTTAAAAAAAATAGAAGAGGTTGCAACTACAGAATATAATGAACAAATTATAGAAATAAAACAGTATTTACCTGTTCAACAAAAGCTAGAATTATTATCTAAAGTAATAACTCAAGCAGCGGATTCAAGCAAATTTTATAATCCTGGATAGTTGCAAGTGTTTTTTGTTTTGGAATTAATACAAGCATATACAAATATTTCTTTTACAGAAAAACAAAAAGAAGATTTCTGTAAAACTTTTGATTTGCTTGCAGAAAATGGTATAATAAGTGCTATTATTCATTATATTCCAGAGTATGAAATTGAGACTCTTCGAGGTTGGTTAAAAGAAAGTATAAAAGCTATTTATGAATATAATAATTCTGCGAGAGCTATATTAGAAAGTTTATAGACAAATTATGATAATTTAAATTTTGATCTTGATACTATTCAAGATAAGGTAAGAGATCCTGAAACATTATCTTTATTAAAAGAAATTGCGCCTTTACTTAATTTGGCCTAATTTCGATTATTTATTATTTAAAATTCTTAAAAATATTAGAGAGAATTTTAATTAAGCCATATGAGAATAAATTTTCTCATATGGCTTATTTTTTTATATATAAAGAGAGAAAGGAGTAAAAAGTATGGCACAATAGCTTTAGGTAAATTTATCATTTACTGCGGATTCTGAAAAAGCAAAAGCGCAAATATAGGATTTACAAAATTCATTAAATAATCTAATGAAGAATAATCCAACTGGAAAAGCTAATTTACCAGTTACTAAAGAGTTATTAAAAGCGCAATAGGCAGCCGCGCAATTATCTATATCTTTAAAAAATGCTACTAATGTAAATACTGGAAAATTAAATTTAACTCAATTTTCAAGCGAATTACAAAAGAGTGGTATGACATTAGAAAAATATAGAATACAATTAAGTGCTCTTGGTCCAGAAGGCGAAAAAACATTTTTAAATTTAGCTAAGTCTGTGATGACTGCAGATTCAGCTATTAAAAATTCAAATAAATTAGTTAATGATTTATGGATTTCATTAAAAAATACAGCGAAATGGCAGTTATCATCTTCTATGATTAAAGGTTTTATGGGGGCTGTATCCACAGCTTTTAATTATGCGGAAGATTTAAATAAATCATTAAATCAAATATAGATTGTTACAGGTCATAGTGCAGAATAGATGGCGAGATTTGCTAAATAGGCTAATATTGCTGCAAAAGAACTTAGTACTACCACAACTGCTTATACAGATGCTTCATTAATTTATTATCAACAGGGTCTTGATGACGCAAACGTGAAAGCAAGAACAGATATTACAGTTAAAGCTGCGAATGCTGCTGGTACAAATGCAGAAGAAATGGCTGATTATTTAACTGCGGTTTGGAATTCATATAAAGTTGGTTCTGATGAATTAGAGCGTTATGTTGATATTATGGCAGCATTAGGTGCTGGAACCGCGACTAGTTTGGAAGAAATATCAACAGCTATGGAAAAAGTTGCGTCAGTTGGTGAAGCTACTGGAGTAAAATTTGAACAGATGTCATCAATTATTGCGACTGTATCATCAGTAACAAGACAATCAGCGGAGACGGTAGGTACTGCATTTAAAACTATTTTTGCTCGTATGGCTGACTTAAAGCTAGATGGTAGCGTAGAAGAAGATGGAGTTACTACTACTCTTGGAACTGTGTCAAAGCAGTTAGCTTAGGTTGGTGTAAATATTTTAGATGCCAATGGTGAACTTCGTGATATGGGTGATGTCACTGAAGAACTAATGGGTAAATGGAATACTATGAATGAAGCTACTCAATAGGCAGTGGCTATTGCAGTAGCTGGTAAACGTCAATATACCCAATTATTAGCATTAATGAATAACTAGGATATGTATAAAGATGCTATGAATATGGCTACTGGGGCAGAGGGAACTCTACAAGAACAAGCAGATACATATGCTGAATCTTGGGAAGCAGCTCAAAAGCGTGTCAAAGCAGCTGCACAAGGGATATATGATTCATTGATCAATGATGATTTCTTTATTGGATTAAATGATAGTATAGCTGGCGTACTAGGATTGATAGAAAAACTTATTGACTCTATGGGCGGATTTAGCGGAGTCTTAAGTGGATTAGGCATGCTTGCTTTTAAAGTATTTGATAAACAGATAAATGAAAGTTTACAAAAAAGTATTCAAAGCATGTACTCTATGAGTGCAGCTGGAAAACATCAGAATGATTTATTAAGACAATAGGCTGTAAATTAGGTTAAAGCTGTATATGCAGATCGTTCTAGTGGTAATTTAAACACGTATGAATAGACAGATTTAGATATTTAGCAAAAGAGATTTGATTTATAGACTTAGCTAATGAACAATGCTAAAATGATGTCAGAAGATGAGATTAAATTAGCTTAGGCAGCTTTAGACACAAATAAAGCTTACGCAGAAAGGGCTACTGCTTTAGCACAGATATAGACTGAATTAGAGGAACAATTTAATTCTGCAAAGGAAGAAGCTTCTTTAGATATAGTTGATAATACTAAATTTGGTTCTGAAGATGCAGTTTTAGAAAGCTTTGATATCATTATTGAAGATTATAAAAAAGGAGTTTCTACTATAGGAAATGTTTTTCAAGAGGGTTTTGCTAATTTTGATTTAAAAAATAGTAGTTTAGAATAGTTAGAAAAGTAGTTAGTAGAACTCCCTAATGTATCAGAAGAAGCAACTTCTTATATTGGAGATTTATTAGTGTCTTTAGACAATTTAGATTCAGAATTTAAAGATGGCACTATTTCTCAAGAAGAATATGAAAGATAGTTAAGTAGAATAAAGAGAGAGATACGAGATGCTTCCTCTGGAAATAGTGCTGCAAGAGTAGAATTTATTCGATTAGCAGAATCTTTAGGAGTTTCTGTAGAATAGGCTGAACAATTAGCAAATATTATTCCATAGCTAAAAGAAGCTGAAGATAATACTGCTGTTGCAACCGAAAACTTTAATCAATCTTGTTAGAATTTAATGCAAGGGCTAGAAAGAACTAAAACTACAACCGCTATTTTCGCAGAAGGATTACTGGGTACTATGAGGGCTGTTTCCTCTTTAGGTATGGCTATTAGTACTTTAAGAGGCGCTTGGAATACTTTAAATGATCCAGATATGTCGGGATTTGAAAAAGTTTTATCTATAATGACTTCCTTAGGAATGGGAATTCCAGCATTAGTTTCTAGTATAAGTTTGTTTAGAGAAAGCTGGGATGGTGTAGCAGAAAGTATCGGTAAAGCAGCAGCAGCAACAGCTGGAGCTATTGTAGCACAAACTGCGCAAAAGGCTGTTACAGACGCCTCTACCGCTTCTACAACAGCTTAGATGACTGCCGAAGAATTGGCTATTGCAGTAAAAAAAGAACAAGAAATTGCTGAGGGTTTATCTTTAAAATAGAAATTATTATATATAGCAGCTTAGAAATTAGAAGTACAAGTTACTGCACAAGAAGTTGCAGAAAACTCAGCAGCTGTTGTTGCAAAAATTGCAGATACTGCAGCCACTGGAGGTTTAACTGTAGGTCAAACATTATTAGCAGCTGCAACAGCATTAGTTAATGGTTAGTTTATGATATTCTTAACTTTAATAGGTCCAATTGTAGTTCCAATATTAGCTCTTGTAGGTGCTGTCACATTATTAGTTGGCGTGTTTAAAGCGGTGTCTGAAAATACTCCAGAGGCTAAATTAGCAGCAGCTACAGAAGAAGCGAAAAAGGCAAAAACTGCTTTTGAAGAAACCTCTTAGGCCGTTGAAGATTTAAAAGATAATATTTCAAAATTAGAAAGTGGTTATGAAACCTTAGATAAATTAGATAAAAAAACTAATGACTGGAAAAAAACCTTAGTAGATGTAAATAATTAGGCTTTAGAGTTAATTAATAAATATAAAGATTTAGATTATACTTTTGATGAAGACGGAGTAATTAGGATTGATCAAAATAGTTTAAATGATATTTATTCTTAGAAAGTTGCTGATTCAGTTGGAAATTCTATTACACAATAGAAAGCTTAGGCTGAATAGTATAAGGAAGAAGCTAATGTTGAAACTGTTAAGTTAGCTGGAATTTTAGAACAAGCAGCAAAAGAATCTTTTCCAATGGGTACAGATTTAAGTTATTTAAAAAATATGTCAGAGTATGCTGCAAAATTTTTAGCAGAGCAGTTAAATGCAACAAACGGTATTTTTGATATAGATAAGGAATTACAAAAATTATCAGATTTAACGCTCCAATATCCTACTGGGGTTAATGCAAGAGGAGAAACTACTTATACCAACTTGGGAAGTCCTTTTTAGGATATTGAAGCTTTAAAGAAATATTCTGCAGATATATTAAATTAGGTAGAAGAAATAAATAAACTAGAAAATTTAGCAAATGATTTATTAGAACAAGGAAACATTAATTTATTAAAAAATGCTGCAAATACTTTAGGTAGTAATAGATCTGCTGAAGATTTATCTAATCTTGATGTTGAAAAAATTAAGCAAAATAAAATTAAAGATATAAAAGATGATGACCGATATCATTGGCAATCTTTTAATGATTACGATGTTATGTCAGATGCTACAGAAGCCTATATGAAAAATTTGGTAGATCAATTTGCTACAAGAGTTTTAGGAGATAAATATGAATATGTAAGCTAGGATGGCGGGAATGCTACTTTTAAAACTAAAAATGGTGAATAGGAAATCTCTTATTCTCAAGAAGATATACTAGAAGGGTTAGCTAATATATTATCTGCAGAAGATATTCAAAATGAAATTATATCTCAAGCAAAAAATAATTTGTCTAACTTAGGAGAATTAGTTAATAAAGTCAGCGATGATACTGTTATTAGTTTAGATAATTTTAAAGTTAGTTTAACAGAAAGTTTAAATGATTTACGAGATGGTGAGTTATACGGAGGAGTATTAAATACAGACGATTTTAGTGACGCAAAACAAATTTTTGAAGGAATGATTCCTGAGGATATTACAGAGCCTAAACAATTAGAAAAATACGTGTCTTTATTAAATGAAGTAGATTGGTCTTAGGCCGATGCTGTAGAACATTTCACTTAGAAGGTTAAAGAGTAGGAAATTGCTTGCGAAGTAAATACAGATGCTCTATCTAAATATCAAACAGTATAGCAAAGAACGTCTAATTTAGTGGAATCTGCGCTTTGGGTACAAGAAAATGAAAATAAGACAATAAAAGAGAAAGCAGAAGAGGTTGGATTAACCACTGATATTCTGGAGGATTATAGTGATAAATTACAAGAAGAGAACAAAGGCTTAAAAGATAATCGAGAATTGGCGGAGCAAACCACTATTGCTTAGAAACAATTATCTAGTAGTTTAGATTCTTTAAGTAAAGACTGGAACGATATTTATAATAATTTGTCTGGTGCGGACATGATGTCTAAAGAATATGCAGAATCTTTAGAAAAATTATAGTCTGCTATGAAAAATATTTTAGGAACAGACTTATCTCATGCTTTTTTAACGAATGAGAAAAATCTTCTTGATATCGAAAGAGCAATAAATGGAGATGAAAAAGCTCTAGAAAGATTAAGACAGGCTGCAGTAATAGATATTATAGTAAATATAGATGGGTTAAATAAAGAAGATTAGAATTGGTTAAAAAATTAGATCGCAACAGTCTAGAACGATCTAGATAACATAAAAATTGGAGCTGAAATTGATACTGAAGGTTTCGACGAATTAGCAACAAAATTAAATGAAATGGTTTATAATGGAGAAATTACTGCAGAAGAATTTCGCAGTATTTTTTCTAACTTAGGAATCTATCCTGTCACAGATAATGTTGATTCTCCAATTGCCGCAAAAGCTTTAGCTGCTGCGAGAGATGATAGTGATCAAGAGTTAACAATTACGGAAACTACGTAGGCTGCAAGCTCTCCTCTTGGCTCAGGAACTTTTGGTTCAACTCCAACCACAGTAACAAAACATGTTACAGTTCATAATGCAAGTGGAGCCGATACTACTTCAAATGTAGATGGCGTAATGAGTGTTCCACAAGTAACTTTTTCAACAGATAAAAATGGTCAGTCTCATGCAAAAGGATATAAAGCTCCTAGTTTAAAAGCTAGCGCGGGGGCAAAATCAAGAAGTAAAGCGAATGCAGGTGGTACTTAGAAATCTCCAAAAAAAGGTTCTTCCTCAAAAGGTTCTAGCGCACCTCAGAAATCTAAGCCTCAAAAAACTGATACAAAAGATTTAGATGAAGCAGTTACAAGATATAAAAATACAGATAATTTATTAGAATCTATTGAACGAAAATTAAATAAGATTCAATCTGAAAAAGATTAGGTTTGGGGTAAAAAATACATAACAGCGATAGATAAAGAAAATGAAGTATTAAAAGATTAGCTTAATATTATTGATTAGTAGATAAAAGAGGCAAAATCTTATCAAGATATGGACTTAGGTTTTTTAACCAATGCGGGGATTGCTGTAGAATTAGATGAAAATGGCTTTGTTAAAAACTTTGAATAGATTGAAGTTATATTAAATAATATGGAGAAAAGTGCTGCGGCAACCTATGATAATACTGTTAATTCTGTCAATGCTTCTTATGATACTAGTGTCAACGCACTTGGAAAAGATTCAAATGATTAGAAAAATGCATTAAAAGAAGCTAATCAATCCGCCACAGATTCTGCAAAAGACCTATATGAAACATAGAAAAATAATATAGAAAAAATAAAAAATAAATTAAATTCTTATGAAGATGCAGTTAAAAAATATTATGATGATACTGAAAAAAGAGAAGAAATTTTGCAAAAGATTCGAGAAAATAATTATGATAAATTAAATCATAAACTTGAAATTCAGTTAGAATTAACTGATCTTGAAAGAAAATAGATGGATACTATGAGTAAACGTTTCCGAGAAGGTTTATTTGGTATTGCTGATAATAATAATATGGACAATACAAAGATAGGAACTTATTTAAATGATTTTAAGCATTTAGAAGAATAGTTGGCAGAAACTAATTAGTTATATGCCCAAGGTGGTTTGTCTGAATAGCAATATTATGAAAAAATGAAAGATTTAAATGATAAGTTAGTAGATACTACTGGAAACATATATGATTTATCTGATGCTATTGGAGATAGATTTATAGAAGCTTTAAATGATGCTGATGATATTATGGATAAATCTATTTCTAAATTTGGACATTTAAGAACTATTATGAGTAGTGTTGAAAATCTTATTAAATTAACCTATGGAGAAGAAGACTTTGATGCTCTTGGAGATGTTTATGAAAATATTGCTTATGCGTCTGAGAAAGAATTAAAATATAATCGAGCAATGTTCGAAGAACGCAAAAAAACCATGGATGAAACAAGAAAAACATATAATGAAGCTGTAGCTGGCAATATACCAGAAGGTAAAACATTAGATTAGTTAAAAGAAGATTTAGACGAATCAGAAAATTCAGTAAGAGAATGGCAAGAAAAAATGTATTCATCTGCAGAGGCATTCGCTGAAGATATTACAAATGTTTATCAAAATAAAATCAATAAAGCTATGAAACAGTTAGAGAATGATTTAACAGGAGGCAAAGGCTTTGATGAACTATAGGAGCAAATGGATAGATTATAGACGCATGATGATGAATACTTAACTGGTGTAAATCAATAGTATGAAACTCAAAAAATGATAAGAACAGCTACCAATGCTTTAGAGAATACTTCTAATAAAATTGCAAAAAATAAATTAGAATTATTTATTAAAGAAACGCAAGAATTATAGAAGCAAGGTAAATTAAGCGAATATGAATTAGGTATCCAATAGAAGAAATATGAAATAGCACTTGCGGAAATAGCGCTTCAAGAAGCTTAGGACAATAAATCTCAAGTTCGTTTACAAAGAGATAGTGAAGGAAACTTTAATTATGTTTATACCGCAGATGAAGATAAGGTAAATGAAGCGCAATAGAAATATGAAGATGCGCAAAATGATTTATATAATTATATAAGGGAACAAGAAGCTGAAATTCAATAGAAACGTTTAGAAAACTGGATGAATTATCATGATGCTGTAAAAGAAATTAATGAAGATACAACCTTAAATGATGCTGAAAGAGCGGAAAAACTAACTGAGTTATATGAATATCATTCCCAAAGAGATTTAGAATTAACTGAATAGTCAAATGCTGGACGTGAAGCTTCTAATCAAGCTTACTTAGATTCATATACAATTACAGTATAGGATGATATTGCTACGACTACAGAAATGCGAAATGCGCATATAGAAATGGCTGAGACAGTAGATAAAGCCACTAATGAGCTACAAGAAAATATGAAAACTTATACAGATTTAATGGATAAGGATCTTATAGGTGTAAAAGACAATGCAGATAATTATGCTATTAACATAGAAAAAGATATGGCAAAAACAGGAAGCGTTTTAGAAGTAGTTCAAGGCCAAACTTCTGACTGGGCAAATTCTATGACTACACTTTTGAATAACGTAGCTGAAAGGTACAATTATTTATCAAATTGTTGTCAAAATGCTATGGAAACCATATCTGGCTTTTTTGCTGACACTGATTATGCGTAGATGTTTGCAAATACAACAGATTTTACAACAATGCTGTATGCTGGAAATGCAAGGCAATATATGACCGAACATAATATTGCTGACAAAGGAAAATGGGTTGAAAATGCTAAGGGTGGTTTAGACTTATACGATAATGAAAATTATGCTGATACCATAATGAATTCAACTGATTTGGCAACGATTGCTAATGCAGCTGTACATAGAATAGCAAAAATGAGAACTTCCAAAAATTATTATGATGGCTTTGATGATACAGAACAATTATTAAAAACTTTGTTTTCTAAAGAAGATTTTGATAAAATTGTAAAACTCATGTATGAAAATCATAAATTTACAGGTTTTGATACTGGTGGATATACTGGTGAATTTGGTCCAGAAGGTAAATTTGCCATATTACATGAAAAAGAATTAGTGTTAAATCAATAGGATACTTAGAATTTATTAGATACAGTAGATATAGTAGATAAATTATTAAATAGTTTAGAATATTAGAATTTATTATAGGATTTTAATATTTCGAATGTCGGAAATGGAATTAATAAAGGTAAAGATACATTAGAACAAGATGTTACAATACACGCAGAATTTCCTAATGTGTAGGATCATAATGAAATTGAGATGGCATTATCTAATTTGGTTAATACAGCATCTCAATATGCTAACAGGAAGAAGAGTTAATACTCTTCTTCCTTTTTTTATTTGGTCTAATTAAAATAATTAAAAAGAAATAATTTTTAAAAAAAATATAGAATGAGAAAAAGGAGGTTATTATTGTGGCTGAACAAAATTATTCTGAAAATATATGCTCTGCTATTGATATTATAACTTAGTCAGTAGTAGATGGCATGGCTTTCGATAAAACAATTACTTGCACAATAGTAGATGATTCAGATAAGGACAATGGTCGCTATAGAGTTACAGATGGTTCAAGTAAATTTATAGCATATTCAGAAACAAAGACCTTTAGAAATAAAGATATAGTATATGTAACTGTTCCGAAAGGAGATTTTGGAGAATAGAAAGTTATCATAGGCAAAAAAACAGAAGTAGAAGAAGAGCCTTTTAACTATGTTCGACCTTTTGATAATTTTTTACCTTGTACGAATAATATATGGGAAAATATAGATTTTGATGGTTTAACCGCGGCCGGACGAGATGAAAATGCAACACCGCAAGCGAGTGAGTTAAAGAAAAGTTTTGAAGACTTTGAAAATCATTATAAAGGATTTACTCATTTAGGGATAAAAGCAAATTTTAAATCATTATTAGCTGCTGAATAGATCGCTTCTGGAAACTATGGTATTAGATTAGAAATGAAGTGCGTAGTTAAAGATGTTCATCCTACAGGCGAATATCAATATATTCTAGTAACATCTACTGAAGAAGAAAAGGTAGAGCAATATTATATTTGGAATGAAACTGATAAACGATATGAAGCCACCACCGCGACTCCTGATAATAATGAGAATAATTTAACATTATATAAATAGAGTGAACATAAAACAATAAAAAAAATATTTGATTTATCTTGTTAGGATATGTTAGGTAATCCATTTGCTTTTGAAATTTTTTCTAATCAAGAAAAAGTGTTTGATATTAGCGATATTGAAGATATACTTGCTTTAGATATATATTTTTATTAGAATGGAGAATTTAAAACTAAAATTGGAAAAGATTTGCCCATTGCTAAAATTGCGAACTTATTTGTCTCTGATATAAATATTTTATTTGGTTATAGCTTATAGGATATTGACGATGAATTTGTATAGTTATTTACAACAGATTCGTTAAATTATTAGCATACAAATGATATAGAAGAAAATAGAAAAAATATTGATTTACGATGGGCGCATAAAGTTGGAGATAAATTATAGGTATTTACCAAAGATAATCTTGAAGCTTAGTATGATGAAATTTTTGATCAAAATGAGCAAGATAATACTCCTTATGAGTTATTAATAGATTCTTCGCCACAACAGATCGAAAATAGACATTATTATACTCCTAAACCAGAGACAGATTTTAATAGATTTTATATTTGGCATGGGCAAGAAAACATCGAAAATTATAAAAATGGAGTTATTTATTCACTAACCTCTTTTGTGCCAGTGACAGATATAAAAAAAGGCGAATAGTATTTTAAAAAATAGATGTTTTTAATTTCAGATTTTATTAAAAATAATTATTTTTTTAGTGGTTCAGAGGATAAGAGACAATTAGATGATAATTTATTAAATTATGACGCTAAAGTTTATGAAAAATAGAAAGATTTTGTCACAAAAACTTTTATTAAAGACGTAAAAAATAAAAAAAGAAAATTATCTGATTATATATTTTATTTATATGGACAAGACAATTCAATTAGCTCTGTTGGTATTAATACAGTAGAAGAATTTTTACCAAATAAAAGATATTGTTTTGATACTTATGAAGAAAAAGAAAATTTTAATTTTGAAAATATTTTAAAGGAAAATCAAAATTATTATATTTCTTTATATTGCCCTATAGATTTTAATAAAATAGAAAATGAAGATAAAATAAATAATCGCATTGTAAAACCTTTATTTTCATAGAGAATACTTAATGGACAAGAAACTAGTATAGAGAATTTTTATACTATAAATACAAATATATTTAAAGAAGTAGATTTTGATACAATTGAATATGAACCTAATAAATATTATTATAGAAAATATAAATTGGACGAAATGTTTGAGATAAGATGGTATAGATATAATTTAGGAGTTCCAGCAGCGGATGAATTTTGTGGCTTATACTGGGAAAGAATTCCAGAATGTTCTGAAGGTAGTAATAAAACTTATACAGACCCTGGAGAAACTCCATTTCATTGTAGTTTATTACCAGATTTTTTATATAATAAAACGGAATAGATAAAAGCAGTTTTAATAGTAAAATAGGGAGACGAACAAACTCCTTATTACAGCAATGTAATTACATTTGAAAATAAAAATGAAGTTGTTAATATCCCTACTACAGAACAAGAATTAGCGTTAAAATTACGTATTAATGATGGTACTTTTGGAAATTATTATTTATACGACGAAAGCAATAGCTTAATTGATAAAAGTTAGTCATCAATTAGAAGAAGTTTAACAGCATTATTTAATAAAACAGATTTTACTTCTAACTCTGTACTGCAAGATGCTACAAAAGTAACTTGGGTATTTCCAATAGAAAATACAATGCTAAATATTAATATTGCCGAAACAGGTGGAACATATATCAAGCCAGAGCCAGGTTCCGCGTATGGAAAGATTGTAATAGAAGAAAAACGCAATTCTTATTAGTTAATATATAATATTGAAAATGCTTTTAGTTTTAATAAAAATAATAATAGTATTACTTGTACAATAGAAAAAGATGGAGAAATTTTTTCTACTACACAAGAATTCTCTTTTGGAAATAGTGGCAGTAATGGCTCTGATTATACTCTTGTTCTTGATTTATTGACAGCTGATAACATGGTAACTTTGGATCCAATCTCAAACATTTATAGCTTTAGAGAGGTTCAATAGTCAGCACAAGTTGACTTTGAGAATTATTTTGTGTATGATGAGAATACAGGATATTTACGAAAACCAACAGGGGAATACAATAAAGATATTAAATATTATATTTGCACTAGTAAAAATTCTGATGGCAATAATGCTGTTCTGGCTAAAGAATATTTAACTTTAGAAGAAGCTTATAAAAACTCTGATATAGAGATTTTTAATGAAGATGGAACTATAAAAGATTTAGCTATTACCATTTTTAAATTAGAAGACAATGTATATACTCCAATTACTAATTTTTCAGAAATTACAAACAAGAATAATAATTGGAAGAAGAACTATTTTATCGCAAATAATTTAGAGATGCTGTATGGCTATTATTATTCTAAGGATTCTGATGGGAAAAAAGAAGAAGCTTTTAAAATTTTAAAAACTTCTACTCCAGTAGAAGAAATTAAAGTGCGAGCAACTTTATATGACTAGTCTAATAATAAAGTAAATTTAAATTTAAACGATTACACTTTTGAATGGAGTTTTAATAATGATAAAATTACTCAAGGAGAGTATGAATAGAAATTATTTAATATAAATAAAACAGAAAATAAAAATGAAATTATTTTATTAAAACGACAAAATATAGATAATGCTATAAATTCATTATGTATTTTAACTGCAACTCTATCAGGCTTTGGAAGTTATAATTTAGAAGCTTATCTACCAATCCCATTAAGAGCCAATTATGGAGTAATAAGATATCAAGGACCAGATAAAATAATCTATTCTACCACTGGAGTTCCCAATTATTATAAAGATGAAATTAATTTATTTTATAATGATATAGATGGTAATAATATAAATTACCCCATTTTTAATAATAACACCAAATGTTTTTCTATATTAGACAATGAAGAAGGAAAAGATCTCGTACCTACATTAGAAGTTAAAGAAGAAACAAATGGGATTTCATATATTAAATTAATCCCTAAAAGTACATATATTCAAGGGTTAAAACCTTTTGGTATTTAGTATACAGATACTCAACAAACAAAAATATTTACTTAGCCAATATTAAATATTCAAAACAGATATTTTTCATCAACATTAAATAAATGGGATGGAGAGTTATCTGTTGATGGAAACAAAAATACTATTCTTGCTAAAATGATTGGGGCCGGCCGCAAGAATAAGGATAATACTTTTTCAGGAGTAATGCTTGGTGATTGGACTGGCTCTGTAGATGCAAATGATGGAGGTAAATTAAGCCTTAAAGAACACATAGGTCTTTATGGTATTCATAAGGGAGAAACAAGTTTTGGCTTTACAGAACAAGGAATCGGATTTATTGGAAAAGCTGGAAAAGGTAGAATTTTATTAGATGGAGATAATAGTGTTATTACTTCTTCAAACTGGACTTTAGATGGCAAATATAATACCCATGAAGGCCTATATATGAAAATAGATGATGGTTTTATTTTAATGAGAGATAAGAAATCTCATTATATAAAATTAGATGTTTTAGCTCCTGGAAATATAAATAAAGATGACGGTAGAATAAGCTCACCTATACCATCTCCAACACCAGGAGGAAAAGACTCTGAATTTCCTTTTGTTATATATGGAGATAAAGACAATTTTACACAAATAGGTTGGAATGGTAATTTATTTATGAGAGGCAAAAAACCTTCTGAAAAAAGCTCTTCGGAGGGAAGTCCTTCTGGATATATCTATTTAAATGCTTCTGCGAGTAAATATCCATTAGATATAAATAGTCATTTTGCTGTTGCTTGGAATGGTGCTTTAACAATTAGCAAATAGAATATTATATCAGAATTTGGCAAAGGGGAAGAAGGAAAAGATGAATATATTGCACCAGAATCTTCTAAGAATTTTATATTTGAAGATGATACTAGAGGATATGAAGAATCAAACTCAAACCCTGAAATAGGATTTGAATATAGTAAAATAGAAAGAGTAAATAATGATTCAAATAAACTACAAGTTAAAGAAGGAGAAACGAAATTAGCTTCAAAATCAGATAATCCTTATGATTATTCTAGTTTAAATAAACTTTTTCATGGCTTGCATGCAACGCCAGATGGAGATATGTATTTATCTCGTAAACTTGTTATAGGCTCTAAATTTAGCGCTACTGCTGATGGATACTTAAGAGCTAAGGCTGGATTATTTGATGATTGTAATGCAAATGTATTTTAGGTTAGAGCTTTAGAAGCAAATGGTAGTTCAGCTACTATTGATTTAAATACTCCCATAGAAGATAGATTAAAGAAAACAACAGACATTTTTGATAAAGAGGGCCATTTATAGCCAGATTTTAAAGGTGCTAAAATAGGAGATATGGGATGGTTACAAGGAAGCCTTGGAGAAGAAGTTGTCGATATCAGCGCAAAAGAATATGACGCTTTATCAGAGGATGAGTAGAAAGATTATCAAGGATATACTAAGCCAGATGGAGAACAACGATATTAGAAGACAATACAAAAATATACTATGAACTTAGGTATCTCTAGCCAAGAAGGCTGTGGTATTGTATTAAATAGTCAATCAAATGTTAGAATAGATTCTGCATCAGATAGAGGAACTTATTTTAATGGTGGAGTTTTTACTGCAAAAATGAATAAAGGAATTGACTTGTATCAAATAAATTCTGAAGATGCTAATTATGGTATTCGAATACATTCTATGAAAGATTTAAATCAAAGAAGTGCTGATAGAATAAAATTATCAGTTGAGTCTAATAGGCCATTTTCTGCTGATTGGTCAGACACTGAAAAAATAACCGATATACACGGTAATGAAAATTGGGTATATAGATATAATACAGCAATAATTTTGGAAAAAAATTATTTAAGATTACATAAATATACAACAGATGGCACTGCTGGACAAATATCTATTGGAGAAAATAAGTCTGTGATAGAATTAGTAAGTAATATAAACTCTGCATTATAGTCTATAACAATTGGAAAAAATAATAATAACAGTATATCTTTTAATGGATATGGTCAATATTTGCTTGAAGGATAGAATATTGGTAAAAATACTCAAAATAATTAGTCATTTAATATTATTTTATATAATAATGATGGGACCGAAGTGAAACCCACAGGATAGTTTTTATTACGAGGAAGTGTTGGTGAAGAATCTTACTTTAAAAGTGCGGGGCCTTTAAGTTTAAATAGTTATGGAGCTACTGGAGCTTCAATTAAAATAGGTATAGATAAAGATAATCCTAATATATTAAATATAAAAAGCAATAATTTTAATTTAACTAAAACAAGTCTAATAGTTGAAAATATTCCAGCAAAAAATCAAAAGGGTATATATGCACGTTTTGCATAATCATAGGAGAGAAAGGAGAAAACATTATGGAACAAAAAGATTTACAAATTCTAGCAGATATTCATAATGCTTTACTTAATGTTGAGACAAAAGGAGAAAACACAATCATTATAGCGCAATGCTTAATGAGATTAAAGAATTTTGTTGAAAATAAAAGTAAAGAATTAAATAATAAATAGGAGGAAGAATAATGAGTACTAGTAAATTATATCCTCCTGTATTAGAAAAAACTTTACCAGCGTTTTATGGAGACAGTATTGCTGTCTCCTATACTCTCAATAGGGCAACTGGATTTAATGATTTTGATGCTATTAAGCTAATAGTAAAATCAACAATTACAAATGAAGTTATTATAAACAAAGAGACCACTAGATACACCTCTAATTCAGCAAGCTTTTATTTTACGGAAGATGATTTAAAAGAGGTGTTCCCTGGAGGGTTCTATAAAATATAGTTGGCTTTTGTTAATAGAAATAACAAAGGAGAAAAACAAATTGGATTTTATTCTAATGTAAGTATAGCGAAATATATTGGGGATATCCCAAATGTAGACGTAGAAGATGCTCTTGCAGATAATGATATGTTCATTGGTACCTATGAGTGTAAAGATGATATAACTGAAAAATTATACTCCTATTCTTTTACTTTGTTAGATAATGATAATTAGGTAATTGAAGAGACTGGTGAAAAGTTACATAATTCAACTGGAGATGTTAGTACAAAACAAAGAGAATATTGGACTCCTACAGTTGCTTTAAATAGTGGGCTTGATTACACAATATTATTTCATATTACTACTATTAATGGATATGAGTTTACACGCAAAAAATAGATTACTGCCAAAAAAGATGATTCTGGTTATATACCTCGTAATATTGAATTATCTGCGGAAATGAATGAAGAAAATGGATATGTTAATATAAAAATAAGAAGTACAATTTCTGCAATTACAAAAACTCTTATTTATGGTAAATTTCGTATTTATAGAGCGTGTTCAAAAGATAATTATAAACAACGAACTAAAGTTGCCTATTTTTCTTTAGAGAATCAAGATATATTTGCGAAAGAATTTAAAGATTTTACCGTTGAAGCTGGATATAAATATAGATATATTTTACAACAAGTAAATGATCATGGTATTCACTCTGAAGAAGTATGGTCTACAAATACTGTAGAGGCAAATTATGAGCATATTTTCTTATTTGATGGGCATAGACAATTAAAAATAAAATATAATCCAAAAGTTTCTAGTTTTAAAAACACAGTATTAGAGACAAAAACTGATACCATTGGAGGAAAATATCCTTTTATTTTTAGAAATCAAAATGTTAAATATAAAGAGTTAAATTTGTCAGGTCTTATTTCTTATAAGATGGATGAATAGAATCTATTTTTAGATGATGCTGATATATGGCCGAATTTATAGCCGGGTTTAAGTGGTAAAGAAAAATGGACACATAATTTGACATATGATAATATAACTGCGGAAAGAGTATTTAAATTAAAAGTATTGGATTGGTTAAACAATGGAGAAATTAAATTATTTAAATCTCCAACAGAAGGTAATTATATTGTGCGGTTGCTTAATGTCTCTTTGAGCCCAACCGATACGGTCGGCCGCATGCTCCATACATTTACTGCTACTGGATATGAAGTAGATGATATTAAAAATTATCAATTTACTCAAGAGCTTATTATTGATAAAACAAATAGATATATCGGATATAAAACAACTCCTTTATATGATTTTCCAAAAGCAAGATTATTAGCTAATTCTTCTGTTGTTATTGACAATAGAGAATATGAAATTATAGGCAATCCTAATCTTGAATTTGTTACAGGAGTGCATTTTGAAGATGTAAAACCATTAACTCCATTTACAGTAACATTAGAGCGAAATGGAAAAATTTTCATTCATTCTTTCCGCATTGGTGCTACTGGGTTTTATGCGATACCATCTGAATTAGGTTATCATATAAAACAAATTCGTTTGAAAAAAGAAAAATGGGAAGAAGGAGACTATGCTAAAGATATTATTAATAATAGAGGACAAGTAACTTATGAATATGAACGTCAAGCAAAGCATAATAATTTTAATGATATAACTGATATTTCTAGTAATATCGCTGTTGGCGCGCCTTTATATTCAACGGTAATTGAAGCAAATGTGGAAGAGGCTTTAGCGACTATTGATAATAATCCATTGTATGAGTATAATATAGCTGCAACAGATGAAGCATTAATTGAGATTGGATATTTTGATATTGACAATAAACCTACTCTTTTATTAAAAGACATTGGATATATATAGGATGGAGCAGATAAAGATGGAAATCCTATATATAAAACTCCAGATGGCACATCTATATTAACACCTTCGAAAAATGCTGGTTATCATTACTCAAAAGGTGAAGCAATTCCTGTTTTTGAAACTGCTAAGAATCCTACTTTAACAATAAATGATAAAACTTAGAAAATAACTTTTAATAATGAATTTACAGAAATATATTTTTTAGATTCTAACAATAATCCAAAGTCAATTTCTGCGACTTCTGGTTCAACGCCTTTATTTTTACCAGTTTATGATTCAAAAGGGGTTTAGAGAATAAAACGAATAGTGGAAAAAAATGAGGGAGAATGGCAAAACCCTTATTGCTCATATTGCGCAAAAGATAAAGATTGTCCTAATGGGGTTTTTACAAACCCGATAAATGTTAATATATATAAAACTTTCCCAGTTACTTCTGTTGGTGATGGAGAGAAAACTATTATCAATAATCAAAAAATATATCAAAATCTCGTAGCAAATAAGTATTATGACGCAACAAATATAGATGGAGAATATTATATTAAAGAAGAAATTTAGAATATTTATAACTTAGATTTTGAATTAATTCAAGTCTTTTATGAAGAAGATTTGTCAAAAGAAGGTAGTAAATAGAATATAGCAATTGAAAATGCTACTGTTTCTTATGAAGATATAATAGAAAATAATGGATATGCTTATACTATTAGAAAAATAGGAAATATAAATAGGAAAATATCAAAAAAAGATGTCTTACGGACGTCTAAAGAATTAATATATGATTATATTAGTCTTACAGAAAAAAATCCTAATTTTGCAAATAGCATAGCGGAATATACTTATATACCAATTTAGAATTTAGCTGATTAGTCTACTTTTTAGACTATATAGGGCATTTATAATTTACCTCCTTTGTCTACTGCAGAAACAATAACAGACTGGATAAAAAACAATCATCATTTATTGACATTTTTTGAAAAAAAAGAAACATCAATTAAAGGGGTTTTTCGCTATGAAGAAGTTTCTTTTCCTAATCCTAAAGATTTTAATTTTGATACTTCATAGTTATTATTGCATCCTCGTTTACAAGGATATAATAACTATATAAAAGAAACTACCCCTCATGCAAATGAGGTAATAATAGTATTCACAGATACTCCAGATAGTATCTCACATATAGACTTAACGAATAGATTTTCTTATAGTATTAGCGCAGAAGCTTTAGGGCAAGATGACTTATAGAATATAGCTGCAGTTTATATGGGCAGCAATGTAAGAGGATTTATGACTTATAAGAGAAAATAGTATTCTTATGAAGCTGTTTTAGACAATGGATTGACTATTAGTTTAGTGCCAGAAGAAAAATTAGAGGAGGGTGAGTCATAATGTTTTATGATACAAATTTTTTAAGACAATTAGACAAATATAGACATAGAGATATTTATGCTCGTATTACTCTTTTAACTTTTGATGAATAGCCAGTTGAATACATAGAGGGGAAAATTACTGGAGGTTCCATTAATATTGATGGAACCTCTGCCCTTAGACGGACTTGTAGTTTAACTATGGTATCTACAGATTTAAATGTTAATATTTTTGTATTAGGGTTAGAAAGAAAATTTATTTTAGAGATAGGATTAAAAAACAAGATAGATAATAATTATCCTGAAATAATTTGGTTTAAACAAGGAATATTTGTTACCACTGGCTGTAACACAGCAAGACAAACAAGTAACTATTAGATTTCTTTAAGCGGAAAAGATAAAATGTGTCTTTTAAACGGAGATGTTGGAGGAACAATGCCTTATTCTGTTGACTTTGCAACACTAGAAGAAATAAGTGCTGATGGAACTACAACAACTTACACAAAAGTAAAAATTAAAGACATTATAAGAAATGCGGTTGAAGAATTTGGCAATGAATTTCCTTATAACATTTAGATAAACGATTTAGATGAAAGTGGTTTAGATTTAATGTCTTATCAAGGAGACGCTACTATGTATGCTTATAGAAACCATCCAGAGACAAATGATGCAACTTTTATTAATATGACATTTGATAATACTACTACAGTATATAAAATAGAAAATGTCGAAGGTGTATATACAACTAGCCCAATACAAATAAAAGAAATTGAAGAATCTTGTTTTGATACTTTAACAGAATTAAATAATATAACGCCTAAGTGTTATTTTAGTGCAACTAGCACTCCTTGGCTACCTGGTAAAAAAAATGTTGTAGATATTACGCAATTATTTTCAATAGTTAAACTTACAAAAGGATAGGCCGTAGGATATCGACAAACAGATATTATATATCCTGGAGAACTTATTGCTAATGTAGGGGATTCTTTAACCTCTATTCTTGACAAAATTGTTTAGATGCTGGTAAATTATGAATATTTTTATGATATAGATGGACACTTTGTTTTCCAAAAGAAAAAAGCTTATATAACTTGGGGAGAATAGTTAAAATCTGAAGGAGAAACTAATTTAGAAAAATATTTTGGAAATAGTAAAATTGAATCAAGTATATTTTATAACTTTGAGGATAATGATTTAGTTATCTCTTTTAACAATGCTCCTGATTTAAGCAACGTAAAAAATGATTTTTCTATTTGGGGAACAAGAAAAGGGGTGTCGGGCTCAGAAATACCAGTTCATTTGCGGTTTGCTCTAGATCGAAAACCGCAATCATATACTACATTTAAACCAAGTAGAGTAAAAGCTAAATTAATAAATGAAGATAAAGACAATGATAATATAATTATTTATTATTAGTTAAACAAAAGCGATTATAATCAATATCCTTAGTACACTTATATAGCTGCAGAAGATGGCTCTTGGAAGATGACGCAAAAGCCTGATTCGATAAATGGTTATAAAGGTATTATTTATTGCGATTGGCGAGAGATAATTTATTAGATGGCTCTTGATTATCATAAGTTTAGAGATACTCATAAAGATTTTTATAAATAGGTTATTTAGAATAATCTTAATGAAAATGGTATGCCACTTTATCCGACCGGCCGCACTAACTATGAACAATACTATACAGATATTTTAGGTTTTTGGAGAGAAATATTTTCTCCTATTGAAATAACAAATGAACAGGATAAAAAAGGATTTTTCCGTTAGGTATTACTATCTCCAAGTACTTATAAAAGAAATACTTATTATTTAAAACAAGACATAGGAAAGGAAATTGAAATAAAGGAGAAAAAAGCATTAGTGCCTTTTGATGCTGTTGATAGATTTCCTAAATATGTATTAGATTCATCTCGTTCTTTTAATGAAAATAAAATTTATTATGAATGTTATGAAGAAATAAAAGATGAAAATAAATATTTTATAAAAACAGTAGAAGAAGAGCCATATAATTTAAACTTTTGGTTTGATTTTCTTGACACTACTGGAGATTTAGGTAAGTATTCAGTGCGCGCTATTGGACAAAGGCCGAAAAATGTTAATAATTCCAATGTTAAATCTATATATTATAGAGAAGTACCTAATTTTATTTTCGTAGATAATGCTAAAATAAAATTAGAACAAACATATGATTCTAGTGGATTAATAGAAGATAAAAAAATTACAGATGTATTAAATACTAATACAGCATATACATATATTTCTTCAACAACGGCTTTAGAAAATTGTTTAACAATTAGTACACAAGGAGTTAGTGCTATGGATGAATTATAGAATTGTTTAAATGAATACACTTTTTGTAAAGAAAATACTACATTAACTACAATACCAATATACTATATAGAGCCTAATGTAAGAGTTTCTATAAAAGATGAACAGTCTAAGGTAGATGGAGAATATCTAGTAAATAAAATCACTTTGCCTTTAGCATATAATGGTACAATGTCATTAAATGTAGTAAAGATTGTTGATGATATATATTAATGAGAAAAAGGAGGTTGTAATTAGCTATGATAGATACTTTAAAAATAGCATAGTGTTTTATCTATTATGGTAAAAAAGAACAAAAAGATGATAAAGGAAATGTAACAATATCTAATGGCTGGAATTATGAGGGGACATTAGATGGTATATTTTCCAATATAAGCACAAAAGAGCATTCTTTTTCTGGAGAAAACTATAGTATTTATTAGCTTGGCATTTAGTCTGCGCCAGGCTTACGAGTTAATTTAGGATAGAACAATGGAGAGATTAGGATTGGGCAAACAGGAATATTTGAATTAAATTTATCAAATTTGTCTCCTTTAAAAGGAACTGTTGTCTTATCGAATTTAGAGAGTGCATTAGCAAATACCTATAATGATACTTTAGGAACTTTTTCTGGTAATTGTAATTACTGTTTAATAGATGTCATTTATGCGCAAAATGATGGGAAGGAAGGTGGTGCTGCGTGAGAAGCATATATGGAACACGATCTATAATTCCTAACAATTATTATTTTACTTTTGATAAAATTTATGATAATGAAGCGACTGTAAAAAACTCTTTTGGAGATACTGTCTTAATAGGTAGAACAGTATTAGCTTATAGAGAGCATACTGTTTGGCTAAAAACAAATGCTGGTTATCTAAAAGTTGCAAAATTAGATAATGAAGGTAGATTTGTTTATTCTGAAGGATGTGTTTTATAGGATAATGAAGATATAGATAAGTTATTTTCTAAAGGCAATACAGAAAATGATGATGGTATTTATATTGTAGATACTAAAAAACATACTATAAAAGGAACTTTCCCATAGCCTTATGGTGTTAAAAATGATACTTATAAAAATGACACTATATTTTTATTATAGTAGTATTCTACTGAGGCAGAAATCACTGAATGGAAAGAATTTATTAAAGATTAGGCAGCAGCTGAAGAGGCGCAAAGAGCAGGAGCTGTTTTATATGAAGAAAATGAAAATAAAGTATTTGTTCCTGCGGTTGAATTAAGCCTAAGCACTAAAGTATATGCCATTCCGAAAAAAGCAACTGTAACATCGTTTTAGATTTTAACACACATAGGTGACGTAGCAGCAATAAAAGAAGATAATATAACTAATAGTGTAGATAAAAAATTATTAGAACATTCTAATAAGATTTTTATAAGAAGAATAACCACAACTTTTAAACTATTTACAAAGGAAGATACTGCAGATTATACTTATAATTACAGCGATAAAACTAAAAAGTTTATTGCTACTGGAAAAAGTAAAGCTGAATCTATGAATTCTTATGTCGATTATATAAAAGCGGAGATAGCTTTAGAATAGTGGTAGGATTTATCAGAAAAATATACTGGTTATTTAGGAGCTTTAAATGCAACAGGTTTTAATCATACAGGGGAAAAATATAACGATGCTTCTGGAAAATATTTAACTCTTGTAGATGCGATTAATTAGCTTGATAAAGTAATTGGTTCAACTTTAACAAGATTTGAATCAAAAGCTTCAATTGCCGATGCTGCAGATGAGAAAGGTTAGTCTAATCTTGCTGGCGATAAAAGACCTATTAATATTAGAGAAGCTGCTTTAGCAGATGCCATAGTTAGACATGATGCAGATATAGGCTAGATAGAAACTTTAGCTACTAGCTTAAATAATATAGATTTTACTAATGCAGATTCTGATACTAGTGAAAATAGTCTTGGAAATACTAAATTTACTGCTTAGTCATTAACCAATATGATTAAAATTCTTGATAAAATTATTGGTACACATCGTAACATTAACGATTCTTATGATAATAGACCAGTTACATTAAAAGATACAGAGACTTTAGTCCAAAATATATAGCATAATAACGCTGATATTGGTAATATTGAAAGCGTTGATGGAGATAACCTTAAATTTGATAAAAACGTTGCTCCTAGCGATGATGCTACTACTGGTAAAGCCACTATAGAATCTGCTACAGATGCAATAAAAGCATTAGATAATATTATAGGAGCTTTAACTATAATAACAAATTTAGATGAGGTTGGAAATAATAATAAGCTTGGAAGAGATAATGCAACTGATTTAGTTAATGCGATTTCTATTTTAAAAGGATATATTGGTACTATAAATGATTTAAATGATGAGGTAAATGGTGTTGATTAGAATAATTTAGTAGATGCTATTGAAGCATTAAACAAAATTATCGGAGATACTGCTGGAATACACGACATAGATAATGGAAATGATAAAAATAATATTGATGATACAATAAATCCAAATTTAGTTTTATCAATTAATAAATTAGATAATCTAATAGGTAGTTTATCAAAAATTCATGCTGTAGATAGTACGAATGAAACAAATAGACAAAACAACATTAAAAATAAAGACATCGTTTTAACAATAAATAAATTAGATTCTTTAATTGGAGCAATACAAGCACTACATAATATAAATGATAATGACAGAAACGACATTAGATTAGACAGTTTGACAGAAACAATAAATAAATTAGATAGTTTAATAGGAGGCTTAAACAAATTAAATAATACTCCTAATAATTTATCTGAATAGAATGATCGCAAAAATCTTACAACCGCGATTAATAAATTAGATCATATAATAGGTTTATGGTCTTCAGAAGGTTGGCATCAAAGTTTAAAAGGTTCTGATTCGATTGATGAATCATCTTTTAATGATATAGTATTATACCTAAGAAATGTTGATTAGTGGTTACAAAAACTTTAGGAAAGTAAAGTAAATATAGGAACATTTAACACCTGGATAGAATTAATAAATAATCTTGGTGAAAATATGGATATCCTAGATGCAAATGTTACTACTTTATATGAATGGATAAACAATTCTGATAACACAAATTCGGGATGCAATTCTATTAATCTTACTTGGGGAACATTTTAATATTTTATTTTTAAGGGAACTAAAATTTTTATTTTAGTTCCCTTAATTTTTTTTGTCCTTAAAAAGTGGTAATTTTTTGGGTTTTTTACGGTAAAAAATTACCGTGAATTTTCATATATATACGGAAGGGTAAAGATAAAAAAATAGAAAAGGAGAGATATAATATGTATCCACAACAAACACCTCAAATGAATTATGGTAATTATTACCAGTAGCAAGCTGTTCGTCCTACTCCAATAGTTCCTCAAGGATTAAAAGGAAGACCTGTTAGCTCATTAGATGAAGTGCGTGCGGCAGCAGTTGATTTTGATGGTTCAATTTTCTATTTTCCTAATTTAGCCAATGATACAATTTATACTAAACAAATTAATTTAGATGGAACTTCTTCAGTACGAGTTTATGAATTAGTAGAAGCACCTCCTACTACGCCACCAGTTCCAGTAGTAGATAATTTAGTAACAAAAGATGAATTTACTAAAACCATAAATAGTTTATTAGAAGAAATTTCTGCCCTAAAAGGTAAGTCAGCGCCGGCCGCATAGACGGCCCCACCGCAAGAGTTTAATTTTTAATAAAAAGGAGAGATTATTATGAATCCAATGCAAATAATTCAAATGTTAAAAAATGGCGGAAATCCACAACAAATCGTTATAGGTATGTTAGAACAAAATTCACAAGATAATCCTGTCCTTGATAATTTGTTATCTTTAGCAAAAGAAGGAAATACATAGGAGATAGAAAATTTTGCTCGAAACATGCTAAAGGAACAAGGAAAGGATTTTGATAAAGAATTTAATTCCTTTAAGCAAAGCTTAGGGTTTTAAATAAATAAAAAATTTTTATAAGGAGGAAAAACATATGTTTAATGGAACAAATGGTTATAGCCTATCAGATATCGCAGCTGTAACAGAGAGTGGTAATCGTAGTAACAGTGGAAACGGTATGTGGGGAGATGGCGGTGCTTGGTGGATCATCATCTTATTCCTATTCGTATTCTGCGGCTGGGGCAACGGAGGCTGGGGAGGCTTCGGAGGAGGCAATGGCACCGGACTTCAAGGAGCTTTAACTCGTGCCGATCTTTGTCAAGATATGAACTTCCAAGGCTTAGAAAATGGAGTTCGTGGAATTCAGCAAGGACTATGTGATGGTTTCTATGCTTAGAACACTAATATTTTAAATGGCTTTGCTGGAGTACAGAATTCATTGGCTACTGGCTTTGCCGGTGTTGATAATGCTGTATGCACATTAGGTTATAATACGCAGCAAGGATTCAACACAATGAATGTTGCAAACTTACAAAGCACAAACGCGATTCAATCTGATATTAATGCTAATACTGTTGCTGGTATGCAGAATACTAATTCGCTTCAGGCTCAAATCGCACAATGCTGCTGCGAAAACAAAGCGGGCCAAGCTGACATAAAATATCAGATGGCAACAGATACTTGCGCAGTTCAGAATACGATCTAGAGCACAACAAGAGATATAATTGACAATAATAATGCTAATACAAGAAGCATTTTAGATTTCTTAGTACAAGATAAGATTTCTTCATTAGAGTCAGAAAATCAAAGCTTAAGACTTGCAGCGTCACAGTCTGCTCAAAATCAATATTTAGTTAATGAACTAAGACCTTGTCCAGTTCCGGCTTATGTAACATGCAACCCTTGGGCTGCTTCATATGGCTTCAACAACTATAATGGATGCGGTTGTGGTTGCAACTAATTAACGAAAACTCACTATATTGGAGGTTGAAAGAAAATGGCTGAATATACAGCAAACGCCTTACAAACAGTTGGCGTAAATCAAAATGTTTTACTTACAGACGAACCTGTAAAAGGAAATTGCTCCATAATCCATAGAGATGGTAGTGGTCTTGTTACTCTGCGCGGCATTACTAATCAATGTCGCGCGAGATTCCGAGTTTATTTCAATGGTAATATCGCTATTCCTACTGGCGGAACTGTTGAATCTATTTCTCTTGCGATTTCAATAAATGGAGAACCAGTAGCGTCTTCAACAATGATTGTAACTCCTGCTGCAGTTGGAGAGTTTTTTAATGCCGGTGGTAGTATATTTATCAATGTACCTGCTGGATGTTGCGCTTAGATTAGCGTAGAAAATACGAGTACTCAATCAATTAGTGTTTAGAATGCTAATTTAATTGTAGAAAGAGTTGCGTAAGGAGGTAAACAGAGATGGAAAAATTAAAATCTATGAAAGAATGCTTAATGTCTTGCGCACAGACCTAGATGGGTAATCTACAAGGAGTAGATACGAAAGAACTTGGAGAAGTAATTGATATGATAAAAGATCTAGAGGAAGCTATCTATTATTGTACAATTACTAAAGCTATGGAAGAAGATAACGAGCATAAAAATAAAGAAAGTCATCATTATTATACGGAAAGAGTAATCTACCCAAAAGATGAATATAATAGAGATATAGATAGAGAATATGGTAAAATGTATTACACACCAAGCAATGGAGGTAACAGTACTACTACCACAAGTTCTCCTCGTTATTATACAGAAATAACAAGAGATGAAAAAGAAGGCAGAAGTCCTATATAGAGAAAAATGTATATAGAAGCCAAAGAAAAGCATCAGGATAAAGCTACTCAATTAAAAGAACTTGAAAAATATATGAATGAGTTAGCTAATGATATGACAGAAATGATCGCTGATGCCTCTCCAGAAGAACGTCAATTCTTTGAAAGAAAATTATCTTAGCTAGCAACTAAAATAAGTCATGTTTAATATGAATGGATATAGGTGGGAAGTAATAATTACTTCCCCATCTCATCCATGTCTTAGACGTTCTAATGGCTCATATGCACTTGGCTCTTGTGACAATAATTGCAAAACAATATATTTAAATGAATTTATTCCTACTGATAAATTACTAAAAGTTTTATGCCATGAGATTACACATGCGGCAATGTTTAGTTATAATGTAAATTTAAACTTAGATTAGGAAGAACTAATTGCAGATTTAATAGCTACGTATGGAAAAGAAATAACATCGACCGCAGATAAAATTTTTAAAAAAATATCAAAAAAATGGGGTGCTTAATGCACCCCGATTTTTTTATAGGTTATTATGGTATTTTATTTGAACATCTTCATATAATCTATCTCCATCGTGATTTCCTCCCAATGAATTATATGTGTCATGCTCTGAACTAATCATATCCCATTCTTTTGAAGTAATTTCATGATCTTCTTTTAATAACTTATGACAATCAGTCTTAAAACTTTTTCCTTGAATACAAAGGATACCATCTCTTAAAATGTCTAAATCAGTTTCTAAACAATTTATTTGTTTCTGAAGATGTTCATTTCTTCGCTAAGATTGTTGCTTATGGTCTTGAATTATATCTAAAACTTCTTGATTAATAGAATCTTTTAGAGTATCATCTTCTTCTTGTCTAATATGTTCCTATTCTTTTTTATATAAGCTATAAAATTTTTTTGCTAAAAAGCCAGTTCCAGTAGCAATTAAACCAAAGATAATTTCAAGCCAGTATTGAACGATAAAAGTTATCATAATTCAACCTCCCAACTTATACTGTCAATATCTTTAATTTTAGAGAGGTTAATATTATTTAAAATCGCCCAGTTAATCCCAGTTAAAATCTTCTTGTAATTGAGATTTATAAGTACCTATACAAATAGCATCACTTTCATCTTGAGAAACTTTTAAACCATATTTGTTTTCAACAAATTTTTGCGCGTTTCGTTTTTGTTCCTCTCGACGAGCTCCTTTTATACTAAGCTTTGATTTCCATACTGCCGCAAGCACTGCAGAATTTGGTATATTACGCTCTTCTAATACTTCATTTAATACCCCAAAAACTTCTGCTAAAGCTTTAAAAGTAGTTACATTACCACCTTGCATTTGGATATCTTCAAAAATAACTTCATCTATATTGTAGTCTTCAATTAATTGTAGAACTTTATTTCTTATTTTTACTAATCGTTGTCCTATGTTAGAATCTGTAAAAGTAAAAATTCCACTTTCTACAAGACCCCCATCTTCAAAGACAGCCCAACCTGAAGTCCTTGAACTCTAGTCTAATGCCAGAAGATTAGCCATTTTGTATCAATTCCTCCCATCTTTCTTTTGAAATCTTATTATTTGTTATTATTAAGTCTAGTCTTTCGACCCAGTGAAGAGGAATTTGTGTTTCAGGATGCTTTCCAGCACTTTTTGCTTTTCCTCTAATACAAGCTCTTATATTGTTTGGACTTAAATTGCAATACTATCCAGCTTCTTTAGAAGAAGAAAATAGTTTATCTAATTCAATGCAATATACAGGAATTTTTATACCTTTTAAAATTTCCTTTTTATTTCTTAGTTTTAATATTTCTTCATTATTTTTATCTTCAACATATAACCAATGTAAAGGCTATCCTAATGGAGAAAAACCTGAATAATTTAATTGTTTTTTACAAGCTTTTTGAATAGAACTATTGTCGATACCAGTTAATCTCTAAGCTTCAAGAGCACTTTCAAAATCTTTATTTAATTCAACGCAATAAACAGGTGTATTTATAACTTCTTTAAAAATACCATTCTCCCACATTTCATAGTTAAGCTATTTTCGAAGTTCTTTCTATTCTTTTGTTAAAGTATTAGAATTACCACCTTCTGTCATATTATATCCAAAATCTTGATTATTTGAATTATATAACATGATTAATTCTTTTTCTTTTTTATTAGCCTATTCTCTTGTTAAATTTGTAAATAAAATTTCATGAGTAAAATTATCCCAACCATATTTTAGAATAGCTTTTTTAAAATGGTCATTCCCTTTTCTTAAATATTCACTACCATTTTTACCCCATCTTCTAGAAATTGACTATTTTGTTTGACCAATATATTTTTTATTATTGATTTTATTAGTATGACAATAAATAATATACTCATTATCCATATAATAACATTCCTTTCTTTTATTTTTCTCTATTGTATATAAAAATACAATTAATAAAATAAAAGAAAAATGTCCTTACTACCAAAAATTTTTTATTTGGAAGTACTACCGAGTCCGCCTTCTCTAACAGCTGTAGATTCATCTCCATCTATTTTATAATAATTTTTTATAATGCCTTGACCTATTTTATCACCTTTGCAAAGTTTAATAGGATAAGGAGAAAGATTTATAAGCTGAAAAAAAATTTCTCCTTCGTTATTTTTATTATCCACATAGTCTCCATCAATTATTCCTACTCCATTAGCAAGCATAAGCCAATGTTTTAATGGGCAAGAACTACGCACTGATAGTTCAAGATATTTACCCGGCTCAAGATAAGCTTTCATCCCAGTAGAAACTAATGTTGGTTTTGCGGAAGTAGCTTTACTAAAGCCAGCAATTTCATTAAGAGTTACTGGAGTTGTAACATCTGGACCGCCTTTCTCGATTAAAAGCTGCCAGTTTAAATCATATGGAGGGATAACTGTATCCTCTGCAACTTCAAAATCATATCCAGCCGCTTCTTTAGTTGCCCTTGTAGGCAACTTTATATCAACATTCGCGAATCGCTTAACTTTCTCAAAATGCACTATGAGGACCTCCTGTCTCTTGATTATCATAAGATATATTTACTTGTCTATCAGGTTCTTTTTCATCTGTAAAAGTTTTTGTTAAACTAACTTTATACCAAGAATCAATGACTTCACCTTTTTGTTTCTTTTCTTTAAAGGTGCTTGTATATTTACTTAATATAAAAGTATTATCATTTTTTGCTTCTTCAAGCATTGTTTCTACTTCTGGTTCGCTATCTACACGATAATTTTCTGTTACACTTACTAAATATTTACTCATTAAACAACCTCCACATTTATTGGTTCATAATCTGAAAAAAGCATTTCTTCATGATGCTTTATTTGGTTACGTACCATTTCATTATATTCTTTGTTTCCAGTTAATTTTACTGTTGAAATATTATTTTTATGACAATACGAAGGAATAAAACTATATAAACTAACCAGTTTCATTTTTCCTATGTCGTCAACTATATCTCCATTGTCTTGTATTAAAAATATGCTTTGATCATATTTAAAAGGTTCTATATCACAAACTAAAATCATAATTATTCTCCTATCGTTACGATGCCAGTGTCATAAGGAAATAAATACATAACAATTGGCTCATCCTCATATTGTACCCAAATTTCAATCGCATCTCCAGTTTCTGTTTCTTCAATAAGATAAATATCTCCAACATTTTGCAAACATTGAAGAACGCCCTCTCCAAGGTTTGGTAACTCATGTATTACTCCAGTTCTGAAAATAGTGTAGTAATTGTTTTCTTTACCTATCATAGCATAATAAGTAGCTTCAATTTTCTTTTGCCAATTATTAATTAATTTATACTTTTCACTTTTCTCTTCTGGAGTTAAATAATTTAATTGTCTAATAGTCATTTTATTTATTTCATATTGAGTCATTGAAAGAGATGGAGTTGGATGTGTATATTCAACCCATTTCGTTCCATTGTATATATGAAATTTATCTTCCTTTTTGGTGTATGCTATTTCACCTTTTCTAGACTGAAGAACATTTAATGTTTTCTCATCTTTTGTTTCTACAACTTTAATATCATTGTCTTTTAACTCTTTTAAAATTTGATTCAATCTTTATCACTCCTTTTATTATATTATATCATATTTTTTATAATTTTTCAACTTTATTTATAATAATTACATTAATAGTGTTACCTAAGATATTTGATTGCTCACTGACAAAAAGTAAGGGTGGAAACTCTGATAAGAATCTCCGCTCAGACTGATTTTAAAAATGTAAAATATTCTGATTTATGCTTCCTCTAAAAGCCAACTCATCAGTTTTTAGAGCTTCAATAAAAGGACCTTCTACTAGAGCATCACATTGAGAATATAATTTTTTTTGCCATTTTTTATTAAAATCTGTTACTAAATGACCTGTCCATATCCAGACATTTTTTTTATATCTTTTTGCATATTTGCAAAGTTTATACATCTATTTTAAACTCTTATTATCTTGATCAAAAGGCTCTCCACCTAAAATAGAAAATCCATCATATCTTGAATCTCGTAATAACTTTTTAATTGCTTTTATCTCTTTATTGCCGAACGGCTTACCTGAGCAAAAATCCCAAGCTTCTTTGTTAAAACACCCGGGGCAATGAATTTCGCAACCCGAAACGAATAAACTTATTCTTACTCCTGGCCCATTCGCTAAATCAAATTCATAAATTTTTTGATAATTCATTAAACTTTTAACTCCTTTTGACCATGTTTTATTCTATGCTCGACCTCATTTTGTTTTCCTAAATTAAAAGCAGTTTTATAATTACCTGTTAAATAACCAGTAACTCTTCTTAAACGTTCTATCGCATTACTGCCGCATTTTGGGCAAACATCTTTAATTTCTCCTTGATATCCACATTCTAAACAAGTGTCTGCTGGTACATTAATTGCAAAATATGGTATATCTTTATCCATCGCATAATTTACAATACTTTCTAAGCCATCTATATTAAAACGAACTATTGAATCTAATTCTACATAAGTAATACAACCAGCAGAAGAATATCCAGTAAGTTCACTTTCAATATCAATTTTTTCATATGGGGTCATGTGTTTCCAAACTGGTACATGCATACTATTGGTAAAAAATTCTTTGTCTGATACATTTTCTATAATTCCATATTTATCTTGGAATTTTTTCATTGCTGTATAGCATAAATTTTCGGCCATTCGAACCCTCGGTTTCCCGATATTTCAAAAAGGGGATTAGACTATATTATCATCTTATTATTCTGTTACCAAATAATAAGAGCTCTGTCTTTCGGATATAAAATCCTACTCTACTCACTTCTTCATTATAAATGTTTCTTTTATAACTATGTTTTCGATAGTCGTTAGAGAACAAATCCATTGGTTTTATATTCAGTCAAGTATCTAAACCAATATCCACAACGAGGTTTTGTTTTAACATTATGGCTACATTGATTTAATATTATTGTTTTTGTAATGTGTAATTCTCTTGAAGCTTCTCCTACAGAGCCATACATTTTTAATAAATTACCCTGTAAATCAAAACTACAAACATGAATTGATTGATTATCATCCCAACTTTTATCATTTTTAGCAAGACCATCTTTATAAGCATCTTTAGTATTTTTTGAATTAGTTCCCCACTCAAGATTAGATACTTCAGGGTTTGTCTTATTGTTGTCTTTATGCATCACCACTGCATAATTATTTGGATTAGGCAAAAAAGTTTCTGCAACTAAAATATGCACTCTTCTTTGCTTTTGTCCTTCTGGATAAGTTATACTAGAATATAAATATCCATTATTTTTATTTACAAAATTTGCTTTGGGATAAAATAAATCATTTCCATAATCTTTATAAATATTGCCTTTTGAAGAAATATAATCAGTTTCACTTCCATTGATTAATCGTATTTCTTCATTAATTTGACTTCTTTTAATTAATTTATCTGTCATTTTTCTACGCGCCATAAAAAATTCACTCTCCTTTTATATTATATGAATTTTTTTATTATACACGACTGAAAACTTATGTCCAATAAATTTACCCTACGGGATTAACATGCCTATTATAGGTTTAGTCTCTCTTATCATCTTATTACGATTGCCCGTTTAACAGAGTTGTTTTTTCACATAATCACTTATGCGACTCCCAATCCGAAAAGTTTAGGAGTATAATAAACTCCAAAATTTAATTTATATCTTTCTTTAAACTCCGCACATTTATCTTTAAATATTTGTTCAATTTTTTTAGCAAGTTTCATTCCCTCTGGAGAAGTATGATCTTTTCCAATTAAAATTTGAAGAGTCTCAGCAAGACCTAACTAACCCACTGCGAGAGTTCCATGCTTGAGCGCACTTCTAATCCCCTCTTCTGGAACATAACCAGCCATGACTCCATTTTGATACATAAAGCTTGCGGATGCAGGGTCTTGTGCGCAAATCCACTCAAAACGTTCAATAAGCATGTCTTTTGCTTCATGGATTTTTTCATCCAGAAGTTTCAAGAATTTATCAACAGCTAGACCTTCTAGATCCTCTTCAAAGGGTTCTGAATCTTTAAGAGCTGATTCCTTTGCTATCATTGCTAATGTAGGCATAATAATAGTTACAGGACAAATATTTCCGCGTCCATCTTTCTGCTGACCTAGTCCATTTACATCCCAGCTATTAGCCGTGCGGCATCCCATCGTCGAGAAGTAAGTTGTCGGATCATTTAGATCATAACCTGCATTGCCTGTCCAATCTACATTCGCATAATTAGGATATAGACGGGTTGCAGTAGACTTAAGTGCTAACCGGAATAGATCATAATTAGGGTCACCGGGCGCACGATTTACGCCTTTCATACACTGAAAAATTCCACATGGGAAAATTGAAGTTTTATGTAATTTACCAAGACCTTCAATAGATACTTCAAGAAGTGCTTGTATTATCATTCTTCCTTCTGGCAGAGTACAAGTACCATAATTGATTGATGTGAAGGGTAATTGATTTCCACTTCTGGATTGGAGTGTATTAAGATTATGGTATAGTCCTTCTACTGCCTGATGCACTTCTTTTATTGTCATATCCATAGCGTATTTATAAACTTCAGGGAACTTTTCAGAAAAATGTCTGCTATCAATAGAGAATGTTTTTAAATATTCCCAATCTAATTCATCAGCTGCTCTTGCAATATAATGATAACCATCGCGCCAATGCTTTACAAAACTTTTGCGAACATATGGAACCATAGTCCAATCAAGATGCGTAGCACTTACTCCGCCAAATTGCTGAAGGGATTGAAGCTAAAAAATGACAGCAACTAATTGAAATGCGGTATTAACTGAACCAGCTGGTCGCACACTTGTTTGTCTTGTATTAAATCCTTTTGCTAATAAATCATCAAAAGGAATAGATAAACAATTATGACTTCCAACTGCATAAGCAGATAAGTCATGAATATAGATTTCATTATTTAAATGATTAGCTTTTGCCATTGGTGTTATTAAATAATCTAAAGCATATTTTTTTGCTACTAAGTCAGAAGCTTCTCCAGCCCTACCGCCGAAAGATTTTTCATCAACATTAGCATTTTGATTCTAAACATTACTTGCATTTAATTTTTCAGAAACCATATTCATAAGTTCTTTATAATCATTTCTTGCGATACCATGTAAATATCTATATCTGATATAAGCTTTTGCTACATCCTTTCGTTCAGCACTCATAAGATAATCTTCAATTCGGTCTTGAATTTCTTCTACTGATATTGCTCTATTCTACTTTGAAAAATCTTTTTCAATATCATTGGCAATATCTTTAGCAGTATCTGTTTCATATAGCGCACCGTCTATATCTATAAAGGCTTTGTTTATAGCATTAATAATTTTATTTTTATCAAATTCTACTATTGAGCCATTTCTTTTTTGTATAAACATATAATATTTAACCTCCTGATAACTAAATATAGTAGAAATTAAAAGTCATTTCTACTATATTTAGATTTTCATTTTTATTGATTATTTATTTTTGCCCAAATATGCGCACAATTAGAGTTTAAATCTAATTCAGTTTCATTCTTAAGAATTTCAACTTCTAAATTATAAAAACGATTAATGTGTTCAAATTCCTAAAAATCTTTTTTATCTGCTATATATCTACGAGCTATTTCATCTACATTGGGGTTTTCTTCTCTGTTTAACTATCTTAGTAATCTTTCTTTATCATTTGCTTGTATTTCAAAAGCTCCAACTATATCTATTTTATTATTAAAGGCTAAAGTAATAAAACCATCAGGATTTATTACAATTACATTTATTTTATCTTTTGACAAAGCTGATATTGGAGTGCCATAATGCCAACCATTAAAGCTAACCTCTTCAATTTTCTCTGCTTTCCTAAATTCTTCCTCGGTCATAAAAATGTAATCAATACCATTTACTTCATAGTCACGTTTAGGTCTTGTGGTAGCAGTTACCACAAGACTAAATCTATTATCAGTTACTATTCGCTAAGCTAAAGTATCTTTTCCACTTCCAGCTTTCCCCAAAATAACTATAACTTTAGGTAACATCTTCTTCCTCCTCTCCTTTAAAACGAGAATTTCTTAATATTAAATCTCCATTAGATTCTATTGAATCTATTTTATATAAAGTATGTCCTGGAGTTGAGTTATACCTTTTCGCCATAAAAGTATCTCCATTGCGAATGCCTTGCACTACCAGCATACTACCTCGATTAAACCAACTACGCTCCATAATTTTTTTACTTCCATCTGGTTGCTTTTGCGAAATTTGTTTATCAAACAGTGCGAAATATTCTTTTCTAAATTTAACTTCAACAACACCTGACGGAGTTAGAAGTGAGATAGTGGATTTAGTTTTATTTTTTGCGATACAAGTACCACAAATTTTATAAATTTTATATAAATTAATAGTTTTATTACCCTTTTCAAAAGTTCTATCTACAACAGGTTCTTCCATTAAACTATTAAAATCTACAATACCATATTTTCCTTTATTTACATCTTGGAGTTCATGGTTATGAAAATAGAAACATAATACTTCCATTTCCCAAGAGGATAAATTTCCGCAAGCATATTTATCCCAATCTTCTTTAAAAATTTTCTCATTTAATTGATGTAAAATTTCTTGTTGATTAGTTTTCATCCAATCTCTAAATATGTCCATATATGTTTGATAAATCTTATCCCAATCTTTTGCTTGCATAAATAATTCCGATTGAATCAAATCTTCTTGTCCAATTTCAATTAAAAATGCTATTGCTCTATCATCAATTTTATATACTTCTTTATTTACTTTGCACATAGTTTTTAGATAACGAGTAAATTCATATATTCTTTTTGGCATAATAAATTTTTCCTCATCTGGAATTAAATTCCTTTGCATTAAACCATTCATATTTTGAAGAGTTATTCTTTTCTTTTTATCACAAGTATTCCATATATACCAAGCCATAGCAAATTTGCGATCATGCATATTGTCAAATGCGCCACCTTTAATTAAAGAAATCATAGATTGTCTTTTTACAGAAACTCTATCACAAAAATCTTTAATTGATTTATAAGGACGATTCTTTATAATCTCATAAACCACATCATCACCAACATTTAATAAACCCTTTAAGCCAAATAATATCTAATTATTTACTACATCAGGTTTGAATCCAAATCCAGAATTATTAATATCTGCTAAAGATACCTTAATTCCAGCAGAGCGAATACTTCCTATAGCTTTTGCTACTTTTGCATAATCAGTGGAATCATCTTCTAATAATGCACCACTATTAACAATCAAACAAGCAGTATTCCAATATATTGGATTAAAATGAGTTGCTAAATAAAGAGTTTGCATTCCTACAAAAGAATAAGCAAGCGCATGTATTAGAGAAAATGAATATCCAACCTAGGGCCCTATTCCACATTTCCAGACATATTTGCCGAGATTCTCAGATTTAGCTTGCGTAAGCACTTTTTTATGCAAATCTGGAATTTTATCCATTTGTTTTTTACCAACTATTTTTCTTGCAGTATTTGCTTCTGCAAGACTAAAACCGCATATATTTTCATCTTGAAGCATCATCATCATTTGCTCTTGACTAGGGGGTACCCCATATGACTGTAAGAAGTATGGCTCTAATATCTTTTGTTCTTCAATTGTTAAACCGGCCTCGCGCATTTCTTTATACCATAATTGGATATTATTTTTAAATCTTACGTATTTATCTATTGGATTTTCTCCACCTTCTTCACTAGTCATTAATCTCATTAGTCCATTTGCATCGCTCATCTCTAAAGGAGTACGAGGTTTAATTCTTTTTGCTGCTTGTGCGCCAACAGATGAATCAAACTGAAAACAATTCACAACACTATTATTTGCAAGAGCATCCCACATTTTTTGATCGTCTCTTGGAAGAACAGAAGGATGTAAATATTTATTATAAACTTGCCTTAAAGTTAAATCTTTTTCAATAACATTATCTTCTTGCAATAAATTTATTGTTTGAATGATAATATCTTGAACAGATGTTAATAAGAAGTCATATTTTACTGAGCCAGCGGCCTCCTGCATATGAAGGTCCCATTGTGTAACTAAGGCTCCACTTGGAGTTCTCATAATCGCTGCATCATCATAAATATTTTCATCAAAAAAGATAACTCCAGAAGCATGACTTCCTCTGCGACAGACTAAAGATTCAATACCTTTCATAATCTTTAAAAGACCAGGATATTGTTGTACTGTATTAATAAATATTTTAGAAGGTTTTCGCCCTTTTTCTTCATTACCTTCTGTTAAATCTTTTAAGCTCCATAAGAATCCTCTTTCTACTGGTACTAAAGAAGATATATATAACGCTTCATCATTATCAATCCCATTTGGATATTCCTCTGACCTATAGCCTCTACAAGCAGTAAGGATTGTACTCTTTGTACCTTCTGTTCCAAAAGTACAAACTTGAACTAAACCTAATTCTCCTCTTTCCTCACGGATTGCACTAAATATTTTCTGAAGTCTAGATGGAGCAAGATCAATGTCCACATCTCCAAGTTCGGTTCTCTCGTCATTAAGATATCTCCAGAAAGGTAAATTCCACTCTATAGGATCAAGTTGTGTAATGCCAAGAAGATAATGGTTAAGCGCTGCACAGGCTGAACCTCTTCCAGCACCAACCGTACTTCCGCAGTCCCAAAATAGGTCAATATAGTGCTTTAAAGTATTTGGATAAGCAAACATACAAGTTTGCAATTTTTCTCCTATAATTCTTTTTACTCTTGCTTCTTCTTCTAATCGAGCAACATAATCTAGATTATCAATCCATAATCCTTTTTTGTCCTCTAAAGATTTCCAACATTCATTTATCCAGTATCGCTCTTGAATATTATCTGAAGTAAATAAAGATTTTAAAATAGGATAATTATTCATTTCATCAGCATAATCATTATTAACTCCCCACCAAGCATTTTTAGAATAATCAGTTACAGGCACCTCTGGAATACTTTGATGTTTTTCTAAACTATAAAATTCTATTTTGTTTTTTATTTCTAAAGTATTGTTTAAAATTATATCAATTTCATTTTCTTCAAAACTTAATAATAATAATTCTCTTACTTCTTGCTCATCCATTAGTCGAGAAAATTCATAAAAACTATCGACTTCTCTTTCTCCACCCTTTGAGTTTAAATAAGCTTTATGAATAAATCTATCTTCTTTATCTATATAATGTGTATCAGTCGCTGTAGTCATTTTTATATCGAATATCTTTGCTATCTCTAATAATTTTTTATTAACTCTTATTTGGTCTTCATTATTAGCTGGAGCGCATTCTATATAAAAATCATCTTTACCAAAAACATTAGTACAATATTGTAAGAAATGAATAATTTGTTGTTTATAACTATTTGCGGTCTGCATATCTTTTACCTCTTCACATAAAGACATATTCAAAGCGCAAGAGGAGAGCTCCCCTCCTAAACAAGCAGTAGTTCCTATAACATGGCCTTTATATCTTTCCAGGACTTCTGCTAGTTCACTCTTTAAAAGAGGAACTCTTTCCATTCTTCTATCTTCATACATATTATACCAAGCAATAGAGCTTAATTCTTTTAATGCTCGATAACCAATTTTATCTTTTGCAATTAAAATAAAATGATAATATTTTTGCCCTTTTTCTCTTGTATCTGTTAAATAAATTTCATTGCCTAAAGCAATTGTAAAATTTGGATTGGTTTCACGAATCTTTTTTGCATATTGATTCACTATCATATGGCTACATAAAGCTTCATGATCTGTTATAGCAATACCATCCAAACCTTTTTCTATAGCTTTATCTATAAGATATTTTGGTTTTACTATACAATCAAGTAAACGAAGATTAGAATATTCTGTGTGGTTGTGTCCATTAAAAAATCCCATACTATATTTTAAACTCCTTTATCTTTTATTTTTTTATTTCATATATATAATATCATATTTTTATTAAAAAATCAATCTTGTTTATCTACGCGTCTAAGCCATCTATGTATTGTCTCTTTGTTTACCTTAGATTTATCCCATATGAACCATGAATATCCTTGTGCGCTGCTCCCGGTCGGTTTCTAACCATTTTTCCAACATTGAATACGATCTACATAAGTGTATACATAAGCAGGAGGATTCTCCATAAAAACATTTTCATATCGACCTTCACCCTCAAGGCACTAAATGCGACCAAGCATAATAACACCTTTTTGCGCAATATCCAAAGCTCTTATCATAAAAGGTTCAATTGTTGCATATGGAGGATTCATTATTATCCAATCTATTCTATCTTCTGGCATCCAATAGTCATCTGAAAGAAAATCAAATTCCTCTCCATAAGCTATCTTTACTTCATCCTTAAATTTATTTTCTCTTTCTTGAAAGTCAGTGCATATTAAAGTGCTGTTATTAAAATTATTCTCTTTTATATATTCCTAAATAGCACTAGCCATATGGCCTTCACCAGCGCAAGGTTCAAGGATAATATCACCAGTAAAATCTGGCTTATAAGTACGCAATATATTTAGCATCTCATTTGGAGGGGTTGAATAATAATCAAATTTATCGCGTTCTTTATGTTTTTTATCATAATTATTATATAATCCTTTTCTTGTATAATGCCCTGTTCCTGCCATTATTCTACCTCCTCTATCGGCCATTTTAATCCTTTACTATATCTATAAAGTCTTTCAACTGCCTTAAAATTATTTTCTTTATTTGTAGTTCTTTTTACTTCTTGTTCCCAAACTATTTCAAAATCATCTGGGGCATTTTGCTCTGAAATAAATACATAATTATTTTTTGATAATTCTCTAACCCAATTCCAAAAATGCTCATAGTCCATTTTTGGTTGATTAGCATATCCATAAGTTTTAGTTCCTTGATAAGGAGGATCTAAATAAATAACTGCTCCACTTATATTTTCATCTAATTCCCAATAATTTTGACAAGCGAATTGAATACCTTTTAAATCTGTGGCTTGTGCTTCTGCATTTCTATAAGCTTCGTTATAATAATTTCTAGTCGCAGTGTTTTTAGCATAGCCTCTAGGGAAACCACCATTACAATAGCTGGCAAAAAATTCCATAGCACCTATTTCCGCAAGTGACATATCTTCTGGCATTACACCATTTTTGACATATTCTTTTCCTTTGTCCCAAAGTTCTCTATTACCATCTTTAAGAACTCCATTAAAATCTTTTTCCATTTGTTGAAGTAAAGCAATTAAAGTATCACTTCTATCATATCCATATCTATTTTCACACTTTATTTTATCAATAATATTTGCTCCACCGACAAAACATTCAATATAAGTATTTATATTATATTTATCAATTACTTCCTAAAGAATAGGCACGATATATTTTGCATATCTATTCTTTGAACCCATATATACCATTAATTTTCACCTTCTGTTACTCTATCAATTTCATTTAATACAGCTTGAAGAATAAATCCCATTGCACCAACACTATAACCTTTATCATTTAATGTCTGTGTAATAATTCCACTATCTAAAATTTTTCTTACTTCATCAACATTTACTGTAAATTGCATATTTTATTCTCCTTACTTATAATTTCTTATAATTACTAATTTTTTTGCTGCTCTAGTTGCTGCAGTATATAACCAACGTTCATGCTATCCACCCCGCAAAAATTCTTCCAGTACTAGAACATTATCATATTCACTACCTTGTGCTTTATGGCAAGTAATTGCATACCCATAATCAAATTCTTTGGGTTTCATTGGTTTAGGTACTTTTTTAAAATTATTTTTATTTATAAAAGGCTCTCCTTCTGTAAATATTTTTAAATCCATATTTAAGCCCTCAAATTTATCTTCTCCTAAGTTAAAAGTTCCTTTCATCCCAGTTCCTAAGAAAGGATAGTTTGGAATAAATTTTACTTCTGTTAAAGTACCAACCATTCCATTGATTAAAGGATCTTCCCCAGAATCTGAAATAACATCATAATCATTTCGTAAACAAATTATTTTATCTCCGACTAAAGGAGTAGATTCTTCTGTGCTAAACAGTTGTTTTCTTCGAAGATGGTTTAAATATTTTCTAGTTATATTTTTTCCACATAAGATTTGATCTGCCCAATCTAACATACCATCACATAAAGCATTTGGGTCGTATATTTGAACTTCGTTCCCTTGATATAAATGCAATGGCTTTTTATCTCTTATATCCATTGTTAAACGTATAATCTCGCTTTCTTGCGCCTGCCGCATTATTTCATCTAAGAAGATATGTGGATGCTTTAATACGCCATTGTCTTCCCCTATTGGCTCTAATTGCCCAGGGTCTCCTAATGCTATTACTGGAATTTTATGACTTAATAGTAGATCCCATAATTCTTTTGGTAACATAGATACTTCATCTACTACAATTAATTTATAAGGATGATCTAATGGTCTTTTTATTTTATGGAAAAAAGTTCCATCATTTCTTGGATATGATTCATAAAGTAATCTATGTGATGTCATCGCATTAGGGCAACCTTTTTCTTTTAATATGAGAGCAGCTTTTCCTGTGTAAGCAATATATGTTACATCTTTTGGATCTAAATTTAAAGCTTGTATAATAAATTTTACAAGTGTTGATTTACCAGTTCCAGTTTTAAGCGTAGCCAGCAATACATGTCCAAGGTTCATTAGACTTGTATCTGGCTACGGCGATTTTCAAACCTTCTTCTTGTTTATGAGTTAGAATCAAGTTTTACTTCCTCCTTTCTTTCTTTTAAAAATCTTCTATATTTCATAAATTATCATTTCAATTAAAATAAATTAAAATCTGTGTCTATTTTAAAATAATCATCATTAATTGTCAAATCAATTCCACCATAATCCTCAAACAGTCCTAATTCTGCTCTTTTCCCACGTTCTACTTTTGGTTCAAAAAATTCTAAATCGCCCTTTGAATCCTCGTCTCCGGCCCTATGAGGCTCTGCGATTTTTTTATCCAAAGATATATCTTCTGATATATCACATGTATTAATGTCTACTCCTATGGTTGATAATATTTTTAAACTCTCGCTTATTTGTTCTGCACTACGAGTAGTGAATTCAATTAACGCCTTTAAAGCTTCGCCTAAGGCTTCTATACTTCGGTCTATAATTTACACCCCCCCTAAAAAAAATAAAAAGGAGCGTTTATTGCGCTCCTTTGATTTATCTTACTCTATACACCTTTCGAGTGCCATTCATCCAATCAGAAGCGTTACAATTCCATACTAATATGTCAATTTTATTTCCTTTTATTGCTCCTCCGCAATCACGAGCAACTCTATATCCAATTCCTTCAATATATACTCGTGTATTATATGGAATTACTCTTGGGTCTACTGCAATAGCATAATCAACAACATCAACAAGATTGTCTCCCAAAGCAGTTTTAGTAGAGCCACCATTTTCTTCTGCTGAAGTATTATATACCGTACATCTAAAATCCCCTATATATTCTAAATTACCATTTACTTCTGGAGTAGAAGTTAATTCTTCTTCAGTTTCTACTAAATATGAAGCATCACAATATCCTTGCGTTTCTCCATTCCAAACTTCCCACCATTTACCACTAGGATCAGTTCCTATAATTTGAAGTTGAGATCCTTTTTCAAAGGTTGTAAGAATATTATCTTCATTTGCGTTTGGAGTTTTTCTACAATTTAAACCTGCGTTAGCGTTTACATACCAAGTTGGAAATGTATTTTCTGTTGCAGAAGCAATAGTAGCTACTCCACCAATTGTTAAATTTAATGATACCAATATTGAAATTATTTTCTTTAGCATAAATTTTCTCCTTTAATTTTAAAAATAATATTTTTTATTTGAAACTATTTCATAGTCATCTATTAAGATTTGTGGGGTAATGTTACCTCCCCACTCATTTTTTTCACATCTGCCTACTATATTAATAACAGTACAGCCATTTCCGAATTCTGGATTTAACTTATCAAATTCTTCTTGTGAGGATTTAAATTTAATGCAACTAATTCCAGAAGGCAATGTTATTTTGATAGTAGGACTTTTATCTGGTGACATAAGCGTTAAATTATTAGAAGTAATATTTATATTTTCAAAAGCTATTTTTGGCTCTTCTACTCCTTGTCCCCATAAAGATTTCAAATTAGCTATTTCAAGAATATCTTTTGCTTGACAATCTCGCATGCCATAAATAAAATCTACCTTATAATTTGGTGAGAACTCAAAATCTTTTAATCTATTTTCAACTATTTCAAAAAATAAGTCAAACTTTTCTTCGCTTATACTAAAACCGAATGCATTTGCATGTCCTTGTGCATAGCCGCCATCGTCCTAGAGACCACAATCATATAGAAACTATTTAAAATCTTGTAACTTTGATTTATCATAACCTCGGCCAGAGCCTTCCCACCAAACCTTATTATCTCTTTCAGTCTAATTTAATAATAAGACTGGTCTTTTATATCTATCCATTAAAACATTAGCAATTAAACCAGTAAGATTTTTATTACATTTTGCCTCTTTTGGAAGTTGAATTACAAGAATTTTATTTTGTAATAAATCATTTTCACGAATAATGGTTTCTGCTATTTCTATACTATTATCTCTTTCTCTTGTTTGTCTATTTTTTATATTATTACAATTTCTACAAGCTTGTTCTACTTTGCTTTCTAACTAACCCTTACAGCCACGTTTTGTCGATGGAATTTGTTGATAAGCTTTATATTCAAGCATAGATTCAAATAAAAGCATTTTTTCATCTAAATCTCCTACTCTAATGGTAGCATTCACGTATGGTGCTATATAAAATGCAATTCCAGTTGGCGTTAATTCATTTCCAATAGAAAATGAATTTCTTTGAATCATAGTTCTTATAAAAGGATTTCTAATATTAGCGATGCCTTTCTCTATAATTCTTTTTGTCTCAAAATCTTTTAAACTCATAACGTCAGCTATGATACCTAAAGCAGCTAAATCTAAAAATTCATCTGCATAATGTACATCCATTATCTAATCTATATAACTACAAAATTTATAAACCATACCAGCGCCAGATAAAGACTTTGTAGGATAATTACATAACTGATTATTAATGACACAAGCATATTCACTTATACTTTCAGCTTCATGATGATCAATAACTAAAACATCTATACCTTTTTCTTTTAAAATTTTATGTTGTTCATAATCATTACTTGCGCTGTCTGCTGCAATAACAAGACCAACGTCATCTGGAAGCTCGTCTAAAATAATACCATGCTATTTCCCGGGGTGCATAATATGAGTTATTGAAGTCGCATATTTTGGAAACAAGCGATATAAGTAATTCGTCAAAATTGCTGAACTTGTAAAACCATCACAGTCTGGATCTACAATCATAACTGTTTTAGAAAAATTTTGAATATGACTAGTAAGTAATTTAACTCCTGCTTTCATATTTTCTATTTGGGTAGGATTTAAAATATCATCATCTGTTGTGTTTAGATAATGCTATATATCAGAAAAATTAAATCCTCTATTTGTTAACACCTATTCGACCACTGTGTACTATGGGATCCTTGGTGCTATTAATTGATAGTTCAAGGTTATCAGCCTCCTTTCATAATCACAACCTCCTTAATAAAAATTAACAGCTTGATATGGAAATCTTTTTATACAAGGATATGCTACTGCCATTACTTCTTTACTTTTTCTTTTACAAAAAGGAATATAACCTATATTACAACTTTTCCCTCTGCTACAATTTCTTAATGGTGCTACGCTCCAAATATCGTCATTTTTAAACGTTACTTCATACTATTTATGATTTTTTGATTTAGATATATGCTCTGGTTCTATTCCAATAAATTTATAATTAGCAATGATTTCATCTAATTTATTGCAACCTTTCTAAAAATTTTCATACCAAATTATACCTGTCATAATATTATCCTCTCTTTATATAATTGTAAAAACTTTTCTTTTCCTTCGTCGGTAGGAGATGACTTATAATCAGTAATCATATGTTTATCAAATAGACAAGATATAATTACGTATTTATTATATCTTTTTCCTAAATTAGTTAAATTTTTTGTAAGATGTTTAAATTCTTTATCTCCTATTTCTTGGAATTGTCTATCTAAAGCAATTATAATTTCTTTTGCGCCAGCATTAATTAAACTATTTATTTGAAAAGCAGACACATTACTTCCGCAACAAGCTACTGCTATATCGCTATCAATACCAAACATTGAAATATATTGTAAAACTGATTTTTCTGATTCAAATATAATTGCTTTACCAATAATTTTTATAGCTTTCCTTGCCCAATTTAACCCATATAAATTCATTCCAAGAGGATGGTTATATTGAATACCATTTACTTTTAATGGCCTATATTTACCAAAACGCTCTGCTTCTTCTAAACAAAGACTACGTCCACGTAATCCAACTAGCCTTGAATTTTCATCGAAATGAGGAATTGTGATTTGGTCTCCACCTGGATAAAATCCAATAGAAGCCAAATCTAAGGCATATTGATCAATTCCATCATTTAACCATGGAGTTAATTTTATATTATAATTAAATTTATTTAAAATTGATTTATCATATTCTTTTAATATAATATCAAAACTTTTTGTAGATATTTCTTCTATTTTATTATAATTTGATAAATACTTCCAATCGTCTAATTGCGGAAGTCCATCTTCAAGCTCTTCTGTGCCAGCTATTCCAAACCGTTGAGCGACAAACCGCACAGCATCATTTAGATCCCAGTCAGTATTATTTTGAACGCTCATTATTTTTATCATAAGCTCAAAAATATCAAAACTAGGTTCATCACAACCAGTATAGCAATGAAATAGAGTGCTATTTTCATAAAAATATAATTTACGACTTCCGTCTCCTGGCTTATTATGACAAATAGTGGAAGAGAGAATTCCAAAGCTTGTATACTCTGGATCTCCTCCAAATTCTGATAAAAGCTCAAAGACGTCATATATAGTTAAATTATTTCTAATTTCGCTTTTATCATATGTTATCATAATTATTCTCCTATTACTTTTGTTACAGTTCCTAATATTCCATAATTATTTTTTACATAATCGCATAAGTATTTTTGATTGTTACCCTTTTTTTCTTTGTTTTTTCTTGTTTTTAAAATAGCCTTTATTTGTTCTATTGGCATTTTGTATTCTACATAACCCTTCATATTTACTTATCTCCTTTTTTTTTATTCAAACGCAGATTCATCAACCTTAATTGTTGTATTGTCTATTTCTTTAAATATAAAATCATAACCAGTACAAAATAAAGGTGTTATTCTACAAGTAGATAAATCTGCTTTACACCATAAATATACTCCTTTATATGAACCTCGTCTATTTTTATAGATTGATATTTTCATATTAGGATATTCAAACCCTCTATTTTTTATGATTGGATCCAATTTAGCTAAGTCTTCTGGGGAGACTCCTAGTATAATCATACCTAAGTCGATCTTATCAGCGATTGATTTAGCTCCTCTTAATAAATTCTAATCTGGAGTTTCTGCGTCTACATAACTACCATTTAACTAAGTAGCTGACATAATAAAAATACCTAATTGATTACATATATCTTTTAATTTTATAGACATCATAAATAAGATATTATCTTCTCTTAATTTAACTCCACCAGAACGTCTAGTTATTTCTTCTAATATCTTAATACTTGTGTGCATATAGTCCAGAAAAACGTACTTTACGTCTAGGTCGCGGACACCTTTTTTTATATGATTTTCAACATCTTGCAAAGAAAAATCTGGAAGTTCGTCTATATAAATAGGACTATTAGATAAAATCTCAGCGGCTTTTAAAACTCGCTCTTTTTCATCTCCCTAATAAGTTCCATTTAAGATATGTTCTTCGTCTACATTAGATAAAAAAGCTAACATCATTGTCTGCACTTCATCTGCTTTTTGTTCTGTTGAAATAAATAAAGTAGGTTCAGCAGTACCATTATGTATCCAACCAAAATCTTCGTGATAAATCATATTACAACCAATATAACAAGCATCAGCTATCATTGATCTAGATTTACCACAGCCAGTTGGTGCTGACCGCAAATAAAACTTAGTTAATCTTGCCCCTCGAGTAACAGTATTAATTAACGGACCATATAAAGGAATTCCTACTTCTGGATTTTTTTCTAAGCTATCTATTAAATTAAAAATATTATCTCCAGCCGATGTTATTTCATCAAATTCATTATCAACATATCTATATCTAATTTCTTCAATTTTATCCACTACTTTTTGAGCGATAGATGTTAATGAAGCATTATCCAAATTATCTTCCTATAATTGTTTCTTTTTTGTATCAAGGATATTATCTGGATCATAAATAAAAGTTACATCTATCCCATGACTATCGAATTCTCTTAATAAAGTCATTTTTTTCATACGATTATAATAATAATCAAAAGTTGCTGGCATACTTTTTTCAGAAACTTCAAGCAACCATTCCTCACCTTTATATTGCTTATAAATAGCCTACGCCTTTGGACGTGTTGACAAAAAATCTGATATTGTTTCTAAAGTTATTTCCTTTGCTCCTAATTCATATATCTTATAAATCGCACCAAATACTATTTTATGAAATTCATTACAAAAATCTTCATCTGTTATAGTATATTTATCAGATAAATCTAATAAACCTACATTGTTAAATACAGAACCAATTACCTACATAATTGCGGTTGTATCTACATATTTACTATTCATTTACTTCCTCCTCATCTAAAAACGAAAATAATTTACGTTTTTTTATTTTTCTTTCTGGAGGCTTTATATAAATTACAACTTCTTTTGGTTTATACGCATTTTTTATTTTTTCTTCATTTTGTTCTTGTACTTCTAATAATGATTGATAGTATAATCTTGCTTGCTCATAAACATATGGAACTAAACCAACTCCGCCATTGGCCTTTTCTATCTTATTATGTTTTATTTCAAAGGCATATACTAAAGCTCCATGAATACCTGAATAAGTATAATTATAATCTTTTCTATATGTTTTAATTTGTTTCTAAATTTTAGGAGTTATACAATCTATATTAAACAATTTTTTTATATATTGTTCAAGTTTTTCTTTGTCCTATTCCTCCTAACTCTTTGGAGGGTCTATGCCAGTAGCACATTTATAATGAGCATACCTTCTGGCTGAAGTATTGATAAAAGGTTCTTTATCTCTATCAAAAATTTGACCACAAATTGAACATTTAACCCTGTGTGCCATAGATTTACTCCTTTCTTTTATTATATAATTATAATATCATATTTTAATAAAAAAATCAACCCTAAGATGCTTAGGGTTGATACCTATTATAAAAGATTCTTTAAATCAAAAAGAATTAAATCTATTTGCGGTGCTTGCTCTTCAGTGCAATCACCAACTTTTTTTCCTTTTCCAAGATGATTGTCTACTATTGTGGTAATCTTCGTACTCATGCCTTGATCTTTTGCCATAAGTTTACTTACAATTTCAGAAAATTCTTTCATCATAGCTTCAAAGTCATAGGTTGTATCTTCGCTATGAAGATTTATTGTATCTTCTGTTACAAATTGATTATTTGTTTCTGCAGCTTCTTTATCTACTGCATTCTCAATTGCTTTTACAAGATTATCATAATTAAAATCAATAACTGGTTCAATATACTTGAAACGAGAACCAGCTACAAATCTTGGAGTACCTCTTAAAAACAATTTTGTTTTTGCTCCTTCTTCTGTATCAACAATTCTTGAATAACCAATAATGTCACAAGTTCTTTCACAAACTAATCTTGCTTTATTTTCAAGGGTTGGAATAATTTGATTATATTCTTGTCCTTGTTCATCTTTAAATGTTTTATCTTGCGCATGAGAAATCAATACAAGACCATAATCCATTTGAAGAATTTTTCTTATACATTCATCAAATTCTAACTAAGCCATTTTAAAGCCTTTTCCAAAAGGAATATCACTTATTGCTTCATATGAATGTGTAGCATCACTTTCTCTATTGCAAATAAACTTTTCACAATATTGATAAGCAATATCAGCAGTATCAATTACTACAGTCTAAAATATTTTTTTAACTTCTTCATCTTTTAATTCGATAAGAGCTTTTTTAAAATCATTCCAAGAGTTCATAGGTTTTGCCATAATACCTGGAATAGCATTATAACCTTTTTCAAAAGCTAATACTAAAGCACCTGGAAACTTTGATGCTGTTGTTGTTTTTCCACTTTTTGGCTCACCATACATTAACACTGAATATCCACGCAAATTACGACTTACTACATGCGGTTTTATACTTAATAAACTATTTGCCATTTATAACATCCTTTCTTTTAACTTTTAGAATAGAATAACCCTTAAAGGGTTATTCATTAAAAGTTAAATTCTCCAGGTTTTACCGCATTTGTAGGGGTTTGACCTATCGCGCCAGCAGCCTTTTTAGCTTTATATTCATCATTTCTTTCCTTTAAAGTAGCTAGATAAGTTTCTCTGTCTTGAATAGCTTTTGTAAACTCTGCTATAGTAATACTATCATCATCATCCCAAATATAAGGTTCTTTTGCTGCTCCTGTGATAACAAAGTCTTTTCTTGTAGATTTTACTTCTCTGACAGAAGGTTCGCCAAACGCAGATTCTGTAGTAATAGTATTAACTATTGTAGTAGATAATTGTCTTCCCCAAACTTGAGTAAATACTGGTTCTGAATTTGATGCTCCAAGACTTTCAAAATAATCCATAGCATTTTCGGCAATAGCTGAAAACTCTACTGGAAGTAGACTATTTCTAAAATCAAAAATTGCACCTTTTACTATTACTTTTTCTGGAATTTGTTTTTCTTCATCGGCTTCTTTTCTTATACAATTTGTAATTACCATATCAACCTTGAAAGTATTACGAACTTTTTCATTAACATCAAGAGCATTTGTTACTAAATGTATAAAGCCACCCTCATTTCTTTTAACAGAAACAAGCTCTTCTTGACCATTTCTATCAGAATAAAATTCATTTAATCCAATAGCTGAATCAATTCTTAGTTTTGCTGCGTTTTCTTTTCCTTCTTGCATAATGCTCTTAAAATTACCATTTAAAATATCTAACAATGTACCATAAGAAGCATTTGTTTTACCCGTGCTTGTTTTTTCTGTTACATATGTATAATGAACAGGAACAATATTTAAACATTGGTCATCTGTTGCAATCTCAACAACACCAGTGATATATTGTGTACCAGGCTTCTTTGAGTCAGGACCACTTACCTTCAACTCAAGTGAATGCTAATAAAGTAAGCCTTCTATATGTGTTCTATTTATAAAATTCTTTTTTGCCATAATTTTATTCTCCTTTTATTTATATAATTTCTATCTCTTTACCTTTTTCAGTGATTGTATATATTACTGGGTCTTGACCTACCTTTTCTACAAAACCATCAGATACAAGCTTTCTCATAGCTCCAGATACAGTACGAGAAGAAATAAACAACCCCTCTGCAATATCTTTTGCTTTAAATAAAGGCGTATCTAAATTATCTTTCATATATTGTAAAACCAATTTTCCATTTTCAGTAAACATAGGTTTTTCAATCTCTTCTTTATTTCGTAAAGCTTCTAAATAAATTTTCGCCCCTTCTGTTATTTCAACTTGCGGAGCCGCATCCATAAGTTTTTTAATAAAATCTAAAAATTCTTGTTTCTTATTCATTAAACATATTTCCTTTCTTTTTATTTATATAAATATAATATCATATTTAATAAATAAAATCAACTTATGATTTTAGAGGCGGCATTCTACCACAACTTTTACTTTCCGGACAACCTCCTAAAACTTCACATTTAGGTTTAAAATAATTATCAATTATATATTTCCATTCTTCTGAATAATTTCTTAATGCGTTACATACATCATTAAATAATTGTCTATATTCCCAGTATGCTCTATTGCACATACGTTGTCTTGACATATCCATAAGATTGCGTAGATTATGTTTACAAACTATTTTTGTTGCCATTCCAAGAGGTAACAATAAAGCACAATCCTCTTTTGGAACTCCTAATAAAGAAAGATTCACTAGTCCATCTTTTATTTTTTGAATAGTTTTTTCATAATCTTTTTTTGCTATTTCATTATTTGCAATCGAAGGAGGAATGATATAATCGAATGTTTCATAATTTATATATCGAGTGCTAGCTTGTAGTCTTGTTGGTGAACCTCCTATATGAGTGTACCATTCTCTAATAACTCTAGCTGAATATCCATTTATAGTTAAATAAACATCGGGGAACTCAAATGTTCGTCCATGCTAATCATTTAGACAATTAATTCCTCGCTTATAGTTTCGAATAGGATCATCTGTTGGAGCACCCCAACATTCGCCAGCATATTTTCCTATCATAGTAATAGGGTTTTTTGTAGTATCTGAGTTTATTAATATTGTTCCCATAATTTAATTTCCTCATCTTTATTATACTAAATAAGTTTTGTTTCATGAGGTTTTTCATTCTATCTTTCTATATACTCACAATTTTCTGGTAATAGTATTATATCTGGAAGTTTTCTAATAATTTGATTTTTAAAATGACTAATACTTACTTCAAACATTGGAGTAGTTATAGTTGATTCATACTCATGATACAGTCTGTAATATTTTTTTATAGAATTATAAATTTCAAAAGCTTTTTCTTTTTCATCTTCATCGTATATTATCAATATTACAAGGGGTTTCATTTTAAGACCCTCCCTTAGTTTCATTATATCCAAAATTTTGAGATTCAAAATAGTCTATCCAATAGCATTCTTTTTCATTAAGCTATTCTCTTGGACACTCCTCAATAATTTCATAAGAAAAATTTTCCACCCCGACTTTATTCATAACTGTATAAAGTTTATTGCGCGTTGGTGTTTCTGCTCCTAAACCACGTTTAATATGTGTACGCAATCTTTCTTTAATATTTACTGATTGTCCGATATAAACTTTTTGATTTTCAAGATTTGTAATTTTATATATTCCGCATACGACTTTTGACCCTATAAGTCGTCCTACTAAATCTGTAAAAGGCTTTTCATAATAGCTTTTCCAAATAACTTTATTTAATGGTTCTACATTTCTCAAATAAGGAACAACTTCACGCAATTTATTAATCTCTCTCAAATCTTCATTGGATAATTGCAATGTATAAAAATTGATGTTATCCTATTTTTCTTCTTCTCTTTTTAAGAGGTTTATAATTGCTGATTGTTTTTCTTTAGCCTATTTTAACTTTTTTGTTATTTGTAACAATTCTTGTTGTTGTTCATTAATTTTATTAGCTCCAGTAGTAATCATATCTTCAAGAACAGTTAAATATTCTTGCTTATATTCTTCTTCCGCGTTTTGATATTTTTTACTAAGTTCTTCACTTGCTCTATCAATTTTTTCATTAGCTAATGCAATTTTTTCATCATATAAAGTTTTTGCAAACTATTCAGCCTGAATTCTCTATTCTTCTATTGAAGTATTTAAAGTATCTTTTTGCGCTTGGAGGTATATAACTTCTTGATTAAGTTTTTCTCGCTCTCCATTAAGATCTTGTATTCTTTTCTCAAGACTATCATTAATTGATTCTGTTTCTCGATTTTTCTCATATATCTCTAATCGAGAAGGTCTAAGAAAATAATAACTAAGTCCTACGCCAATAAGAATACAAAAAATACTAATAATAATAATAAATAAAATATTCATTTTATAAGAAAATGCGGGCGGAAAGACCGCCCGTTATATATTCTTATTAAAATTATTCAGCTTCTTTATCAGGGTCAAAAGCCATACCTTCTGGTGTTAGCTGAAGGAATTTAACCTGCTTATGAGTGCCATCTGCAAGCTCAATTTCAGCCGGAACTCTTATACCAAGACCCTTTCTTTGAATTGCTGAAGTGAAGATGCCATCTACTTGTCTCTTAGCAAGACCAATTATGTTAGCTACATCTTCAGAAGTTACATCCTAACCATTAATTTCCTTTAAATAATTTAATACTTTCTTTGAATTTTCTTTCATTGCCATGATACGTTTCTCCTTTTTATTTTAATATTTTTATTTATGATTTTTAATCACTTATTGTGATTATGTAAACATAATATCAAAAATTTTTCTTAGAGTCAAATTTTTCTAAAATTTCTTGAATCATAGCATCTAAAAGGAATAGGTCATTAGGATTATCTATCTGTCCAGAAAGCTCTATTATCTAATCTTGATAATGCTTAATGTCTTTTTTATTCTACGCAGAAGATAACTTCATCTCTGTGGATGCTATTTTTTTAGCTAAATTCTTTAGTTCTTTTTTCTTCATTTTTAAAATTTTCCTCTCATTGTTTACATTTATATAATAACAAAATTTTTTAATTTTGTCAATACCTATATCAATTATCCAAATATAGATCCAATAGTACATTCGCTTGTATCTTTATCGTCTCTAAATCCTTTGAAGAAAGCGTGTCTAAGTGTATGCTCTTTTTTATCAAGTTCCATACATTGTAACATCACTGTTTTATTCAAATACTTATTTGGATTTGCTACAAAATCTTGACGTAATTCATCTGTTAATCCAGAAGCAACAGTACCTATTTCAATAAGTTTGCCATTTGAGTCATATGCTCCTATTTTTATAGCAGTTTTCCATCCATAAAAATATCCTTTAGTAACTGGGGTATAATATCTTTCATTATCCTTTACTAATTGAGAATACCAATTAGTATTACCACGGTTTTGAATATATTTATGATAATAATTACCGTTTACTAATTTAGGATTAACCCAGCCAGCAAAACAATGATCTTTTTCAAAACAATCATAAAAACTTGGCTCTTTTACTTCCCAATATTGCCAACTTTCAATTTCTTTACCAGTATAATCTTTTGTTGCATCACAAAATCCAATACAAATAGCGTCAAGATAGTCTACTTTTTTAATTTTTAGATTGTGCCAAGCAGGTCGTTTCCCCGGGCTATATGGACAATCTTTCTTTTTAAGAACCATTCCTTCTTCTCCTCGCGCAAGCGCTTCTGATACAGCCTCTTGGATATTTTCAGTTATTGCTTCTGCTAATTCTAAGAAATCATATTGACTTAAATTATATTCTTGCCAGAGTTCTTTTAAAGTTTGATATCGATCCCAAGCTCCAGTAGAAATAAGGTCTTCGCCTTTATATCTAATAATATCATGCACATAATAATGAATTAGACCTTTTTCTTTTTGTCTTTCAATTGCTTTAGGAGCAAGACAACCCATAATAGTTGTTACTGTTTTAGAAGTTTCTCCTGGATAGTAAATTTCTCCAACGAGGATAGTTCCAGCTGGTAATGTATCTAATGCTTCCATAATATGAGGAACATTATTACCTTTTTCAGTTAAGATTCCAGTAGTTTTACTAATAGTTCTACTAAAAAGATAACATTGTTTGGTATCAGTTTTTTCAAATTGGTACCAATATCCATCTTTTTTTAATTCCGCGAAATAATCTCCAGAATTTGCCACTTCCGCAAATTTATATTCTTTTCCTTCTGGAATTTTCCAGACTTTCATTGGTTCGATGCATAATGCGCCAGGTGCCGTTTTATCTATTAATTCTTGTGAAAGCATCTTATTTTCCTCCTCTTATAGTTGTTATGCTTTTAATAGAATTATTACCAAATATTAATTGATTATTAGGTAACAATGGTTTAAATATTTTCGCATACTATTCTAATTCATCAATAGTTATATCTTTATTGAATTCAAATATAACTATAGTATCAGGAGGAATATTTATTATATTATGTTTAATCATTCTTTATTTATATCTCCTTATTTATTATATAGAAAAATTTTTATTTTGTCAAATTTTATATAAGAAAATTAATTGGGCAAAAGCCCAATTAATTTTCTATAAAAGAAGATTGCATATTTTTTTTAAACTTTCTAAATTTCCAGATAATTTAAACTAATACTTAATTCATTTTTATAAAATCTTTATCCGAAAATAATATCTAAGAATCTTATCATAATATCCTCCTTAAACCTTGCTTACACTTTTAACAATATTTCCTTTAAGGATAATATTTCCCATGCTTGTTCTTCCAAGAGCAGGAATTTCTTTCGCGGAAATGCATATAGAGGATTTATTTCCTACTACAAGAATATTATCTTCATCAGAAACTAAACAAGCTGCCACTATAGGGCCACTCTCAGCAGTAGGCTTATAACATATAACGCCTCTACCGCCACGCTTTTGGATAGTTAATTCTTCAGAAGTAATTTTTTTACCAAGGCCAGTTTTTGAGAATAGTGCTAATGAATCTTCTTTATGTCTAATTGGAAGAGCAGTAACTACAAAATCGTCTTTTCCTAAATTGATTCCTCTTACTCCTTGTGTCATTCTTGATGAAGCTCCTATTTCTTCAGAATTAAAAGTTAAAGAATAACCTTTGTTAGTTATAAGAGTTAATGGTTCATCTTTAATCAAACATACAGTAACTAACTCATCATCTTCTGTGATAGTAATAGCTCCAATACCAGACTTTTTCTTTGTTTTTATGTATTCATCTAAAGCAGTCTTTTTGACTTTACCATTTTTAGTTACGAATAAAACATATTTAGCGTCTGTGTCTCGATAGATTGAGTAAATAACTGTTGGTTCTTCTGTTGGTTCTAAACTTATAAGACTACGAATTGGAGTGCCTTTAGAAGCGTTTGTTCCAGCAGGAATATCATCAACAAGAAGTCTATACATTTTACCTTTATTCGTAAATATCATTAATGAATCTATAGTATTAGTTCGTAGCACCATAGATGTTATATCTTCTTGCGTTTTTATTCCTTTACCATTTCGCTTTTGCGCACGGAATGATGTTGAAGGTATTCTTTTTATAGTTCCTCCCTCAGTAAGAATAACTACGCACTTTTCTGGAGTTACAAACTCAATTTCTTTCTCTTCTTTTGAGATTGAAATCTGGGTTAATTGCGTTTTTCTTGGAGTAGAATATTTTTTACCAAAATTTGATAACCTATTTAAAAACTCATTTCTTTGACTATCTTTATTCTGAAGAATATTATTGCAGTTTTGAATTGTTTTTAATAATTCTTCTTTCTCTTTATTTAATTCAACATACTCTAAATGAGCTAATCTACCAAGTTTCATATCTACAATGGCTTTGGCCTGATTTTCAGTGAACTTATAAGTTAACTTTAAATTCTCTCGAGCTGCGGCAGAAGATTCAGACTTTTTAATTAAAGCAATAATATTGTCAATATTTTCTAAAGCTTTTAATAAGCCTTCTGTAACTTCTAATTTTGCTTGAGCTTTATTATAATCAAATTGATATTCTTTAATTATGCATTCAATATTATGAGCAACATAAATATCAATATATTCTTTTAAAGTTAATAATTTAGGTGTTTTGCCTACTAAAGCGAATTGATTTGCATTATAAGATTTTTGTAGACTTGTTGAAGCATATAGCTTATTTAAAATAGAAGATATATTTCCACTGCATTCTATTTCAATAAGCAGTCGTTTCTTATCTGTTTTATTGTAAATATTATCTATACCCGTTAATTCTTCTTTTTGAATTAGAGTTTTTATTTCGTCAATAAAAGGCTCAACATATACTTGATAAGGAAGCTCTGTTATTTTGATAATATTATCTTCTACTTCAACTTTTGCTCTTACAATAGCCTTTCCTTTTCCTGTCTTATATATAGCGCCTAAGTCTTTTTTGTTTATAATAATTCCACCTGTTGGAAAATCTGGTGCTATATTGTCATAATCAATTTCTCCATTGTCTAAATATTTTTTGATTATGTCAATAATTTCTCCTAAATTATGAGGAATCCAAGTTTGAGCTACTGTTACACCAATACCTTGACTACCATTTACTATTAGCCTAGGAAATAATGCTGGAAGAACTTCTGGCCACTCCTCATCTTCAGAGAAATTAAGAATCATAGGAACATTCTTCTTTTTTATTCCAGAGAACATACCTTCTTCTATTGGCTTATTTAGTCTTGCTTCAGTATATCTGTCCGCGGCTGGCGCACTACCTATTACAATATTACCATTTGAACCATGAAAGTCTACTTCTGGGATATTATTTACCCAAGGTTGACTCATACGAGCAAAAGTTTCATAAATAGCTACTGTTCCATGCGGCCACCATGTTGCTGCAACACCACCATCTATTTTTGCTGATTTTACATGAGGCTTATTTGAAGAATAACCTTTTTGAAACATTTCCCATAAGCATGCTCTTTGACCTGGCTTCAAACCATCCCTTGCGTCTGGAAACGCTCTTTGTGAGTTAGCTTCATATGCAAAATCTATAAAATTTTGTTTTAATTCATCACAAATATCTATTGTCTTATTTCCTATCATATTTCATTAGCCTCCTCACTATGTTTCATAATCCAATCTCTACGAGGTCCTACGCTTGGCCCCATAAAAACTTCAAATAACTCTGCTGCTTTAGCAACATCTTGAACAGTTATTTGAGCAATATTACGAGTTTCTGGATTTAATAAACATTCTTCCAATTCTTCAGGATCTTGTTCACCAAGACCTTTATTTCGATTTATTAAATATTTTTCACCTTGATGTTTAATTTTATATTCTTCAAGAGCATCTGCATCTCTTAGATAGATATATTCATTTTTCTTTGTAGTAATTCTAAAAAGAGGAGGGATAGTAGCATATATATGACCATTTACAACAAGATCTGGGCATAATGACCAAAAGCAAGTAAGTAAAAGATTTTTTATAGCTTCTCCATCTGGGTCTGCATCTGCGCATAAAAGAATTTTCCCATAACGCATTTTATTCTTATCATAAATTATTTTATGAGTTTTTGAATCTAAATCTAAGCCTAAAGCTTTTATAATGTTTATAACTTCTTGATTGGCAAAAATTTTTTCAGAGCTATTTTTATAAAGATTAATTATTTTACCTCTAATTGGAAAAACAGCTTGTTTTTCTCCATCTCTTGCTCCAATCAATCCACTTGCAGCACTATCTCCTTCTGCAATTAATAGTTCACAATCTGTACGTTTTTTACCCCAGGCATCAACTAATTTTGTTGGAAGATTTAATAATTTATTTTTGCCCTTTGTTTCTACGTTGCGGATTGCTTCTTTTGCCTTTTTAGCTTTTTCTTTCGCTTGACGAGCTAGTAAAGCTTTTTCAACTATTATTTTTGCATCTTTTGGATTGCTTTGTAACCAATTTGTTATTTCCGTAGAAACAAGTTGCTGTACCATAGTTCTGGCTTCGCTAGAACTAAGAACATCTTTAGTTTGCCCAGAGAATACCGGATCTGGCATAATGAACGAAAGAACAAGAACCAATCCTTCTTTTAATTCATCTCCAATAAGATTTGAATCTTTTTCTTTTAAAAGTTTATTCTCTCTTGCATATTTATTAACTGATTGAGTTAGAGCTGTTCTAAAACCTGTAAGATGTGTTCCTGCTGAATTAGGAATCGAATTTGTAAAAAGCTTATAATTATCACTATAAGAATTATTATATTGCATAGCAACTTTAACACCAATTCTATCTTCCATTTTTTCAGCATAAAATACTGACGTTAAAGTATCTTTTTTCTCATTCAAATCTTTTATGTAATCAAGGATTCCATTTTTAGAAGTAATTATCTCTGTTGGTTTATCTTTGTAAGTAAATTCAAATATTAAGCCAGGAGATAAGTATGCTAATTCTTGAATTTGTTTATGTAATTTATCATAGTCAAGTTCAGTTGTTTCTTTAAAGATCTTCGAATCTGGTTTAAACTGAATTGAAGTTCCATGTTTTCGTGTTTTACTAGTGTTTTCACGCTCTTTATAAGAAATAAGTTTTCCTTCTTTAAAGCAAGCTTCAGCAGCTTTTCCATCTCGAACCGAGCACACAGAAAATGTCTCACTTAATGCATTAGTTGCCTTTGCTCCCACACCATTCATACCACCTGATGTATTATATCCAGTTTTACCAGATGAATCAAACTTTGCGCCAGTATGAAGTTTAGTAAATACATTAACTAATGTTTCACTTCCATCTTCTGCTTTTCCGAAAGGAACTCCACGTCCATCATCCGCTACTGTTATATAATTTCCTACTCCAATCTTGCATTTAGTACAATATCCATTTAGATATTCATCTACAACATTTGAAATAATTTCAAGAGTTATATGCTGAACTCCTTCTGGACCAGTTGAGCCGATGTACATGCCTGGGCGTAATCGAATAGCTTCTATTCCTTCAAGAGTTTTTATATCTTTTACTCCATAATTACTTTGAAGCATTTTTAATTCCTCCTCCATATAACTTTTTGCTTGGCGCCATCCATTCTATATAGCTAAATGGCACTATAACTAAAGATTCTTCATGTCCATTTAATTCAAAATATGCATGAGAACAAGAGTAATTTACTAATTTTCCACAAAACTTATAACCACAAGTTGTTAGTGATACAAAATCATAATCTATTTTAGGATTATCTTTTTTTATTTTAACAATATACATTAATTCTTTTGTTGGCATGATAGTAATGCTCTTCTCCTTTCGCAATTTTATCAGCGAGTTCATTAAATTTATTTCCTGCATGTCCTTTTACTTTTATTAAATTTATACGACAACCCATTTGATAAAAAGTATAATAAGATTTTATTAAATCTAAATTTTCTGGAGGCTTATTATCACTTTTTAACCAATTATTTTTTTCCCAATTAAACATCCAATTTGTTAAAGTGTTTATCGCATAAGCGGAATCACTATATACATTAGGTGGTGGTAATGGCGCTTTTTGACCATAATTAAACATAACAGATAATATCGCTGTAAGTTCCATTCTATTATTAGTAGTCATTTCTTCTTTACCGCCTAAAGTATCTATTATTTCATTATTTTCGACAGCTACAATTCCCCAGCCTCCAGGTCCTGGATTTCCTTTACTTGAGCCGTCTGTATAAAATTCTACTGCCATACTTTCTTCCTTTCTTTTTTATTATATAAATATAATATCATAAAAAAATAAAAATGTCAAATTTCATGTGGTGGGATATGAATAAAATAAAAAAAAATGGAAGTATGAAGAACAAATCTTCATACTTCCATAAGATTATATTGGACCGTTTATATCAATCTATGCAGCTTGTTGCGCAAGAGAATGTTTAACTTGCTCATAAACGACTCCACCTTGTGTTTTTTCTGCTTTTGATTTACTATAATAACATGCTTGACTTACTCCATAGGCAGCCCAAGGAAGACCTACCATTGCGGAAATCCAAGGCAATGATGCTGTAAAACCAACAAAAACGCATACAAAAGCAAGTACAAAAGCCAAGGTAGTAACTATCCAAATTAGAATAGATTCTTGTATTAATAATGTTTTTGAAAATTCTCTTTTCATTTTTCGATTTCTCCTTTATAGAAATTAAAAAGTAATACCGCCAACTCTTCTCTAGTTAAATAGGCTCTATATTTTTTATTACCATTCTCATCGCCTTTGAAAATATTATGAGATTCGCAATAATTGCGCGCTTCCACTGACCAAGGACTAGGTTGCTTATTACCGAGCTCGCGCACATAGTTATCTACAAAATTATTAAATTCTTCTTGTGTAATAGTTTCTTCTGTTGGAGCATTCCAAGCTTTTACATATTGACTATAAATATATCCTGTCCCAAAAGGATAGTCAACTCTATACCAACCATTATCAGTTTTTGCACTTATAATAACATTATCTCCTGCGACATGTTCTGCTATAATATCAGATTCAGTTGTTGGTCGTTGTCTGACATTTAATTCTCCAGCTGTAATAATTCCTTCCATTTGAACTGGGGTTTCAGTAAATTTAAACTCATCTTCTTTTACCAAATCCCAATTTACAGTAATAAATTTAGTTCCAGGCAGTTGAGAATTATAATAGCCCTTTGCGCATACTCCACCACCATTTGGAATTATGCCACTTGCCCCAGAAGTGTTGCCCTCATAAGTGGTAAAATAATCACCATTTACGCCATTAACAATACCCGTATGTGTAAATTCACCATTGTGTTTAAAAATAACAATATCTCCAACTTTTGGATTTGCATTTAATTTAAATAGCTAAGCCATAGTTGGACAATATACATATGGATAGTGTTTTAATAATTTTCTTGTCATTTCAACTCCAAAAGCCTATACAAAAACCCATGTAACATAGCAAGCACACCAAGGCTATCCCTAATATTCTGGCTTTATTTCTGCCCAATACTTAGTATAATTTCCACTGCCAGCATTCGCGGTTTTATCATATAAATAAGCATTGCTCTTTTTTTCTAAATATCCTAATTCTTGTTTAGCAATATTTAAAACTCTATCTATTGGTAACATTATTATTTCCTCCTTTCTGGATATAAAAAAAGCGTGGTTAAATATTTAACCACGCTTAATAATCTGTGATGAAAATCTATTTAAAACTTGAGCAATTTCTTCTCTTGTAACAAATTTTTTATACATCTTATTACCATTCCCATCACCTTCAATTAACCCCATCTTTTCGCACCAATCTCGAGCTTCTTTAGACCACTAACTAGGCTCCTAAGAGGCTAATTGTTGGAGGTAATTATTCATCATTTCGTTAAATTTTTCTTGTGTCATTTAATAATCCTCCTTTATAACTGTTCTAAAACATTAATATATATATGTTGAATAAATAAAAAAATAATTGTCTTCGCTTCAAACTTTGTCCAACAATTAATGTAAAACCTTTCGATTCGATAAATCTCGAACCCCAGGGCCGCATTTTTCTAGGGTAAGTTTGAACAGTTTTATTAAAATGTAATTGTTATACTAAACACTTTCTTTTTTCTTTATTAGATTGTATTTAAGTAAACTATATTAGTTCTTGCTATTTTCTGTTAATTATTATAGTGTTATTGCATAAACCCAAAATCTTTATTAAGCATTTGTTCTCTTATCTTTTCTTTTTGAACTTCTTCATTATGCTTTTTTACTTCTTCGTTATGCTTTTTTACCAATTCATCATGTGTTGTTTTTCTTTTTTGTGCGATTTGAGTGTAATTTGGACGACCATATCCAGCAATCCTACTTGAGTTAATGTCATAACTCTTCGCTTTTACAGCTCCTCCATTTGCAACAACACCATTATCAGAATTCGTATTTCCTTCAATAGTGTATACAGTATTACCATCTACTTTGTATACTAAACCAGTATGATTAGAACCTTCTCCTCTTGTAAAGAAGATTTGGTCTCCTGGCTGAGGTGTTTTATAGAATTGTCCTACTGCTTGAAAATATCCCATAGAAGATACACATGCTGCACTACCGTATGGATTTTGATAAGTTATTGTTTTTGCGTCTGCTACACCAAAAGCCGCACAAAAACACCAATCAACAAAGATATCACACCAAGGCTGACCTTGCATACTTCCTTGATAAAACCCCCAATTTGCTAAATCATTAGCATATTTAGTATAGTTTGCACTTCCTGCATTTGTAGTTTTATCATATAATGAATCATTTGAATTTTTTTCAAGGTATCCAATTTCAGCATTGGCTATATTTATGATATCCGAAATAGTTTCTGTTATATGTGTATCTAAGGATTTTTCTTCCATACTTTCTTGCGGCGCTGCGAAGACCGGTGATATTGTACATGATATTACGAGTAATAATGAAATTATTATTTTCTTCATATTATGACCTCCCTTGATCTCGTTAGCAACTTAAATCAAAAGAAAGTATTTAGATATTAAATTTACATTTTAATTCGTGTTTCATCTAACAATAAGTTTGTTAGAACTAATTTATTATAATGAGTATATTGAATCCTGGTCAAAGGATACATTTCTTCATTATTTAAAAAATAATTAATTATAATAAATTTGCGTTGCTCATCACATATTATTAGCGATTGTCGCTATGCGACTTCTATGTATTTGGCCAAGTTCTATTTCACCATATAAATCTTGACCTCGAAATACTTCTGACATTCTCTTCATGCCATTATTAGCACCAGAAAATGCTTGTGAGTCAACTTGAGCTTCACAGTCGCCATCTATTATAACAAGACTATCTTCCCCAATGCGCTGAAGCGCAAGTTTCATTAAAGATATATCCATGTTTTGAGCTTCTGTGATATAAATGCCAGCGTTCATTCCTGAAGTATCATATCCTCTGACATCACTCATAGGAAGTAAAATTAAAGTCCCCTCTTTTATTAATTGTTCTACTACGATTTTACTTCCTAGTTTGCTACTTAAAAAATTTCCTATTTGAGAATCAAGAAGTTTCTCATCTCGACTACCAGGATAAAATCCTAATCGTGCAGAATTTTTAGTAGCCACTGTATTACAAAATATAATGATTTTATCAATTTTATGTTTTTCTAATTGATAAAACAAATAACTTAGCGCTATCATTGATTTTCCAGAGCCAGCTGGCCCCTTAAGCATTGTTATTTGATTATTTAATAAACTATCAAACGCGCAACGTTGATATTTATCATCTTTTATAGGCTTAATTTCGCCAAACATTGAAGATTCAAAATTTCCAAATGTAAGATGCCTATATTCATTTCCAGTCCAGCAAAGAGTATCAACAAGTTCTCCTTGTAAATTTTCTATAAACACGTATTCATTAATATAATGATTCTCTATTGGAACATCAAGATGTTGATAAAGATTACTCATTTCTTCATCTGACATATTTAAAGTGGTATAACCTTTATAAAAATCTACCTCATTAGGGTTAACAGAATAAATAGAATCTTCCCCAAAAAATAAATTAGCAATATTAGCTAAAGATAAATCATTTGTAAAAAAGACTGTTGCGTCTGAAGCAACATTTTCATCATACCAAATAGCGGCTGCTAATATTTTTAAATCTGGAGTAATTGTTTGAATACCCTTTTCATAAATAGGATTCAACATTTCATCTTTAAAGCAAATTATTTCAATTTTTGTCGGAAAATCATTCAAAAAATGTATAATTTTTCTTGCAGTTTGTTTAATATTATCATCTTTTTTAAATGAAGTTTTTATATTTTCTAATTCTTCTAATACTGTTGTAGAAATAACAATATTTTCTTCACAAGTTAATAAATAATTTGCTTTTTCTAATAAAGCACTTGTATCATAAAAATGATAATTATTCATCATCTTCGTCATAAAATTCCTCCTCAGCTGGCATTTGGAAACCAATAGAATGAGATACTGTATTTTCATCAACTGATAACTGTTCTATTTCTTTTTGCGATCTTGCAATATTACAATGTAATTTCAGTTTTAAGCAATCAATAGCGGTACAAATTAGTTCTACTATTTGATTTGCTATTGGTATTGCAACAGCATATATCGCCATACCAATGATTATTAAAAACAAAGAGTATCACTCTCCTCTCGTTTTTCCTAATTTTTTATTAAATTAAATTATTTATTTTCGCCCTCAGCACGCATTTCTCTAATTTTTGTTCGAAGATTATCTTTTGAGATAATATATTCTTTAAGCTCTTCTTCAGTGTTTTTTATCATTTCTTGAAAGGTATTAATTTCTTCTTCAATATCCTTTATAGTTCTATAAATGCGTTTTGCTTCATACGATTTATAATTAAAATGTTTACTTTGTCTCATTGAATCATATAAATGGTTAAAAGTTTTTAAAGTTGGTTTTAATTCATTTTTTACATGATGTTTTAAAATACGTAATACTGCTCGCTTTGAAGCAATTGAGTATCCAACTAATTCGCTTTCTAAATCTTGATCATCAGGATGGCATTTAGCTTCACCGATAAAAATATTACCAATATCATCTACAATGCCACATAAATAAGTGTGATCTTGTTTTTCAAAATAAGGTTCTTTTACTATTCTTATACCCATATTTTTAACTCCTTTTTATTTTTTTATATAAATATAATATCATAAAATATAAAAAAAATCAAACACTCTTCAATAAAGAGTGTTTGAAAAAATTAATATTCTATTTGACCATTAAATTGATCTAGTTTATTTCTGATATTATTTTGTCTAAGCTGTAAATCTACAAAGCCATCTTTATCATAAGCGCTTGTTGCTCTTAAACAAGTTTCATAAGCCCAATGATTAGGATTCATATCAACAATAGAATAAATTTCTGGAGTAATTTTAATACCATCTGTGGTCACAAGTGAAGCTTCAGTTCTTCCAATGATATTATTAAATAATTGACAAAATTCCGCTCTAGTCATATAAGAATCTGGATTAAATATTTTGTCTTCAATACCTTCCATATATCCATAGGCTGTAATTGTATTAATTTCATTTTTATAGATATTATTTTCAATATCGTTATAATAGTTAAAATTTCCAGTAGCATTTAAATCAAGACTTTTAACAATTAAATTTGCAACTTCAGCTCGTGTAATGTTACCTAATTGCACTGGTTTTGAAAATCCACCTTTGCTATCAACATAAGTTAGACCTCTTATGAACCAAGTATCAGTGTAAGCATTCGTTTTGTCTGTAATAGGATAAATTTTGTTATAAGAATTATACTTTTGATCTACCATACGAGTAATCATTGCAGATACTTGCTCAATTGTTACATAATCATCTAGACCCATATAAATAGAAGTTTTATCTTCTGTAATTTCTGGTTCATAACCAAAAATATAAGCATATGTAATACCAGTTAAATCTATACCTTTTTCTATTTTAATATCATTGTTTTTTGTGATAGCGTCATCTTTTTGATATATAATTCTGCCACAACCATTTAATAATAAAGAATCAGTATATAATTGACCATATAAAGCAGAACTTCCAGTTATCTTTGTACTTGCGGTTGGCGCATATAAAGTGCCATATAAATCAGATCTATTATCAATTAATACTTCATTGGCTTTAGTATTAATATTACTATGAATATTTGAGCTTCCTAATATTTTTATATTATTATTGGTATTAATTTCTTTAGCTGATATTTGAGCATTTGAGAAATTTACATCGTTATCAATATAAATATAAGTATTGTCAATACTACCTTTATCTTCTATTGGCCATTTAGTATTATCTTTATTCACTAAAAATGGAATATTGTCTGGGAGTTTCTTTATATAAATGTAAGCTTTATTGTCTCCTATAACTCTTATATTAATATTTTGTGAATTTGAAGTAATTTCATCAATAACAACAGTTACATCTTTATTTGTCGTATCAATTGTTAATGCTGGACCATATGAACCATTCATAGTAACCATTTTCATATAGGTATCTTCATTTATAGTTTTTGCAGAATTATTATAAACATTTAATTCTATTTCATCTATAACATTAGCAATCTCAGGTATAATAAAACCATCATAAGAATAGTTAAAAGAAGTATTTTTATCATTAATACTACCTTTATATTCTGGCTTTACACTATAATAAGTAATGTTATCTCTTGTTTCAGAGGTGTTTGTATGAATATATCCTTCACAAACATGAGATAAATTATTTATTTCATCTACGTCAATAGAACTTTCAGTTCCAGAAATAAGTAATCCATTTACTACGTTGCCATACCCATCTGCAAAATAAATGTTACCATTAGAATAAATACTACCATCAATTAAAGTAGAAGTTTCCATAACTTTAACGTTGTTATTTGCAATAACTGCTAAGTTCATTTCTCCATCTGGATCTATTGACGTATATCCAATAGATTCATACGTTTGGTTATCATAATATTGTGGGGGTTGCGCAAAAGCGTTAATTGAACCAAATATCAGCGCACAAGCACATATGATGCTAATTATTTTTTTTCATAATATACATATCTCCTTTTTTTAATTATTTTATTCCTTAATTATAATATACCAAAAATTTTAGAAAAAGTCAAATTTAGACAATTTGCTCAAAAATTTTGTGTACGCGATTTTTTACCAAGAACGGTCGCTATCTGCAACAGCGATAATAAAAAAGAGTAGAGATTTCTCTCTACTCTTTTTTATTACTGAGCAGCCTTACCACCAACATAGCCAGCGATAATTTGACTAATATCAATGCCTGTAGATTCTTTTAGACCTTCAAGAATTTGATTTGAAGTCTTCATTACATCTCCTACAAGTTTTGCTTGATTACCTTCACCATAAAGAGTAATCTTATCAACATTTGTAAGAGGTGCCGCAGCATTAGCTACAATCTCAGGAAGGGCTCCAAGATACATCTCAAGAATTGAAGCTTCACCCATTTTCTTTTGCGCTTCTGCCATTTTCTCAGTAGCTTCAGCTTTCGCAAGACCAACAGCCGCAATACCAGCAGCTTCCTGTTCTTTTGCATATCTACTTGCGTCAGCCTTAGCTTTAGCTGCTTTAGCTTCCATTTCAACTTCATATGCCTTAGCTTCAGCAGCCTTTTGTCTGCTTACAAGATCAGCTTCAGCTTCCTTTTCTGCTGCGTACTTATCAGCATCTGCTTGCTTACGAACAAGAGCATCAAGTTCATACTCCTTAAGCTCGATTTGCTTTTGCTTAAGTTCAGCTTCACGTTCTGCCTTTGCAATATTTGCATTTGTAGAGGCTACTTCTTGTAGCTTTCTCTGATTCTCAGCTTCAATTGCGCTCGCCGCATTTGCCTGAGCGTTTTGAGTATCTACTTCTTTCTTTAGAGAAGCCTTTTTCTGTGCAAGTTCAGCCTGTTTAGCTGCGATTTCAGCTTCAGCTGCAACTTTAGCATCATTAGCTACCATTGCGGCATTTGCTTTTTCAACAGCGACATCCTTGTCAGCGTTTGCTTTTGCAATAGCTGCATCTTTCTGAATTTGAGACATATTATCTTGACCTAGTGCATTGATTAGACCATTTTCATCAAGAAGTTTTTGGATATTACAAGATTCAATCCAGATACCAAGCGCATTCATATCTTTCTGCGCCTTAGCTTGTACTTCATCACCAAAAGCTTTTCTGTCTTGACAAAGTTTTCTTAGTGTTTGAGTACCAATGATTTCTCTCATATTACCCTGAAGAGATTCTGTTAGTTGGTCTCTAATCCTTTTCTCATCAAGATTTAAGAAGTTTCTTAAAGCTGCATCAACCATTCTTCGAGTGATAATCTTTGTACCTTTCTTATTGTCTACTCCTGGTAGGAATTTAACATTTCCTTCGTTGTCAATTTCAGCAGTTATATCTGCCTCTGTTAACACTCTAACTTTCGCAATAGCATCAATATCTACTCCGATAAAATCTTCCGTAGGAATGTAACCATTCGTTTTAATATCAACACTTAACTGTTTAAGGATTAATTTATCCAATCTTTCAAAGAAAGGAATCTTAATACCGGCTTTACCAATAATTACCCTTGGTTTTTTCTTAATACCAGAAATAATATAGGCTGTATCCGGCGGAGCCTTAATGTAACCAGTTACTGCAATAATAATCACAAAAAGTACAATTATTGCTGGAATAGCAATAGATAGAATTGAAGATAACATATAATCTTACTCCTTTTTTTAATAATATATTTTAATTTTTTAAAAAAAATTAACAATGTAATTTAATATTATAATTTTTACCTATAATATAAGCTGTTAAATACTTCTAAGTATATTTTTCATAAAAGCGTTTAAGCCATTTTGTTCATACTTTTTATAAAATATTTCTAAGACATAATTTTATAATACTTCCTTTCAACAAAATATAAAAGAAGGATCATTCTTGACCGTAGAAATTTCAGTGATAATGTCATCTAAAAGAATAGGATAACAGTCATGACTATCTACTCCTACGTGATACATTTTATAATTATGTTCATAAAAATTAGTTATTTGATGTGTATGACCAAATAATCCATACACAGGCTGTGAGTTGTCTCCATTGGCAACAATTGTAGGATAATGAGTGAGTATAAATCCCATTTTTTTATATTTTATTCGATAACCCATTTGAATATCTTCAAAAATGCCAGCGTCTTCATAAGCTTTCAGTTTAGTTGAACTATCGTGATTCCCAAAAGCTAAATATTTATGACCATTAAACTTGTTAAGAAAATCAATTACTTCTGCGGTTACTGGTCCACCAACCGCGCAATCACCAAGTATATAAACCGTATCTTCTGGACTAACTACCTCATTATGTCGCTTAAGAATTTCACTATTCATTTCATCAACAGTTTTAAAACCTCTTGACTCGAATATAAAGTCTTTATTGTGACCTACATGCCAATCTGATGTCAGCCAAATTTTCATTTTATATCATCTCCTTTTTTGAGTTGTTACACTCATATCATAAATTTTAATTATTTTGTTATGTTATGTTTCTCTTTATTAACAGGAAACTCGATATTAACTTTATATCTATATACGGAAAATATTTTTATTTTATTATTATTAAAAAAATAAAATAATGAATTTGTTTAAAATTGACTTATATTTTTATAATATGCCAATCGGAATAAAGCCATGCTTTAGGCATTTCAACCACAGCCCTTTCCATAAGTATTGCTTCAAATTCATCGACAAAAATAATTTGCTTTGTATGATAAGTATTTAGCTCATCTTCTGTTGGAGGTGTAAAACTATTATACATAGATTTCAGCGCCTCTTCTGGAACATACTCTCTTCCGTCTCTTTGAGAATTTCTATTTAAACAAACGTCTAAAGAAGTAGAACAAACTATAAAATTTACATTGATATTCGACAAATCAAAATTATGAAGTAATTTATGTCTTGATTTAGGAGAAAGATGAGTTGCGTCGGCAATAACATCAGTAAGCTTTGGATTTTCTAAATCCTCTTTTATTGATAAGACAAAATTATTCCATACAGTATCTTCGTGGTCAAAATATTCTCCACCAAGAGTATCAAGTATATTAAATCTTATAGCATCTCTTGAAATAATTTCAGTATTTTTAGCCTTTGTCAATTCATTAAATTTATTTCTGACGAACCAGCTTTTGCCCGAGCCGGGCGTTCCTACTGTAAGCCAAAGATTCTTCTGCTTCATCTTTAAAGTCTCCCCTTTCAAATTGTTCTTTAAATATTTTCACTTCTTCTTCATTTTTACATTCAACGCAATTAATTTCTTCTTTACAATGGTAACAATACAATCTTTTTCTATGAAATTTTTCGTGCATTTTTCCATCTTTACGGGGAATAGAAAAATTTTTTTGACCACATTTTATACAATAAAAATCATTTAAAACATAATTAGCCATTCTGTGTATAACCTCCTGATGACATTGGGATTAGCCATCCAAGCAAAAGTTTTAATCCAAGCATCTGCCAGAAACTTAGTGCAGGAAGTCCAAAAACTCCTACCGCAACGATTCCCCAAAGCCAAATAGCAATTGCGTTAAAAATTACAAACAAAATAGCAATCACCAGTACTGCTCCTATAATGACAAGACAACTGCAATCATCCTCTGTAATTCTTTTATAAATTTTACTAAACATATTTTATCAATTCCTTTCTTTTTTTTATTTTCTTTATATAATTATTATAATATATTTTTTAAAAATAATCAATAAAGATTATTGAATTATAACTTTTTCAAAAGTATCAAGATTTAAAAGAACTGCGATATTAGTCCAAACACTTCCGCAATCTATACATATCTTTTGATTATTGTTGTAGTAGAAAGGAATATATTCTTCTGTCTTTTTAATATTTTTATTAAAGCCACGCTCTTCCATTAAACAAGGAATTGGAGTATGACCATGAACTATGATTATATTTTTCTCTACCTTTTCATCTCTTACATAATGAGTTCTGTTCCAAAGAGGATCTGTTAAACTGCCAGAGTGTGTTAGTATGATATTTTTACCAGAAGTATTTGTATAACAGACAAGCTTATCAAGTTTGGCAATTTGATTTATAAAATTCATATTTGAACCATCTGATCTCCAACAGTTAAAAGTTGTTCGGCCTCCATTCGCCTTGTGTAAAGACTGATTTTCATTTTCCATATTGGCTGGATCTTTATATTCTCTTGCGGCTTTCACAAATAAATCTTCATGATTTCCCTTTAAATACAAAATATTATCTCTTGATAAAGCATCTTTCATCATCTCATAGCCATACTTACCTCTATCACATAAGTCACCAAGTATTACTAATGTATCTTCTGGCTTAATAGTTTCTAATATTTTATCATACAAATTCTTTTGACCGTGTAAATCAGAACAACACCATATGCTCATATTTATCAACCCTTTCTATAATTTTTTATTTATTTTTATATAAATATATTATCATATTTTTATATAAAAATAAAGGAAGATTTTTAATCTTCCTTTATTTCTTTTCTTATTTGAATTAAAAGCTGACCTAAATTATTGTAACCTATTTTGTTTTTGCATTTATTACAATAACAGTCACCCCAGAAATTATCATGCCAAATATTTCCTTCCACAAGGATAGTACCTTCAGTTGCCAAGAGACGTTCGCGCAATTCAGGGATAGAAAATTTTTCTTTTAAGTAATACTTCATAATATCAAGCTTTACATCTTCCCAATCTTCTCTTACCTTGATGTGTCTTCCAGTAAATTTAGCTTCCGCAGGAGTAGCAAGTTCAGAGAGTTGCTTGCGTTCCGAACGACTTAATGTTTTAGCTGCTTGAAAGGCATGCTCTACCGTTGGATATTTTATATCTGGATAATCAATATCTGCAATTAAATTGTGTTTATAAAAGTTGCTTAAAAAAGCATAATTATCAGCAAAACTTATTATTGTTCCTTGCATATCATTTCCTCCTACACGCAATCTTGTGAAAAATAAGAACTAAGACCAATTATTTTGCCCGTATAGTTCCATCATTATAAACTCTAAATCGAAGAATATCTCCTCCCATAGAGACTGTGAACTCATAAAAATCTGGGGTTTCATGAGCTTCTATTATATAATCATAACCAATCTCTTCATCAAGTATTTTTTGAGCTTCTTGAAAAATCATTATTCAGCTACCTCCTTTGCTTTAACTAAATATTTATCACTTAATAACATTTCTAATGTTATATTATCTCGTTCCCAATAAGGAATTCTAACCAATGGAATATGATGAGATAAAGCATATTCATTTTTTATTTTATCTCTTTTTTGAGTTAATTCTAACTATTCCTTAGTATCCCAACCTGAATTTTGTGTTTTGAAATGTTGAATCCCATCAAATTCAATTAAACGTATTTTATCACTATTTGGATAAAGAATAAAATCAAAACGTCCTATTCCATTACCAACATTCAAATCTTTAAAATAACACTGGTCATATAAATAAGGAATATTAGCATTATTCAGAATATCTATAATATTTTTCTCTCCTAAAGATCCTCTTAAACAACCGCAAGATTTAGTTTGATTTGTAATTAAATTAGAACTATACACTTCAATTTCATTACCACAATCACATTTACATTTCCATTTAGCATGTCTGTTTACTATTTTATAAGATATAGCAACTAATTTTCCAAATCTTTGTCCAGTTAAATCATTGATGGCATATGGTCTTGGCTATGTTATTTTTTCATATAAAAGACAACCGCAAGATTGAATATTACCAGCTCGTAAATGATAGCCACTAACTTCTTTAATATTTCCACAATCACACTGGCATATCCAATAGACATGGCCATATTTATCTTTTTTCCCTTTCTTTAATACAGTTAATCTTCCAAACTTTTTTCCAATCATCTAATGCTAAAGACATTCTCCACAATTTTGCATTTTTTTTAGCCTATCTGCTCGAATACTTTTAACATTACCACAATTTAAACATTTACATTTCCAAAATGTTTTTTTAGTTTTTTGGGTTTTTTCCTCGTCTAATTCAATTACTTGTAATTGATTTATAATCTAATTACTATAATCTTTTCTCGTTTTCAATTTTATATTTACCTCCTAAAATCCTATTTCTTCACTATATGGTGAAGAAATAGGATTTTAATTTATTAATTTTTATCCAAAAGTTCTTGAGCTTCCTCTATATCTGGAACTTCTGCTGTTTCTTTTATTATTCCTTCAAGTACTTTAAATTCAAAAACTTTGTCTTTATAAGCACAAAATTTAGGACGATTAATTATTCTTATTACAACACCTTCTTTTATATGTGTCTTACCAATAGGGTCTGGGTTAGTATTAAGAAAAGTTTGAGCTATTTTTTGAACATACTCTCCTGCTGTTTGTTCAGATAAATCTAATTCTTTTTCATTAGGTATAAAAAATTTACTAAAAACAGGAACAGTTTTTACATTTATCTGCTCACATCTATATCTCATATATTCTGGAGTATATTCTGTAACAAAGCCATCTTCATTTGTCATTGTCATACGATATACATACATATCTGATTGCGGATGCTCGTCCTCTTGACATTTTGAGGTTGGCTTTCCGTCCGGAGCGCATCCGTATGAAAATACTGTTTCCTCTCCATATTGTTTAATAAATTCCTTATCATTAAGCTTTTTATTTGAACAAGTTCCCATTATAGGTTGACCGCTTGACTGGAAACCAACTACTTCATAATAAACAGTTTCACCCTTTTGAAGTTTACCCTCAAACATCTTAGAATGCTCTTCTCTAAATGAATTATCGCCGTAGAAACCACCATCGTAGTCATCAAGCACTACTCTACGAGTACCAGATACATATCCCCAATCATAGATAGGAGTTCCCTCTCTATGCATTATACGGTCTATAAGAGTTCTCTTATATCCAACTATCTTTGGAAGATAGCCAGTTCTCTGAGAGGTACCATGCATCTTTAATGTGATTTCAATCTGGTCTCCCGGTCGGAATGCGGAAAGATTATAAGCAAGCTGTTCAGTATCTGCGTGTTCCATGAATAGTGGAGCTATTGGAACTTTCTTTTTTCTTACTCGATTGCCCTGTGGAGCAGATCCTCTATTTGGTCTTTTAGGAATATACTTTTTACATATCTCATGTCCATTTACAATAGTAATAGTATCTCCTTCTTTGAACTCATCAAGCTTTGCTCCTGTAAATTCAAGAGAAGAGATAGCCATATAGATACCATCTGAGCGCTCTCCACGCAGACAAATCGCTTTTACATTTCGCTTGTTCGGATCCATATAGCCACCAATATTATTACCGGCATCATCCTTTTTACGGACAAGATTATTATATTCACAATATTCTTCTGATAACTGACCATCTGAAGGAAAATAAATTCCAAGTTCTCCAATCGGAATATCTATTCCTATGCAGACATCATTTCCAAAAAAAGTTGCTATTTGAAGGCGGTCTGCGTTCGGATGCGGCCGCACGTCTTTTACCTTTACTATAAATCCATTATATGACATTTTTATCACTCTCCTTAATAACCATATTTTGATTTTTCAAAAGTTATATTTTTTATTCTATAGTCTAAAAGTTCAATTAATTTTCTTACATATTTATCTCTATTTTCTTTAGAACAACGAATAGTAACTGTTGACTGTTCAGCACTATTTTTTAGGTCTACAAATTCAACTGTTATATCGGGATAAACATCTGTTAAATCATAAACAGCAGTTAAAATACTATTATCTGAAGGCTCTTGCCAAGAATAATCCCAAAAATTTTCTCCAGATTTGTAATTAAAAGCACTTTTATGAAAATATATATTCCATACTTTATTATTTTCTTCTTCTATTCGTTTTTCTTCTTTTCTTATTCTGCGTTGTTCAAGCCATTTTCCGAAGGACATTTTTCTCTTCTCCATTCTTCACCAAAATATTTTTCATTTCTACTTATTGCTCTATTAATTTTTTTAGCAATTTGGTTAGGATTTGTTTGTTTCTGTGTTTTTGGATGCATTTTATGATAAACATAAGTAGCAGCTTCTTTCATGGAATTAAACTCTTGTCCAAAAGCAAAATAATGATTTTTACCATCAATAGCTTTCTTTTGCTGCGATTGAGGTTCAGTATAATATTTTTCTTCTATTGGTTCTTTGAATTTTGCATTTGATTCAATATATTCAAATAATTCTTGTAGATAGAATGCATCATCTAAAGCATTATGCTTTTGATTTATATCTTCTCCCTTAAAAGCTTGTAAAATTTTAGTAAGTCCAATAGAACGAACTATTTTTAACTTTTTTTCAACAATTTTTGTATAATCATTAAGATTACCAAGTATTCTACAAAGACACATATTAGCGAAATAATTTTCACAATTGGGAATTGTATGTCTTATAAATTCAGCGTCTTGACCCCCATATACATAGAACTTTGCATTTGACATATGAGCTTTTTCCATAATCCAATACCATAAATTATCAAATACTTCATCCGCAGTTGGCGCTGACATAATTTCTTTTCTTGTTAATCCTGTAAGCTTCTCAATAAATGGGGTTACTTTACAATTTTTTGAACGAACTGTTGAATAAAATGAATCACCATCTTCTGCTACAACTCCAACAGAGATAATTTCATTAGAAAACTGTGTTGCTTCAAAGTCAATAAAAAATTTCATAATCATCAATCCTTTTCATTTTTATTATATAAATATAATATCATATTTTTTATATATAATCAAAAGAGATAGTTTTAATCAACTATCTCTTCTAAAGGTATAAAGTCTTGAAATATCATTATACGTTTGCGGCCGGGCTTTCCTTCAAGTTCTTCATATTCTCGCGTTTCATGGAAATGACCCCAACACCAAGTTTTATAATCTGCTATTTCTGCGATTTCCTCAAGGAAAAGCTCCATTGAACTATCTACTGTTGTTTGATCTACTTCAGGCGAAAATAAATCTGTAGGTCTCCAAGTAATTGGGCATGTGTGAGAAAGTATTATGTCTGGGGATATAAGGTCAAAACTATGTTTTATGTGTTCTTTCTCTTTTTCGCTTAATTGCTCTTGCGGATTCCAAGGCCAGCTTTGCCATTTACGATATTGCGCATCTATAGAATATGCTCCATCTATAATAAAAGTTCTCATATCTTTAATTTTGCACCATGTTCCTCCGCTACAAAAATACCTTATATTAGGATATTCATTTTCAACATATACTTTAGTCTTAATATCCTTATCCCATTTTAATTTATCTGGGAAAAATACTTGCTCTGGTCTAAACTCATGATTTCCACGGACGCAATAAATTTTAAATCCAAAATCATTAAGATATTTTTTTCTATCATCATCATTATGGTCTAAATTAAAATTTAAACCTACATCACCAAGGATAATAATTGCTGTTTCTTCTGGATTATATCTATAATGTAAATTAGAAAAATGTTGAAATTGACCATGACAGTCAGTCTCCTGTAATTAACCAATTTTTAATCACAGACAACATCACTCCTTTCTTAAATGATATTTAGCTAAATTTCTCTCAATCAATTGATATTGAACATTATTTAATAACTGTTCTACTTCTTCATTTGGTTTTGTATCTGTGAAATGATCGAGCGCACTAGTGTAAAGTTTTTCAATATGCTCTAATGATTCTTTAGCTTGGAGCCTCGCGCACTCAAGGCTTAAAACGTCATTAGATTTCAAATCTTTTAAAAATTTTGCTTGTTGTGAAATTAAGCAATCTTTAAATGGTTTATCTGCAATATATTTCACTAAGAATTCCTCTATCCTAACCAAGTGAAAAAGCTGTTTTGGATCATATCCATATTTGTCAATAATTTCAATTTTGCTTGGACGTTTATGTTCCATTCTATGATATTTTTCTAAAGCGATTCCTCGCATAGATTTTATACATTGTAATGGATTATATCTCGCAATTTTTTCTGCGTTATAAGTTAATTGATTCCAAATGTCTGCATAATCAGGCTGTATAATTTTATAAGGAGTAAATAGAATTTCAAGAAAATTTACATTTTGCTTTTTGAAAGTTTGTAGCATAAGACGAGCATCTTTAAAGTCAATATGCTCATCATTCGCTCTAACATAAGTTGTGCTTACAGCCTTTTTATTTAAAGCAATTTCTTTTAGAGTTGGTAAAACAACTAACTTAGTGTCTACATCTGAATTAACGGTATCAAGGCCATAATTACCAGAGCCTTGATAAAACAATCCTACAATTTGTGATCCTGGGAAATATTGGAAAGCTTCATTAAAATGTTCTTGCATTTTATTCATAATCCATTTGTCTGTATGGTAATTCATTCTATCTACCCCTTTCTTTTATCTGTCAGAATACATATTTAGAAGTAAAGTAATCTTCTGCGTTTTTATCTATATTTTCTTTAGAATCTTCTTCAATCTTAATATCATATAAAGCATAACCTAAAATATAACCAGAATGTGCAGTAGCGTAAGGTTTAATTTGAATATCCTTTATAATGATAGACGATTTATTTTTAGAAAGCCAATCATTAATTTCTGTTTCTAAATCGCATTTGTTATAAGAATTAAAAATCTTTATTCGCATTTTATTTTTATCTCCTTCATAATTTATCTTCTTAGCCTTAAAAGCAACCGTATCCAACAGTTTCAAATCCTTCGCAAGTCCAATTGCATATCATAGGAGCGCGCTTTTCTTTTGGCACAGTTGTAATTTCTGCACCATAAGCATTTAATAGTTTAATAAACATATCTTGTATATATTCAAGTTCAAAATTATTTTCTTGCTCAATGCACTCTTTAAAAGTATAATCATAATATTCATATTCATTTGGAAAGTCATAGTCTATATCAAGTAAGGCTTGAATAACATCATCTCCAATACTAGCATCTTTATATTCAGTCGCGAAATGTTTAAAGAAATCTTTTCCATATTTTGCTTTAATTTTATTTTCTGCATTTAATAGATGTTCCATGGATGGTGCTTCAATTTCTATTAGATCATATTTACAATGTCCATCTTCAGACCAATCTCCAAAAGGTAAAAGCATTTTCATTTTAATTATTCCTCCTTTAATATCTTGTAATAACAATTATCGTCATAAGGAAGTCCTAATATTTTCTCAAACAGCTCTTCAATCTGCTCGTGTGTTGTACCATCTGGCAAATCAATTATATTGTTTCCTTGACCAATAAATTGTGCTGCGAATCCAAACAAAACTTTCATTAAGCTAACCTCCCAATCTGATCATATCTAACTTTAATATATGTATCTGTATCCCTATCAATTAACACGTATTTGCCATTAGTTTCTATAACTTTACCAATAGAACCAAACTTATTATGACAGACATCAATAATACAATAATCACCATCTAAATACATATTAAAGCACCTCTTTCTGGTCATTTTTTTGAATATTTTTGAAATAATTTGACTTACAACCTTCATATTAACTTTATCCTTTAATTTAGGCATTATCTCTTTTTTCTTCGTAGCTTTTTCTAATTTAGCTTTATTTAATTCTTTTTCTGGATTATCAATTATTTTAGAAACGTAATGATTGATTATATTTAATTTCGCATTATATTCTTGACGCAAGTCGATTCTTTCTGCTGGACAAGCTCTAATCATCTCTTCAATTGTTTTTTGTTCTTTTAATAAGGCAGAATTGATTATTTCTTCTGTAATTTTTGTTCTTGCTTCAATAGCTATATTTTGCGCTGTTGCGAGAACTCCTCGAAGCACACTTGTAATTATGGTAGATATTTCATTCTTTTCTTTTATATTTTTCATAATTTCTTTTTTTAATTCAATTATATTCATTATTTTTTATTCCTTTTTATTTTCTTTCATATAAATATATTATCATAAATAAAAAAGAAAATCAAAAAAGAGGAAAGCATTAAACTTTCCTCTTAATTATATTAGTTTGTAGCATTTATATTAATTCCTTCAACGAACTTGTGGACAATCTGTTTAAATTTATTTAAAGTAAATTTTATATAATAATGAAAGGAGTTGATTTAATTGTCAACATTAATAGATTTAACAGGACAAAAATTTGGGAAATTAACAGTAATTAAAAAAGGAAAAAGCTAGAATCATAAAATTTATTGGGTCTGTAAATGTGATTGTGGAAATATAAAAGAGATATCTGGAGATTCTTTACGCAATGGAAAAACAAAAACCTGTGGTTGTAGACAACGCTATATAGATTTAACTGGACAAAAATTTGAAAGACTTACTGTTTTATATAAACTACCTCCAGACAAATCTAAAAAAGGACGAGGGGCATATTGGCATTGTAAATGTGATTGTGGTAATGAAGTTGATGTTTTAGGAGCTAATTTAAGAAAAGGAGCAACAAAAAGTTGTGGTTGTTATAATAAAGAAAAAGTAGGTTAGCGTTCTAAAAAAGATGTTACAGGAAAAAAATTTGGACTCTTAACTGCTTTAGAGCCGACAGAAGAAAGGTATTATCAATCTGTTGTTTGGAAATGTTAGTGTGATTGTGGAAATATTATTAATGCATCATTAGATAGTTTATAGAAAGGAGATAAACTCTCTTGCGGATGTTTAAAAGAATCTTATGGAGTAAGATAGATTAAAAATTTATTAAACGAAGCAAATATTCCTTATACAGTTGAATAGACTTTTCAAGATTGTATTTTTCCAGAAACCAATAGTTTATTGAGATTTGATTTTTATATTGATGACAGATATTTAATTGAATATGATGGAGAATAGCATTATTATGCTACAGGAGGAGTATTAACCTGGAATACTCCTGCACATTTAGAAAAAGTTTAGAAAAGAGATAAATTTAAAAATAATTGGTGTAAAAAACATAATATTCCCTTAATAAGAATACCTTATACGTAGAAAATAATACAATTAGAAGATATATTATTAGAAACTTCAAAATATAAAATCAACGAGGATTAAAAATTAATCCTCGTTGAAAAAAATATACTTAATTATTTTTTATTTCAGCAATTCCTGTAATAACATTCTCTAATGGCAATCCTCTAAGAAGCTTATTAACGACGTCTGAGGTGCTTTCATCCTCGCTCGCAAGTGCATAAGGAGCAAGAGATTTAGCAATTGTTTCTGTAAGTGAAGCATTTGCCTTAGTAGTCATTGCTGCTACAAGTTCAGGCTGAATAGCTGTCATTATCTTTGCAACTGTTTCCGCATAAGCTTGCTGTTTAGCTTTTTCAATCGCAGCAAAATCTTCTTGTTCTTTAACTCTTGCCAGATGTTCAGATTCTTGTCTTGCAAGTTCAGATTTTTGAATTTCATCAATAATTCCTTGCATGTCTCTTTCCGCTTCTTTGGCAGCTTTATTAACAGCTTCCTTTTCCCTGTCTATTTCTGATTGAGCTTCAATCTTTTTCAGAGTTTCTGCTCTCTGAATTTCAAGTTTTTTAAGAGCTTGTTGATGATGTAGTTCATTCTGTTCAGCTTGTTCTTTTGCAAGTTTAGCTATAATATCTGTCATTTGGATTGCATTTGATAATCTAATGCTCTCTTTAATAGTTTCATATTGATTATCAAGCAGTAGGTCTTGAACGTCTCTATCAATTTTAATACTTAATACTTCTACATCATGTACAAACATTCCATTTTCAGCAAAGAAACGACCAGCTCTTTGAGGAGTCTTCTTATCTGAATCATCTCTATCAAGATCAAGAACTACTTTTCTTGTAATATCAGAATAGTTCTGATAAAATTCTTCAATATTGTATTTCTTGGCTTCTTTTCTCATTAGAGAACGCTGACGATCGCACATATATTTAACATAGTTTTCTACCGCAAACCACTTGTCTTTATGCTCATTCAAGAAATCTACTGAATAAGATACCTTAATATCTGCCCCAACAAAATCTTTTGTTTCAACATGGATAATATCTGATACCTTATTATTTTCATGGCGTAGATAAACTGTTGAAATAAGATCGTCTGTTGACTTAGGTTTTCCAGTAGAAATCTGAAGAACTTCAAGTGTTTGATCATAATCAAGAAGAATTGTTTGCGGGCCGCATACAACCTTTCTATCGCCATTCTTAGAAATCACATTAACTGCATAACCAGTCCATATATCCATACTTACAACACCATCATACCTGTTGTCAAGCATAACTGTTCTTGGCTTTGTATAGCTTGTGCCTCGCGCAATACTAGCATTTGATTCAAAGCTATCTATGGTTACATCATTTGTGTAAAAGGTGCAATCATTAGCTAATGGCATCATACTAATTGATTTTGCGGCTGTTTTTTCAACTGCTTTTTCATTTAACGACATATTGTAGGCATATACTTCTTGATTACCTGGAAACCATAATGAACATTCTTTTGGAGTAAGCTTTCTCTTTACAACTACTTCAGTTCTTGGATCAGGAAGATACATAGCTGGACCAATCTTAGTAGTAATCTCGCCAGTTAGTCGATTCATTATATATCTGCCCTCGCCTTTTGGAATAGCAATTGCATGGTGCAAAATTTTACCATCATAACTTATAATTGCGTGTTCTGGTCTTGGATAATAAATCATTTGATCTTCTCCAGTAATAAAAAGTTCTTCCCCTACTGGATGTGTTATTTTATTTTCAATATATTCTGCAATTACCTTTATATAAATACCACTAATCTTTGAAAGTTCAACTGCTCGGAAAATATAATTGCCTTTTGAATTAGCTACAAAAGTTTCTGTAGGTTTAGGGAATACAACCTTAGGTCCATGTATATACTCTTTTGTTCCATTTTCGTCTTTCAAAATTGCGTATTCAAGTCTTTCAAGAGTAATAGCGTCTCTTACATAACCATTGCGGAAATCATTATCAATAGGAATTACTTCAATTCCGGTAGGTGGAATATAAAAAGATACTTCTGTACCTTTGATTACTAACAACTGACCAGAGAAATATTTTTCATTATTTTCTACATTCTCTCCTTTAGTATCTACTACTGTAGCATCAGCTTTCGTTTTTTCTGCAGCTTCCGCATCATAAACTCTTGCTAAAAGATACTGATTTGAGCGTAATCTATGTCCCTGTATAACTTTAGCCATCTGGCCCGGGAATAGAGAGAATGAGCAAGGGCCTGGAATATTAACCTTTTTACCTATTTCAAGTTCAGGGCTAAATACGGCTTTTCTTGGTTCAGGATGTGTATTATCTTTTGCTGGGTTTTTAAGTACAACATACCAGTTTTCAGGTGGAGAACAGAATAGCTGTTTAGCATCCTCTAAATGAGATGTTTCAATAAACTGCTTCGTTTCTTCATCAAAAATCATTAAAGCTTCTTGCCCAGAGATTGTAATTGTCATAGGTCCAGTGTAAGTTTTTACTTGACCATCTGTCTTACTTTCGACAAAAACAAATTCATTAGGGGCAAGAACTATATCTCGTTGACGAGCCTGATTATTTGTCATTATTTCTTCATAAGGCATAATTTTTTTATTTCCTTTCTTCTTTTATTATATATATATTATATAATAATTTTTAATAAAAATCAATGATGAAATATTTATTTGGGTATAATCCTTTAATTTTCCTTGTTATATTTTCATAATTTATAAAGAGGAGGTTATAGTTATGGAAATTCTTATTCAAATTTTTCAAGTGTGTATCATCCCTCTTTTAGGTATTTTAACAGCTTGGCTTTGTGCTTTTGTTAATACAAAAATAGAGGAGATAAAGAACAAAACTACTAATACTACGCAAAAGAAGTATTTAGATATGTTAAACAATACTATTATTAATTGTATTGAAGCAACAAACCAAACTTATGTAGATGCTTTAAAGAAAGAAGGCACATTTACAAAAGAAGCTCAATAGATCGCATTTATGAAGACATTTAATGCTGTATTTGACATTCTTACAGATGATGCTGTAGAATATTTAACTGAATGCGTTGGCGATCTTGACATTTATATAACATAGAAAATTGAAGCTGAAATTAAAAAAGATAAAAAGGGTACAGAGTAATCTGTACCCTTTTTTTATTATATAAATATATTATCATATTATAATTTAAAAATCAATAAAAAATAGGGGATGAGATATAAAATCTCATCCCCTATTTTTTAATTTTCATTTACGAATAAATAAATTTCTTTAGCTTCATCGCCATTTATAGTTCTTACTAAACCAAATACAATATTATCATATACATTTTCGTCTGTAATATTTAAAATTTCTTCTTCATTTATCACAGTTTTAGCTGACTTAATATCAGGAGTTACTTGTAATCCATTATTTAGGACTAGTTTATTTTTCCCTCCATTGAAGTCATATGTATATATTGTTGCTTTATTTGTATCTACTTCAACCCCAGTTTCATAATTTACAGTTCCATCCACAATAGTACCAATAGTAATAGTAGAATTATTTTTATTTACAATTGGGCCAAAGTACAAGTCAACTGTATCATTATTATCTGATAAGACTGTAGCTAAATCTGGAGTAGTTAAAATTTGATTAGCTATAATTTTATCTCTAAAGGTATCATACTTTTCTGAATCTACTATTCCAGTAGACGTAAATACATTATACACTTGTGAAATTTCTCCAGTCGCATTTGTAGAGAATACAATAGCATCTCCTTCTTTAAATGCAGTTTCATCTTCACCAGTTATAATATCTACATCCTCGTCAACAATATAAGAATGTTTAGCATTATTAATTAAAACATTATATTGTGTTCTCATATCGCCATTTACATCTACAATTTCATAACCATCAAATATAGCTAATTGAGTTGTAGAAGTAACTCCACCTATACCATCAGTTAAAATAGCGTAACGATATGTGCCATCAGAAGCTTTATCATAGCCATAAATAGTATATTCAGAATTGTCTATTAGGCTATTTATATTAGTTACTCTATAAGTGTCTTTAGTGTCTATATCTGAAAGATCAATAATTACAGAAGAGCTAGATAAACGAACTGCGCCAACTCTTGAACTAGCTTCCTTATATACAGCATTCTCAGCTTGCGCGCCGGCCGCAATCACGTCTTTAATATTTATTCTATTATTACTTCTTACACTATATTCGATTACTTGCTGAGGATATGTTTCTAACTTAGAGCCCTCTTGGAGAATACTTACATAATTCTCATAGTCTTTATCATCAACAGAATATGAAGCTTCTGTTCCATTTTTGCCTATTACTTGAGCAACATAATCACCATTGGCTTCTTTATATACGTTCTTTAAAATACCAATTTTCTTAGAATTAGTTTCTTCTTCTATTTTCGCAATATTTCCAAAAGCATCTAGGTAAAGAGCATATGTAGTACCAACTTCAATATTTATGTCAATACCTTTTGCTACTGTATAATCTTTTCCATCAATAGTATAATTTTTATCATTAGTATTTATTGATGTACATTTGGCATTATTTACAACGTCTCTTGATACGACAATATCATAGAATTTTGATTCATTAAATGAGCCATTATAATCATATGATACACTTAATACATCATCTTCTCTAATGTCATTTGCATCAATGGCTTTACCATTTAAAGTAATAGTGTAATTATAACTACTATCATCTTTACAAATCTTTAAACTACCACTTACAGATTGCTCTTTAAAGGTAATATTAGTTTGTGAAGATTTATCAATAACTTCATCAACGACAAAGGTTTCATAAGTAGTTACTTTAATTATACTATATTTTGATGCAGATAAAGTTGAGCCTATATTATTTTCTTTTTGAAGTTCAACTGTTGTTGCACTATATCCCTCATCATTTGTTACATCATAAATATATTTTTCATATTCTGCGGGAGTGAAGTCGCCAATATATACTTCATTAACGTAGAAACTTACTTCATCTGCCAATTCGTATTTGGTTGAATTTCTATTATTTTCATTGTAAAAATAAATTTTATTATTATCTAAATCTGTTTTTGAATTATTTATATCTTTTGCTTTTACGACTACAGATTTTTGATTGCCTGCTATTGGATTAATTGATAAAATTGTATATTCATCATTTTCATCCTTTTGAACAATAGCTTGAGCGTATGTGTTTAAATATTCATCTGCTTTTGAGTTACCTACATACATAGTTTCTGTAATCGCATCTGTAGATTTGATATATTCATCATTAAAGTTATCTGCTTTTTCAACTCTAAATTCTACTTGGTCAGCATCAAGAGTTGAACCAGTAGTAGATTTGTAAGTACCAGTCACTCTACCATATACCTTATAAGCATTAAATTTTTTCGTTAAAACAGTTTGATAATCTTTTCCTTGCCCATCTTTAATTTCAAACTTAGGAGTGGCTGTTCCAAAAGCAGTGTTTTCATAGCCACTGATGATGCAAACAGGAATGTTTAAAGCGTTGTCAATCATTTGAGCAACTTGCGCACGAGTTAATTTGTCATTATCTTTCGCGATAACTCCATCATTAATACCAATATTTGAAGCGTATTGTTTGTAGCCATTAGGCCATCCGCCAGCATTTTCAGCATATGAGCCATAACCTAATGCTGCGACTAACATTTTTTGAGCTTGAATATAAGTTACATTATCATCTGGACCAAATTCAATGTCATTATAACCATTAATGAAACCATCAATAACGCCTTGTTCAATATAACTTATTGCCCAGTGATTTTGTGAATCAACGAAATTAGTAGCTGTGGATGACGCTTCTTCATTTAAAGCTGCAACAATCATTTTTGTAATTTCGGCTCTTGTTACAAGGCCTTCTGGTTTAAATTCATTGTTAGTATAGCCCTCAATAACTTTTAAATCAGTAAGTTCTTGAATTGCTTGTGCATTAGCTGTTTCAGCAGAAACATCTGTATAAGCCATTGCGCTCATAGAAGCACCAACCGCAAGCACTGCACTTAATACTATAGAAATAATTTTTTTCAAAATGATTTCCTCCTTTATTTAATTTTTATTTTTTTTACAATGCGAATAGGAAAGGATATAGTTATACCCTTTCCTTATTTTCTATTAAATTATTTAATAGCGGTGTATCTTTCGCTATCAAGCTTTTCGAGCATTAAAGCGATACCATCTTTACCGCTAAGTATTTGCTCAATCATAACTGGTGCAAAACCACTTACGTAAGAGAAGCCATCTCCAATAGCTGGAATATTGTTTTGTCTCGCATCAAGGTTCCAGAATACAATGCTTGGCATTTTATAACCATAGCTTAGCCATTTTTTAGAAATAGTTTCGATAAGGGTATCAATACCATTTCTGTCAAGATGGTTATTACGATTGTGCCAACTGCAATCTGAAGATCCTTCACTAGTTATACACTCATCAAACTCCATATCACTAAAGATATAAAGTCTTTCAGGCATATCTTTTTGAGGGGTTTTATTTTTTAATGCGGTTGAAAGAAGTAAATCAAATACTTTTTCAATATTTGTATTCATTCCCCAATCAGCACTAGAACATCTATTGAACTTCTCGACAATATCAACCCCAGAGAACTGAACTAATTTTGGATCTGCTGAAAAAGTTATGAAGTGATTAGCAAATGGGCCATGCGCTTTATCAGCAATATAAGCACCAAGTGACACAGCCGCTGCTAAAGGAGTGCCATACATAGAACCAGATACGTCTACTACTGCAATACCATTTTCTTCTCTATCCCCATAATAATTAGGAAGGTTATCCCAATATTTTTGAAGCATTGCTCTATTTATGGAAGGGTAAGAGTCGAAATTGTGAAAAGCTTTAGTAGCAATTTCTTGAGGATATAGAGTTTTAGCATTTACAGTTGTAGATTTATCATTTGCAAAAGCTTCATACTTTTGTGCTATAATGTCTCTTCTGGCAAAAGCATTTTTATAAATAAGACCAGCTTTTGAAGGAATTTTATCAAATTCGATTTCATCCCAACGATTTTCTGACATAAGTTTTTCAACTATGTTAATGCGGTCACGAAGCTCTGCAAGTGTCTTTCTATATTCCTTCTGGGTCATACCAAAAGCAATTCTAGTGATATTGCCAAGCCTTTTTGTTTCTCTACTTGAAGCATTGCATGATTTTAGCCATTTACCAAGTAAGCTTACGCCCTGATTAGGCTTTTCTAAACTTAATAGATCAAGCGCAAATTGGTTTTTCATAAAATTTAATGCGTCCTGTTCAAGTGGAGTTCCAACGAAAACATATAAGTCATCCCAACGACCATATTCTGGAATAGATTTAAGATTTCTGCGAGCAATTTTTGGCTGTTCTTTAGCTAGCCATTTCATACAAACCTTAAAAAATCTACGTTCTCCTTGACCACCTCGTACGTCGCGCAGATAAAATAAACACTTTAAAGCGTAAACTTCATCTTCTGCCAAAGCCTTTTTAAACAATAGAATGATATCTTCATCGCATCTCTTACGATAAGCTCCACCCATTGCGAACATATCAAGCAATGAGTTTAGTGTAGACTTATGTGTGATTGCTCCATTTTCTGTACGAGTATAATTTGTTGCAGTTTTTAAATTGTTTAAAAATGTATTTGCCATAATAAATTCTCCTTTACTCTCTTCATAATTTGACTTCTCTTGGACAAGAGAAACGGGGAAGAAAACTTCCCCTTACTCTTATTTTTATACATAGGTTGTATAATTTTTTACTATTAACTTATTGTGAATATCATATACATATTTTCAAGAGCCGTATTGATATTCACTCATTTAAAAGAAAATTATATTTATGTATATTAATTTTATTAATCTAAAATTTTTTTAAACTATAAACCATTATAATTTAAAATTGCTGTATGGCTCTTAATGAAGTCAATAGTTAGTAAGCTACTACCTCATAAAAATGGTAGGGTGAGTGGGATTTGAACCCACACTATCTGGATTTTAAGTCCAGTTTCTCTGCCAATTGGAATACCACCCCATATTATCAAGACAGTTATTATATAAAGCGATTATATCGCACTTCTCATAAAAACATTTGCTGTAAACTGTCTTTCAAATCTTTATTACATATATATTATATAATATTTTTTTTAAAAAATCAAATTTTTAATTATTGTTAAAATATTAATCATAAACTTTAATTATTTCCATTCTTAATTATTCTTTTTCCTTTTTTATTATAAATATATTATATAATATATTTTTTAATTTTTCAAATAAAATTTTTATTTATTATCCTCCTGTATATTCCCAACCAAAATTACAGGTAGTGCCACCAGTATCCATTTTACCCATCATAAGATTTCCAGATGGGCCGCCACGACCTCCGCCACTCCAAATTCCATTTTCTCCTCGTATCTCAACGTGTTCTGTTCTATTGCCAAAAGGGTCTACTCCGGATTTTGCCCATCTTACTAAAATAGAGCCAGGTTTAGAAGGAAGTGAACTTGAAAAAGAAAAATATTTTTTTAAGCTTGCTGGAATCCCAGAGCCATCTTCTAAGTAAGCGTCTGATGTTCCTCCATATCCAGAAATATTAGTGTCACTACTACCATTTTCGACAGCATTAAAAACAGCTAAACAAGCTCCTACGTATCCAGAACAGTCAAAACGACTTAAAGTTACATGGTAACCATTTGCAGTGTCAACAGCGCCTCCCGCATGGTTATTATATACAATCCCATAGTTATAACAGGCTGTACCAATATCTTTAACTATTTCTAACCAACCTCCGCCTTCATATATATTGCAAATACAACATTGATGAGGATGATACATTAATTTCCTTGCCTTCTCATATAAACTTTTATATAAGTCAGCTTTTATTAAGCTTAAATCACTATCTGGATATTTCTATCCAGATACAACAATAGGGTTTGCATTAGTCCACCAACCAGCGACTGGGCCAGATTCAGTAGCATTATTATTAATAGGATTCTTATTTTTATCTTTTAAAGGTTCTCCTTTACTATCTACTGAAATAGGATTCGTTTGACTAGATGCTAAAGCTTCTAAAAAATTATTATAATGTTTTGCATATATAACAGCATCGCTTAAAACTCCTTCTTCTGCAACTTTTAATGAATTTGGAACACTTTTAGACGAAGGAGAATCATAAACGTGGGATAAATTTTTTGGAACTTCATCAAACATATTTCCTTTTTCTGGATTATACACTCCAGTTTTATAAACATCTCTGATAAAATTTATTAAATCTGTTTGATTGGTAGCAGACAATCCATCTTTACTACAAATAATAGTTCCATCCTTGCCAGAAGTTAAATCTTTCCATTTTTTCCAACCGGAATGACTTTCATCATGTCCAGCTACTGCCAACTATTTACCTTGCATACAAAAACTCATGCATCCTCGGCAGTCTTTTTTATCACTTATTTGATTCATTTTTTAACAACTCCTAAACTTGTTCTGCTCGTTTTTTCTCTTCTTCTGTAAATCCAGAAGTTAAATCAACATTAGCAGATTTACTTGGAAACTCTATATTTACCATACAATCATTTTTCCAATAGTAAGCAAATTTATCAAGAAAATTGTCATTAATAGAAATACCCTCTTGAGTATTATTATCTTCTTTTACGCCTACGGTCTCAACAAACTTACATAAACCTGGATATTGCTCTAACACTTGCTCTTTTATTAAATTAAGGAAATCGTTATTAAAGCCATTTACATTAGCTTCTGTATAAGCAATAATTTCATCTGTAATATTTTCTATTTTTACAGACCAATTTTTCGTTTTTATGGTAAGATATACAAATAATGGCAATACTGATACGATACCATTGTTATCTTCATTGAAACATAATATATCAATAATTTCCTTTGACGTATAGGCATATGTTGGTTCTATATGTTCTTTATTATTTACCCAATCATAATATTTGCTTGCTATTTTATCTGTTGCAAAATAGTTGTTTATTTTATTTGCATAGATATTTTGTAAATCTTCTAAATCTGTCATATAACAAGCTATTTCTGGATCAGGATAAGTTGTTCCTCCTACAATATAACTCATATTCCTCTTCCTCCTCAATTATTTCTGTTAAATATCGTTCTATATTTTCATTATATATTGATAAAACTTGTTTCGTTAAATCATATAAAGTTTGATTCCAGAAGCACATTGTCTCTGGCAATATAAAAAAATTATCAAATCTTTGTTTTGCCATTGAAGGGCATTGAACTTGATAACATAATTTACGATACCCACAATCTTCGCATAAACTCTCGGTTTCGCTTGTGATTGCGGAAAGCGATCTATATTCACTTAAAAGCTTGATATGGCGGTCGCCCGCGATTCCTTTATATATATCTCCTAAATAAAAAAGATTATTTTCTTTATTATTAGTTACTTGTTCTTGGCACCCATATATACTACCATCTGGACCAATACTAATGCTTACAGTACCAAGGCCACATCTCATTATATCTCTTGATATTAATTGGTCTAGTTCATTAATCTTAAGACTAGGCTCACGCAATACCCCTAGGAACATATCTCTTATAAAGCTACTCTCTATTGGTTTAATGCCATTTATTAGACTAATAGTGAAGTAACTATAAAATTTTTCTAATTCTATTTTTAATTTTTTTAAATTCTCTTTAGAAAAATTATGTCTACTATCTGGAGTTGCATAGAAATACTTAAAGCCTTGTTGTTCTGCAAATATAATATTATCAAATAATTTATCACAAGTATCCTCATATATAGTCATGCGGAATACTGTATTAGGGAATTTTTCCAGCAGATAAGATAAATGCGTTTTAACCAAATCAAAACTACTGCCCCTAAGTTTGCAAGGTCTATTATATTCTTGTGTTTCTCTATCCCCATCCATTGATAACAAAGGTATTATTTTATGCTCATATAAAAAATCTATATTTTGTTTGCTCAATAGTGTACCATTAGTTGTAATGCCTAAATTGAAACAATTAGCATACTTTTCTTCTATCCATTCTGTTAATCGTTTTATTAAAGACCATTCCAAAAGTGGCTCACCACCAAAAAAATTAATAGTGCCTTTTAGGTGCGGATTCCCAGTTTTTTCCCGTCGCGCTGTTAAATTCTTATACAAATAAGTCACTGCTGATGTGGCAGTTTCAAAAGACATGCGCTCTGGATTCTGATTTACAAAGCAATAGCGACATTTAAGATTACATTGATTTGTTACGTTTAAGCAAGCGATTATTGGGCAATGGTATTCTTCTTTATACTCTTTAAGAGATAGCATCTATAAACCTCTGTTTTTCTTCATATTTTACCATATACTCTTTGTTGCTTTCTACAAAAATATCATTATCCCACTTGTAAATATATAATTTCATTTTAATTATTCTCCTTGCTATTTTATCTAATACTCTATATATTAGTATTTAATGGTGTATTGCTTAATTCCTTATTTATTTTCTTATATATTTATTATATCAAAAAATAAATAAATAGTCAAACGAAATGCGTAAGTTGTTAAAAAGAGAAAATGGGCCAGTCTTGCGACCGGCCCGCAGTTTCATTAGTTAAATAATCCTAGTCTATCAAGAATTGAACATAACTATGCTCTTGTGATTGGTTCATCTGGATGGAATAGCCCATCTTCAAAGCCACTTACAACACCTTTGTCAGCAGCCTTATCAATAGCCTGTTCTGCCCAATGACCTTCTGTATCAATAAATTTTGCCATTTTGAATATAACCTCCGTAATTTGATCTACTATACCCCAAGCTTCTGCTATTGGATAACTAAAAGGAATGTAGCAGATTCCATCTTTACCCCAGCTTTTTCCCCAAGAATTAAGAACTATCCAATGTGTAGAAGTCCATCCTACTATAGTCATTGCGTGATAACCATTTTGGAAATTCTAAACACTATTATCAAATTGAATTTTTCCCTCTTCATCTGGAGAATATAGACAATAATAAACTGGATAACTAACTATTACCCCACCTAAATTATAAACTGCATTCTTAATTCCTTCTATTCCACTAACCGCATAGAATGATGAAATTCTAAAAGGATATGCTTTAGGATCAAGTGTATTTCTATTTTGTCTATATTGTTTAATTGAAGTTTGTACATCATAAAAACCAGGGAGATCTTCATAATAACAAACTCCTTGCTTTCTTAAAGTTTGAAGTGCTTCACGCACTATCATACCTTCTCCCATGTATCCAAAGCTATCTCTATTGCCGTAAATATAGCTTGGTGAGAATTGTTTTTCATTGTTTGATTGCGTCCGTTCGGTTAGCCAACGTAAATACGTTAATGAGCAAGCTACGCAAGTTTCTGACTACCCTTGATCCACAACAGGAACATTATGAACTAAAGGATTTATATATTCAGAAGGGAGCTCGCTTAAACGAACTCCCGCAATCAAATCTGTAAACTAATAATCTCTATCATCTTTTGGAGAAAGTAATGCACCATGAGAATACTTTAATTGCATTTTACATTTACTCTCCTTTTTTTTATTTTTATGCCATGACTGTCCATTCTAAACTTTTTATTAAGTCATTTTGCCCGGCTTCTAGAGTAGCAGAATTATTACTTTTATTATAAATAAAATAAAAGTCTTTGGTTGTCGTATATATTTTTCCATCTGTAAAGCTACTAGCAAATAACGGTGTATTATACATCCCCGTATTTTCATCAAAATCCGAAGCAAGGCAGCTATTTAATGGATTTTCTAAATAAGCAAGTTGTTGTTGACCATTTACATTTATTCTTATGAAATATAAGGTTGGATCTTTTATTGCTTCATCTTCCTTAAAATATACTGTAGTATTACACAAATTAGATACGTACTATATTTCTGGATCTATTCCTTTAATTAGAAAATAATCATCACTAAGTCGTTCTTCATTATTAAGAAAAACTGCTGATGCCTGTGTCATAGGATATACTGTATTATTATTATTATCTTTTAACTTTTTTATTTTTGCCATAATATCTTATTCTCCTTATTAAAAATTAAATTACTAAGAAGAATAAAATATTCTTCTTAGTTAGTCTAAAGAAACATAAGTAATAATTGCATATATCGGTTCAATAAACAGTGACTTTGTTATACTACCATCTTTTATACCTTTTAAAAATTCATTTGGAGTATAAACAAACCCAATTTCTTGATTAGTTGCAGAATCTAAAGGAAAAGCAAAACTTATAATATATAAATTAAGTAAACCTCCAGTTTTTGTTGCAGAAATACCAAAATCTCCTAAATTCGATGTAAAATGGTCCACTGTTTTATCTATCTATGCAAAATCTATTTCTTTTATTTCTCTATATATTGTTTCTCCATTAATCCAAGTGCCAATTTTTACGGGTTGAGTACTATAGACCCCCCC